TCTTTTTTGTCCTTGTATTCCAAGACAAAATTGCATATAAACCCGTCGTTGCTATCGTTATAAGTCTTCGTAACCTTCTTTTGATAGAGGTAAGCGATTATCTTCTGTATCATATATCCCAGTCCTTTAGCGCCATTTCCAGGCATTGGCTTATACTTAATTTCGGGTCTTCCTTTAGGTATTCAAGCGCTGTAACAGCTACTTCCGCTTCCATCCCATATCTGGCAGCCTTTATCATGCATTCCAGCCAGTAGGTTCTTTCTTCTGTATAGGTCATTCTTTATCCTCCTCATGTTTTTCTACCAATTCCAAATTTTGCGGAATGAACGCCCTTTGTTCACCGTCTATCTTCAAATGATAATAGCGGTTGCTCTCCGTTCCGCATATACTTGCCACTTCTGTAATCTGTCCGATTAGCATCATATCAGAACAATGGAGTATCTTTACCTTGTCGCCTACTCCGAATTTCTTAGTTTTCATAATCCTTGTCTACTTTATAGTTAAACGCTTCCAGAAATGCCTCTACTACCATTTTGTTGAGTATGGTTTCTTCCTGGTGTGTATAGATAGGGATAAGGTGGTGTTTCCGGCACCACATATCCATCATCTTCGATTCCGCAAACTGCCACAGAAGCTTTTCATAGCTTTCTTCTGTGTGCACCTGGACTTCTCCTTTGGGGTTCGTTATTCGTATCATAGTATATTAATTGTTTAGCTTCTTTTCTTATCGCAATGCAAAAATAAGATTATGTTATGACATAAGCAACTGCGTATGTCATTTTAACATAAGATTAACATATCAGTCCTTTTCCACATATTCGATTATAGGAGTTTCCTCTACCTTCGTCAGTCTGCATTCGCCTACAAGGTCTTGCATGTATTCCAGCGCTTTAGTAGAGGCTTTTATGAAGTCCTCATGCTGTTGCAATATAACCAGATTGTATTGTTTCAGCTTTCCAGAAAAGGTTGCCTCACTGTATACGCCCGTGCATTTGTACCATCGTCCCCCGTGCTTTTCGTTACGCTGCACCGAATCTATAATCACCTCCTTAATAGGAGATATGGCAAAGTCCGCGTCTATATTGAACATCCCGTATTCGGTTGCCATTGTTTCGGCGTCCATGTAATTTTCTGCCTGTACCGCTATGACATCGACAAACTTTTTATAAGCGCCATTTGTCGAATTCGGGTCCGGTGCCATATAGGTAAACGTGCACTCAAATATCATTCTTTTTCCTCCTCTTCCTGTTTGGGACAAAGCACGCATATAGGGACTGCCGGATATTGGCATACAAGCGGAATACAAGCCGTTTCCGCGTTCCTGTTCTTTCCCCTTATCCTTCGTATCAAATCATTGAATTCTTCTTTTTCCACGAAAAGATATAAAGGATGTACCTTATAATCCTTATCCTTCTGTATCATTATCTTCTGCTGTTCCATGTGGATATTCAGCATTTCCTGGGTCGGCAAATGGTCCTCCAATCCCGTTACTTTATTTGCACACACAAGTGATACACTCTTTCCCGGTTCTATTACGGGAATATACATTTTCGGCTTTTTCATAACTTCATATATTTACCTTTGTCAATTCTTTTTACTTCTCCTTTACTCATTTTCTTTAATAGGAAGTGGTCTATTCCACTTCTAACGGAACCAGGGTGGAAATCCTTTATCTTGGTGATTAATTCAATCCGACAAAATTCGGTTCCTGGTTTCATCCGCTTAAATTCGCGGTCTATTTCCGTATATACGGTTTTCTTAGGTTCATCGTCAAACATTGCAATATACAAGCTCCTTTCTTGCTCTGGTTATAGCCACAAACAATAAACATTTTTCATTATATAATGCTTCTTCCGTATTCGCATACTTGCTGGGAATCAAACTCCTGTTCAGCAAGAAAACACGGTCTGCCTCCAGTCCTTTAGACTTGTGGATAGTGGATAATACGATACCTTCCGTATCGTCCTTATATATCTCCTTTATATTGTCTTCCAACTTCTTCATATCTCCCCAGTTCTTGTAAAGCATTTTCAATATAGTACACTTTTCAAGAAGGGTTACATAGGAAGGGTTATTTTTTGCCTGGATATCAGTAAAACCCCGTTCTTTGAGTTCCGAAATTTTCTTCTCGCACATCGTGTCCAAGTCTTCAATATGTTTTATCTTATCCACCAACGCCACAAGTGCATCACCGTAATCCTTACCTTTTATTGTCGCTTTCTTTCCCATTTCTAACAAATAGAGAAAGACTGTTGCCAAAGGTAGGTTGTTCCGGCATAGAATAAAATCCCCGTTTTCCGCTTCGTCAAACTCTCCTTTTCTTACAATACCGTCTATCGCATTAGGTGCAGCAACAATCCCGTTGTTAAAAACTTTTCGAGCTTCTTCGACTATGTTCTTGCCGCATCTGTATGTAATATCCAACGGTAATACTATGGTGTTGGGATAAGATTGCAAGGACTTGAAAACCTCTAAAGAACTCCCTTGGAAACCGTATATACATTGCCGGGAATCCCCGACTGTAACAAATCGTCCAGACTTCTTTATATATCTCATTGACAATTCTTTTTGAATCGTCGAAAAATCCTGGGATTCATCTGTTACCACTACATCATATTTAGGAAAGTCCTCACTATCAAGTAGTTGGTAAGGGAAATAAAGCATATCCGTAAAATCAATGTTAATTTCTTTTACTGAATTTATTTTCTTCATTTCCTTGTGCCAAGCATTTCTAATCTGCTCCATGTCCCCTACCATGCGTTCTTGGAATTCGATATTCTTTTCAATGCAGATACCTGGTATTTCCTTTTCGTAATCCGTAATAAGATTGACCCTTATGTAATTCCATATTATCTGTATCTCGAATAGGTATCGAATCTGTTGCTTCACGTCCATATCCTTTGTTTCAAGAATTTTCTTCCCGATAACAAAGCATTTATTCTCGTTGATTTTCGGCTTTATACGGAAATTGGAAAGCAATACACGCAAACCTTTAGAGTGAAAAGTGTTTACATCTATATGAGACGGCAAACGTTCCCTCAATTCTTCCGCAATGCTCTTGTTGAATGCCATAAACAGAACCTTTTTATTAGGTGGTGTCCGTCTGCAACACTCCACTATACAAGTTGTCTTGCTGCTGCCTGCCGTTGCTTCTATGGCAATATTCTTTCGTGTGTTCTCGTATGCGTCGAAAATGGCTAACTGTCTGTCACTCCATTTCATTTTGTAAAGTAGGTTAACTGGTTGATATAATCAACTAATGATTTATAGTCCTTTTCGCGTTTCATGTCCATTTTCTTTTTAATTACGCTCAGAACATCACCGAATTCTATGTTATTGTAGAAAACAGTCCTGTTGTAGTCTATTTTGTTTACCACCCATATGTCTACATCCACATCTTCTATTCTTATACGATATAGAGGGGCTGTTTCTACATATTCGGAAAGGATGTCGCTTTTCATGTCCTTGTTTATCCTTGCCATCGTACTTAGAGCACGCAGAGAATCGCCACTTATCCCTTCTATCTCTATATCCAGGTCGTGCGGTTCCACATTGAAACCATGTACATACATAGCCATGATTCCACCAACAACCATACGTTTACACTGCAAACTGTTCTTTAATACGTTCAAAACTTTAAACAATTTGTTAACTTTCTCTTCTTTAGTAAAAACAAAATCCTCATTCATAATTCTATTATTTTATCAAGTTCGTAATTATCAAAATTCTTATAATCTGCCAGCATATCGGCTACATGGTTCCCGTATATTATAGGGTTGTTTACATCTTTTTCGTGTCCCCGTACTTTCATGAAACGCACGACCATCCGTCTACGCTCGCCCAGCTCTTGTTTTATCTTTTCTATAATATCCTTGTTTACCGTCGGTCTTAATTCCGGGTCTGTCATACAGCTAACCGCATACTGGCTGTCGCTCCATATCGTAACCTTTAGAGGCACGTCCTTTTTCATGCTCTGCACGGCATGCAATATCGCCCTTAGTTCACATCTGCTTATAGTGGTGTCACTGTAGCCCTTGGAAATAAAGTATTCTTTTCCTTCTTCCTGGATATACACACCGCAACCGCCAAGGCGTGACTTCCATTCACAACTGCCATCAGTAAATATTGTTATTTCTTTTCTTTCCATTCTTTCAACTTCTTTATCAATGCAATATCCATCGAATCGTCACGGCTTACCTGTACGTCAATACCCTTGTTGACCGCATCCGTTACTTTTATCTTTCCGTCTAATAATTCGCGTATCTGCGTGTCTATTGTGTCACTGGACAGCAAAAAATAGACGTTCATAGTCTGCGTTTGCCCCATGCGGTCTATACGTCCTGTCGCCTGTTCCAGTTCTGCCGGACGTTGCGGCAATTCAATAAACGCCATGTTGTAACAATGTTTCTGCAAACCGTCTATACCTGTGGACAAAGATGCAATGTTGGCAAATAGGAAAGTCTTTTCTTTCTTCCATGTTTCAACCTTTCGCATCTTCTCTTCCGTGCTGTATTTCCCGGTCACTACCTCACTGTTCTTGAACTCCTTTCCAAGCCTTTCCAGTATGTCGGTCGTGATACCAAATACTATCATTTTCTCGTCCTCGTTCGCTTCGCTCCATTCCTTCAAAAACTGGACAATGAACTTTATTTTCCCATTTATAGACAGCTTTTTCAATCCGGACAACCTTACAAGCTGCTCCGCACGTATGGCACGTTCTGCCGCCTCTATGTCAATATTAGCCAGCCATTCGATAAAATCCTTTTCTGCTTTCCTATATTCCCGTTTGTTGGTTATCGGCACATTCACCGTCTGTTTGATTATAGGCGGTAATTCCTTCACGACATCGCGCAATTCCTTCCGGAAATAACAGTAATGCTTTATTACTTTGTTCAGTTCCATAGTACAAGAAGCTCCGGTACACACAAGCCCGAACCGCGTTTTCTTTGCGGCACAATATCTGTAGAGATAATATAACGAATCCGGGAATATCTCTTTAAATCTTCCAAGAATTCGTAATATATTGATAAGCTCCTGGGGTCTGTTCATAATTGCCGTACCACTTAATCCTATGGTTTTTTCTGCATTCTCCACGATTTTTTGCACGCATTTAGAACGTATAGATTTCGGGTTTTTGCATAGATGTATTTCGTCGATTACCGCCAATCCCCATTTCTTGGTAAGCGAACGACTGTAACGAAGTTTTACTTCTTTCTTACCTTCTTCCTTTGCACTACGTTTGAAAAGATAGTCATAATTTATTACCGTAACATCCGCTTTCCAGTCCGTGTTGGTCTCGTCCTTTGAATCAATCACATGTACCGTTCTGTTAGGGTTGCACAGCTTCCATTCGTTGACCCAGCTTTGTTTTACCGTTGCCGGACAAACCACAATGCAGGGGAATAGGTTAAGCAATTCTGCCAGTGCTATAGACTGCCTCGTTTTCCCTACACCTGGTCCGCAACCATTAAGGCAATTCCCATGATTAACCATATAGGACACGCCCTCTATCTGATAATCTCTTAGATGTAGCGGTAATCCCAGGTAATCAAACATTTCTTTCAACTCCTTTTCGTTTACAAGGGGCTTGATTTCCTTTAGAGGTATTTCTATCTGTCTTTCCGGCTTTTCGTTCTTGAAGTCGTTTCCATCCAAGAAATATTTTAACAATAGAGATTTTTCTAAAGAAGGTTCAAAATACCACTCTTTCAAAGCCGGGTTATATTTGGCTCCGAAATCACGTTTCATTTTATTTACAAAATTGGCGTTATAATTAAAGCCAATATAAACGTAGTCCTTATCTCTATACCAATATCTCATTACTAAAAAATTTACAAAAATAAGAGACCTATTTTCTCAAACCAGCCTCCTCCACTATGTCAAACAAACAAAAGAAACTCAATTAAACATTGAATTTTTCCTTAAATTCCTCAAACGTGAAAACGGGTATTCCGTATTGCTCCGCTTTCTTTTCCTTGATGGTTCCCAATCCTTTTTCCTTCACTACCAAGCATGTTGTTTTCTTGCTTACAGAAGAACCTATCTTATGCCCCATATCCGTCAATTTCTTTTCCGTGTCCGGTGAACGGAATCCGGTAAATACGACCGTCATTTGTCCTTCAAAGGTCTTTTCTTCCAGTCCGTAATAAGTTATAGGAATGTGTGCGGAATCATCGTCATTTACCCACCAATCTTCAATACCTAAAACAAATGCTAAAGCTGTATTAAATCCGACACCTTCAACTTTGTCTTCAATGTCAGCCGCCCAGCTTTCGTCACACTCTTTTACAAAAGAATACACTTCTATACCAGTATATAATTTCAATCCATCAAGAATTTTTTGGCACGTCTTTTCGGCTATTACACCTCCAAACTTATTATAAGCTGTTAATAATTTTGCAAAGTTTGTACCTTTCTTTCTCAATTCTTCAAATTGTCTTGACAGCACCTTTGCGCCTACATTTCCTATGCCTTCAATCTTCTTAAGGTCTTCCTCTGATAATAGAAGAATGCTATCCGGTGTCTTGTAGCCAGCGTTAAACAGTTTCTTTATTGTCGGTTCTCCGAACTCTTCAAAACCTAAAGTGTTGAAAAAATATACACATTTGGCAAGCATTACACCGTCACAATTTTTGTTGAAACAAATCAAGTCCACATTGTTTCTGTCCATCTCCAAAGGTTTCCCACAAACGGGACACTTGTCGGGCAAACAACTTTTTAAAGTAGGCCAAGACACGGTAAATATATGTTTCGGTATCACATCACCGGAACGGCAAATAATGACACGTGAACCTGGCATAATAAAATTATCCTTTACATAACGGGCATTATATGCTGTACATTTGGAAACCGTAGCTCCGCACAATTCAACGGGTGTAATGTCAATTACCGGGGATAATCTACCGTCCTTGGAAATCTGCCATCTTACATTTTCTACCTCTGTTTCCTCTCTTTCCGACCAATCCGGGTTCTTGTAGGCAATTGCATAACGTGGGTTGCCGTTCGGCAATCTTCCAAGCTCTTTTCTTATTTTCGCACTATCCACGTCGATAACAAGACCATCGCATTTGTAATCATTTGTTATACCCTTGAAAATATTGTCCATATATTCATTAAACATCTTTTCGCTATGAATGACTGATTCTACGAACGTTTCGACATAGCGGACTTTTACGGAAGAATTGTCATTCATAAAGGCAATCATACTTGCCTTGTTCCAATCCTCATTGGAATATCCATACCTTATATACTGCACATCCCTCATATTTGGAGATACAGTAGGAGAATTGACAAGACCAGCTACCGCATTTCTCGCGGACTTGTAATTTGTCCGCTTCTTTAATGTCAAGAAAGTGGAATTACGGAAAATGGCTTCTCCGAAAGTATAATATCCTTCCGTTCTTTTCACGTCCTTAAATCCGTGGTTAATCATCTGTTCAAAATGAGAAGTACAATTCTGTCCTACCTCGCCATTTCCGCGCGTCCATGCCTTCTTGTTGTACTCGTCCACACATAAGGAAATACCGTCAAATTTAGGAGTGATAATCAGTCGGTCTTCATTTTTCAGTCCACATGACTTTACCCACCTTACAATCTCATCATAAGTTTTTACCTTTTCAAGGCTGTACATTGGGATAGGAAGTTTTTCTTTTCTTCCCGAAACCTCGTCATTGACCCCTTTCTTGAACCATTCCGCATCTGGATTGACTTCATGCAATTGTTCTACCAGTGCGTCAAATTCCGTATCCGTTATTTCCGGTTCACCTCTACGATAGGCATTGTTATATTCTCTTATCTTTCCCTCCAATACTTTAGGGTCTAAATTTGATTTTACCATATCAAAATTCGTTTTTCTTGTTAGCAATAAAGTAAATGTAATCGTCACTTCCGAACTTAAAATCCTTTCTCGGTCTTCCCTGTAACCGGGCATCTATTCCGATAGGGTTCATTTCAGACAACTGGAAAGTAAGGTGTTTAACATCTTCCGTTATATCCACCGCTCCGCGCACTTCATTAAACGGGTTATCTCTTGTCTTTGTGGCAAAATTTTCCACCATAAAAACTTTATAGGTTCCCAAAAAGTTTACCGTTATGAACTTGTAGCCCGTGAGAGCTACAAGTGTCCATATATTTTCTATTAATTCGTTCATTATCCAAATTTTTTAAAGTCATTCACATAAACCAAATAGTCTTTCTCGTAAAACTTCCATCCGTCATACAACCTATCGAGATAATTTTTAATCATCCTCATGCAAGCGGCTTTCATATAGTTCTTTTTCTTATTTCTTTCGAGAAAGGCGTTCAATTCTTCGTAATTGTAACCGCCTTCTTCATTAAACAACTTTGAATCATCGTTGCTAAAATTTCTGATTTCGTTTATCTTCTCGTAAATGCTATTCTTAAGTTCTTCAAGTGATTTCATAACCTTATCTTTTTTGTTGTTTGACTTATCATCTCTTAATCTCACAATGCAAAGATAAGATTATGTTATGAGATACGCAAGTGCTTATGTCGTTTTAACATATAATTAACATATCACCCACCGAAAAAATCCTTAGTCATTTTATCCCTTTTAGCCTTTATAATCTCGCTAATACCGTCTTTTTCAAGACCTTTCTTGTATCTATCTTTGAGAATAGAGGCTTTGTTTTCGTTGGACTGGGAGCCGAAAGAAGCGAACGCCACGTTTATATCACCTTCGCTTTCCGGCAATTCCTCACGATACCCCATCTGTTTTCCGCATACCTTGCAGTAAGGTATATTAATAGGTACGGTTCCCTTATCAGTATATTTGAACATCGGGCGTGTCTCTATAATTTCCTTCCCGAATTCCGTACATTCCTTGTTTTCACATTTCCAGTATATCATCTTTCTTTGTTTTTAACTGGCAATCCTTCCAATACCAAGGTTACACAATCTTCAAAGCTCATAACTTTTGCACCGTCTTCTTTCCATCTGTTGATATCTTCCTCCTCTTCTTCCGGTGTCGGTCTGAATATCTTCCGGCACAATTCCCTTTGATACTCTTCGTTCTTTTCCTTATCATCACCATACATTCGGCATTCTCCCAATGTATTATAATAATCTTCTTCTGTCATTCCTGCCTTAAAACAAGCAACCTTTATTGCTACATTAGGCGTTATAAAACTTTTTCTTATATATTCTTCCATACCATTGTTATTTAAAATGTCTACGTCCATATTCAGCCATCAACAAAGAATCAGCAAAGTTATCGTCGTCCTTTAGGCTCCTGCTGGAGCGTTTTAAACTCACGTCCGGGAAAATACGGTGTGCAGCCACGATACTCATTTTCTTCACGTCCTTTACCGTTTTGGTTCCGTCATTTTTTGTTACCATCTTTATACCCTTATGCATGTCCGACTGCCATTTTTTAGGCGGTATCTTTGTGTAGGGTAATCCAGCAATCGCACAGAAAAATTCCGGCACGCACGAATTATAACCGAACGTAAACGTTCCTTTTGCCGAAGAACCGTATAATGCGTGTACATCCTCTATTACAACATGCCGGACTTCATACCCTTCGACAAAAGCAAGAAGTCTGTTTGCTGTTTCTATCATGTCCACCACCTTAATATCCCTAAAGATGGGTTCAGCCTTGACAAAGGTTCCATCTTCTGCAATCATTGATACGAACCCCTTTGTTCCGGGGTCAAATCCCATAAATACTTTCATGTTACACCTCCAGTCTTGATATTCCATTTTCTTTAATTACTTTCAATTGTTTTATCTCGTCATTAAGCTTTGGTACATGCGTAACAATCAATATTGATTGTTTCAAAAACTCCGTAGAAGCTATTATATTCTCTATACCCAGGGAATCGCTGCTTTCCAGCACTTCATCCAACAGTAAAAAATCCATACCTCCGTACTGTTTTGTCGCGTTAATCATACTTTGTATAGCAATGATAAGAGCCACTTCCACACGTGCCTGTTCACCGCCCGAATAAAAGAAAAAGCTTTCCATTTCATCACGGAAAACATAGGGTGTTATCTCCTCTTTCAATGTTCCGTTCGCGTTCCGTTTGAAACCTTCAATCATCAGACGCAAATCGCTTTTCATTTTCTTTAGTACATCATTGGCCGCGCTTTGGATATTCTTTATCTGCTCCATTGCCAGATACATCTTAAAGTCTTTAAAACGGCTATCCCATTGCTGTACTTTGAAAATCTCGTTTTTCTTGTCAAGAATTTTTTTGTTGCCTTCCTCTATGTCCTTGGAAAGTTTTTCTACCGCCTTTTCCTGGTCTTTGATAGAGGGTCTTTCCGCTTTCTGCTTTTTCAATTCCTCTATATACCCAGTCTTGGAATCAATGAGAGAACGGTTTGTCTCAACTTCTGAACGCATTTTGACAATAGAGTTTTCATACCCTTTCTTCTCGCGCTCAAAACCCCTTATACGGTCTTCAATCTCCATCAGCTTGTCAACCACCTTTCCACGACGGACACGCAATTTGCGTTCTTCCTCCTCCGTTTCCTTCCTTACATCCTGGTATTGGGAGATAAGGTCTTCCAGTTCATTAATAGAGGTTTCATATTCGTTTTTCTTTACCGTATTCTTGTCAATGGCTGTTTTATAAGCCTCTTTGTCAGCCTCCAGTTCTTCAAAATCCTTGTCAGCATCCATAAAAAACTTATGATTGCAGTTAGGGCACACAATGACGCCAGAAAGCAATACTTCAACCTTCTGTAATTTCTTCTCATAATCAGCTAATTTCAATGCGTAATCTTTACGCCTTTCCTCCTTGTTCGATTTGTCTTTCTTCAATCCGGCTATTTCCGTGTCTATCTCCTTATAGGTGTCCTTGTAAGCGTCCATATCGAAGCTTTCAAGCTCCTTGTTCACTTCTTCTTTCAGCTTTACAATCCCTTCGATATCCTTGTCTACACCTTCGATATCCTTTTCCGCTTTGGGAATACGCGTCCTTACAAGGTCTTCAATAAGAATTTGTAAAGAATATATTTCTGACTGAATCTCACCTATAATACCCTTTTTCTTTTCTTCCGGGTCTTCGCTTAACACTTGCTGTATCTGTTCCTCATAGGCTTGTTTCTTGCCTTCCGCAACATTTTTCAAGCATTCTTCTTTGTGCAATTCTTGTTCCAATATTCCGACTTTTTCGGAAATCACGCCTTTTGTCTTGTCAATATTGGAGAAATTGACAAAGCGACTTATCAAGGCAAGTTTCTCCGTATTGGACGAACGAAAGAAAGACGAATAATTACCCTTGGTTACAATATAATAGGACTTGGCATCTTCCGGTGTAATCTCAATCCAGTTAATCACGTATTTGTTCGCATCCAGTACAGTGGCTACCGTTACGGGTGTCTCCACATCATCTTTCTTTAGGGTCAGCGATACTTTGGAAGAACTTTTCAATGGAATTGTACGCTCAATTATCAGCGTTTCTTTCCGTTTTTGACAAAATATTTCAACTTTAGTATAGGCTTCTTTCATGCCTTTACGTATCAGTTTCTTGTCTTCCTTTCCTCTTAGATTAACTCCGTATATCGCATAGAACAAACCTTGTGACAACCCAGTCTTCCCAGAACCATTAGAAAGCTGGTCTTCCTCCGTCCGGTTCTCTCCAGTCACTCCTAAAGTTTCTTTCGTGAAGGTGTAGTCAAGTTCTTCAAATGACAAAAAATTTCTTAATATCAATCTTTCGGGGTACATAACGTCTCTGTCAATTTATTTTTAATTTCATTAAACAAATCCTTATCCGACAACGCTTTTTTAGCGTTATCCATTCCCTGTCCTAACCGGGTCTCGCCATAGTAAAACCAAGCACCCTTTTTAGAGCAAATACCCTCTCTTATGGACATATCTATAAGCTCTTGTACCGTATCGAATCCTACACCGTACTCTAACATTACTTGGCATACACGGAAAGGGGGTGCAATCTTATTCTTTACAACCTTTATTTGTGTCTTGTTGGCGGTTGCCACTCCATCGGTCTTTTCCGTGCCTATACGGGCAAATTCCGCTCTTTGGGTGGCATAGAATTTAAGTGCTTCGCCTCCTGGTGTGGTTGTTGTAGGGCCGAATCCCATACCCCCGATTTTCTGCCTCGTCTGATTGATACATAGGAGGATGTTTCCGTTTTTCTTACATACGTTTTTTAAGATGCTTAACTGCTGTGACATAAGGCGCGCTACAAGCGCTATCTTTGCATCTCCTGCCTCACCCTGTAAAACAGCTTCCGGCACCAATCCGGCAACCGAATCAAGCACCACCAATCCGATATCCGGCACCTCCAGCATCTCACGCACGATTTCAAGCGCCTGTTCCGCACTATCTGGCTGTGACATTATCCACTTGTCGCGGCTTAAATCAACTCCAAGCGCTTTTGCGTATTCCAGGTCAAGCGCTTGTTCCGTATCCACATAACCCACCGCTTTTCCAAGTGTTTTTTGTATAGACGCACTTAGATGTAATGCCGCAGAGCTTTTGCCGCTCGAAAATCCTCCGTATATTTCGTGTATTCTTCCAAGCGCAAAACCGCCTCCCAATATTTCATCTAATGCCATGCTGCCAGAAGACACAGTGTCTACCTTTATATCGTTGCCTACTACCGCTTCCTTTCCGAAGCGCTTTTCTATTCTTCCAAATAATTCTTCCAATCCCATTATAATACCTCCTTTAAAATTTCCATTCCTTCATTATAGGAGTAATCATTTTGTTTACAAAATTCCTTGAATTTGTCTGCAATATCGGAACCTGACAAAGCTTTGATTTCTTCTGCTGTCTCCACCTCTTCCGTTTCCAGTTCTACGGACTTAACTTTCACGTCCACACCAAGTTTTCTATATTCTTCCTTGTCGATAGAGGAAATTGCATCTTTTGTGCCCACGAATTCAACACGAATAAAATCTTCCTTGTTTTTCTTCTGAAAATCTTTTACAATCTTATCCGCTTGCTTGAAAGTCGTGTTTTCCAAGTTCACGGTGACTTTTCTGTACCGTTTTCCTTTTGACGGAATAAACGCGTATGTCAAATCATCATCCAATAACCAAAACCCCTTTTTATCATCTTCCCCGAAATTGTTCTGGGTAATACTTCCCAGGTGCACGATATTCTTTCCTATTTCCTGGAAATCGTGGTAATGTCCGGAAAAGACCATACCGAAATTCTTAAACAAAGAAGGTTTTATATCACTTTCTACCTCGCTACCATCATTATTCCTGCTTCCCTGGAAAGCAATATGAGTAAACAGCACGTGTGTTTTATGGTCTTTTTCCTTTAGTACATCTTTCATTTCTTTTAACCAAATCACATTATCGAAAAACGGCATAAAATAGCAGAATATACCGCCTATCCCGAAAGCGTCCAATCCGGTAATTAATCTGAACCCTTTATGGTATTTAAAAGCGTCCAAAAACGACCTGTCCGAACTATAATCGCTCTTATCGTGGTTTCCAGGAATGCAATATATTTTATGACCCCTCATTGCATACATATCGAGAATAGAAGAAAAAGCATTTAAAACATCTTGTCTCTGTGATATACGGGAATCGAATATATCACCAAGCCATACATGGCTGGTTATACCGTTGTCTTCCGCTACATTCAATTCCTGCCTCTGTAATTCCATTATCTCTTCAATATTGGAAGGCTTCAAATGCCAATCCGTACTTATTATCATCTTCCCGGTCACGTTATTAAAATTTTTAAGTTTATTCATCAAATTCGTATTTATATCACAAAATATTTACTCTGATAGGGTTAAACGCCAACCCACTACCGATTATCTGCCGTACGGCAGAATCACCGAATACTTTTCTTGCAATACCAATTGAACCGTTTATATCTGCATTAATCAGTTGATTTACAGATGATTGGAACAATCCGCGTTTCTTTCTGTTTCCAAGGTAAATATCATGTTTTTCGAGAGTTTCAAAAGCAAAATGGTCTACTTTGGATGTATAACTTTCTTCCGTTATCTTTACATCAATGCCGACTAACTTTGCCTTGTAGGAGATTTTGTCAACAAGACTTGAAAAAGGAATTTCAACAAAATTCTGATTGTTCTTCTTTCCAAGATTGATATTGTTCTTCCAATTCTTATTAAGACCTATTACTATCGTACCTATATCGTTTTTCTTGCAAAAATCAATGATAAACTTGCTGATTTTATGCATCTTGTCATTAATCCATAAGTTACGGTAACAAACTAACCTCTTTAATCTTTTTGAAATACCTTTATCTCCTACAAAAGACATCCGTCTTGCTTTTGTTTTGTTGAACCATTGATTAAAAGATTTGACAACTTTCCCGTTTACAATGAAAAAACCTTTGGTTTACATTGTTGGTACATGTACATAAATTGTTCAATCCTAAATCAATCGAAAGGAAATTATCTTTCTGTAAATCAAGATTTTGTTCCTTTCTTTCATAAATCACTTCCACAACATAGCATGTTGCTTGCGGCACAATTCTTACTTGTTTAAGTTCTTCTTTCTTTACATTTGTTTTAATTGGTTGTATAATGTTTTTAATAAAATGAATATATCCATCTTGTTTTACTCTACAAGAAGCAGTAGTGAAAACAATCATGTTTTGTTTCTTGCTGCTTTTGTATTTCGGTAATTTGGGTTTTGAGTGAAACTTTGAAGGACTTTTCTCAAATTCCTTAACACTCCTCATCCATCCTTTTATAATTGAAAATACTTGTGCTATCACTTGTTGAGAAATAGAAGAAGGCAAATTTCTGAAATCAAACTGATTTTCTCTGTTTAATTTAGTTGAAAATTCATATTCTTTCAAATAACTATTTGAGAAGATGCCTTGACGGACATTATACAAAACATAATTGTACAATAATCCGGACTTGTGGCAAACTTCCTCAAATCGGTTATCCTTGATAATATGTCTCTCAACCAGTCTCATTTCTCAATCAATCTTATTGTCAGAAATTTCAATTATTCGCTTATAACGCAGTTACCTTTAATGTATTGTCAAGATTTTTCAAAACATTATCTTTCTCTACTTCCTTGTCAAAATAGAAGCTCTCCCAGACATTGGAAATTTTTAAAGCTATTCTGAACTTCTTGGTTGACTGTGAATACCCCTCGTCATTGTATCTGCTGATAGAGGCAATCTTTATCCTTTTATTGTTTATCTGTACAAACATAATCTTACCAAATTATATATGTTCCGCTTAATCCTACAAACACGTCAAAATCCTTATTGAATACTCCATATCCGGCACCTACAGACACCCCGAATCCAAATCTTTTCTTTTTCTCCGGTTTTGTCCACATTGTAACGTCACCTATCTTTCCGGGCAATTGGGAAGTTATCTCCATACGGTTACTGTCCCCTATACGCTGGTTTGTCAATAAAAATTTGTTGGTTATATTGAAGTTAATCTTATACTTTGCCAGGTGTGTAGCCCACACCTGTAAATCATATCCTACCGTATCGGTTTCTTCCTTGAATGTATAGAGGCTGTCCGTTTTCCTCAATTCGGAAACCTCCCTTTCCAGTCCTTCGTACTTGTATTTCCATTCAAATTCCACTGCCTCTACAAGTGCTTCCTTTTCCTTCAATCGATTGTATAATTCTTTGTTTTCTTTTTTCAATTTAGAAAAACTTTCGGAATTGTAAACCTTTGTATATCTGTTTAAAGAATCGGTATAAAATTCCACTTCATATAACAACCTTTCATTCTCCCTTGCTTTCTTGATAGATAAGAATAACAATATGAGTATTATTATCATACCCGAAATGAGGATTATTCTGTAAAGATTTTTCATAATAATAGGAATAATGGAAGGGTAGAAATTACCCTTCCTTGTGTGAGGTAATTATATATTACTTTATTTTGAAGTTCTTGCTTTCAAGTTTCTTAAGCGCGACGCAATGGAATTAGGAACGCTTGCTGATGCTTCCCTTTCTTCAACTGCCGTATCTTCCGGTTCTGGGTCTGCCGCTCCTTGTTCTTCATTTTCCGGCTCTTCGTAATCCTCAAAAGGCAGTTCGCCACCTTCCTGTGCAATGTCGTACCATTTACGGAGTTCGGCTACGGTCAACTCTTCCGGTAATTCCTTGTCTTCGTAGTTATCGGCAATATAGGCACGAAGTTCTTTTTTGAGGTTCGTTAATGTAGGATAACCGCCTGTCTTCTTTTTCGTCTTTGTTGGCTCTTCTTTCGGTTCCTCCGTTTTCACCTTCTTTGTCTCGGGGGCTTTCTTAGGAGCTTTCTTTTCCTTGATTTCGTCCTCTTCCGGAACCAACTTGTCAAGTTCTTCGAGCTTGTTCAAGAATACGTCGTCTTGGAAAATACCGTATGATTGTTCCTCGTCGATTCTTTCCAATCCTTCCAACTGCATATCCCAGTCTTTACGTGAAAATACGTCCACATACATATCATCCAGGGTAGGCAATTCCTCCATGATACCGAACACTTCGTCTGATACACGGTTTTTAGCAAAAAAATCGTCCCAAGTCTGGCGCTTATTAGCGTCCGGCATACCACAAGTAATGTCAAAATTTTTCTTTTTGTTTTCGTCCGTGGTGACATTGACAATCAACGGATAACCTTCGTCCGGGTCAGAAAAGATGTCAAGATTAATAATACCATCGTCAGAACCGCCTGCGCGCTCCATAGAAATGTTCTTCATTTTCTTCCACCAATCCGGGCGCAAATCAAGACGGTACACGTCGTTTTCTGCCCATACATAAGCCACATAGTTAAGCATGGCTTTCATGCCCCATACCCACTGTTTCTGCTTGTTGCGATAACCACTGATGGGATAAAGGAATTTTGCGCGCTCGTCCTTGTCCTGGATATCGTTTGCCAGGTTATACACATGACTGATATAGGTCAACACTGCATCCTCGCCATTCATCCGGTTGCTGTGGATATCAGAAGTAAAGACGTCTCTTTGTCTAATTTCCTTCTTTCCGGTGTCTTTCCCGTCCTTGTCATATACCGCACACTCAATAGGCAGTTTAACCGTCTTTCTCGGCATATAGGGTTTCCCTGTCAACGACGGCAATACGCGCAATACATATCTTCCGTCTTCGTTCAGATTAAAAAATGAGGCTCTGCCGCCTTGTCCAAAACCACCGCCCATTGTTGCGGCTGCTTTTCCTACTGTTTCATCAATTGATTCTACACTCGCTTTCTTGTACTTACTTCTGTCAAAAGCCATAACACAAAATTTTTAAAAATTAATAATCGGTTTTCACTATCTTAAAAGTATTTATTTTTCCTTCAATAAGCTCTTTTTCAAAGTCTTGCGGTACAATCTTTGGCAACAAATTGTTAAGTTTCTTGTCCTTGCTTTGTACTGCCCAAAATAGGGTGTCTAACTTGTCTCGCTTCGATTCTATCTCAATAAGATTCATCAGATTTTTCTGATACTGTTCATTGAGTAATATAGCATCCTCCAATCCTTTTTCAGTCAGCTTAAAAGATTCTCCATCAATCGTTATTCTTCCTCCATTCGTAGCCGCTTCTCGCCTTAATTTCTTCCTCAAATTAGCTGCAAACACATCACAAAACAGTTTCTCTTCCTTCGCTTTCTTCTCATATTCAACTTTCATTAGACCGACCTTGTTAAGCAATCCAGATACCGTTACCGCCTCTCCATAGAGGTTCGAGTAATTGATTGTCGTAACATCGTCAAGTTCTATTTCTTCGTCCTTGTCCGGTGATACCAAAACAACGGTCTTGGTACCGATTTCTACCATAATTTTCATATCAAAATATCTTTACGTCAATACTGTAAACAATGAATTAACATTCGCCTGCAAAATATATTCTCCTCTGAACTTATCCCACACAATCACACCGTTAACCAACAAAATGTTCTTTTTACTACCCCTTAAAAACTCTCCGTATTCTTCAAACAACTCTGGGAAAATAGTTACATTTATAAACTCATAATTACTTTCCAATACTATAGTGGCAAATATGCCCTTCTTGCTTTTCCTCTCTATTATCTCAATCACATAACCGCCTATCACGGCACGACGGGTTTTCTTTGAATTAATGTCCCAAAATTTTATCTGCGACACATCCTGGAATTCCGTTTCGTCGTCTAATTTAGGCATATGATATTCATTTACCAAATCGTAATAATCAAAAAATGCAAAACCGGACGTTCTTTTTTGCTGCAACAGCCACCACCAATTATTGCGTTCTTTGCGGACTTTCATAATATTGGTAAGTAAATCCTTATCCTCCAATATCTTAACCCTTTTGTTCTCGCGGTACATCTCAATAAGCGCCAAACGGTCTTTAGGTTCCTGGATATTCTCCAATTCGTCGAACGCTCCTGCAAATATCAAATTCTCAATGACAGATTTATTTACCGGACTGCCTTTAATTACACATCTGTCTATAAATTCCTCCAAAGAGAAAAAAGGCCCGTTCTTCTTTTTCTCCTCCGATATATGTTCCTGTGCTCTTTCCCCACATTGTTTTACTGCGTTGAATGCCCAATACATACTGTTTGTACGATAATCGGACACAATGTTTATATCTGACTTGTTGATATCTACTGGATGTATCTTTATCTCACCGGACTGCTGTATTTCGTTTACATAATAAGGTATCTTTTCATCTTTCGCAAACGAGAATGTAGCACTCCAATACTCAATAGGATAATGTACCTTAAGCCATAGGCATATATAAGCGGTCATACCATAGCATACGGAATGAGATTTGTTGAACGAATATTTTGCAAACTCTTCCATTTGGTTCCAAAGATTTTCCGCGTATTCCTTTGTGACACCCTTAGAAGCAAAATTTTTTGCATAATTAGTAATAAACTTGTCTTTATAAAGTTTTATCTTCTTTAAATCCTTCTTCCCCAAACATTTACGCAAAAGGTCTGTTGTTTCAGAATCAAATCCGGCAAGTTTTTGGGCTAATAACATTATACTTTCTTGATAGACAAGTAGTCCAAAATCTTTCTTCACCACTTCTTCACCGCCTATAGGCATTTCTTCTGTCCAATCCTTTTCCCCGTTCTTCCGCAAAATATATTCGTTGTGGAAATTGTTTTCCATAGGTCCAGGTCTGTAGAGAGCCACACATGCAGACAGTTCGTTTATGTTTTCCGGTTTCATTTTTACGCAATATCCGGATAATCCTGCTGAACCAAGCTGAAAAACATCTCCCAGCCATCCTTTACCTGCATACTCGAATACCTGCTTATCGTCCAAAGGCAAGCTGTATATGTCAATATCTATTCCGTGGTTCTCCTTTATCAAGCGTAACATTTCCTCGAACTTATCCAACTGTATGATACCCAAAACATCTTCCTTTAGGAAGCCTGCCTCTTCCACTTCCGAACCTTCCCAGTCCGTAACTACAAGTCCTTTTTGTGTATGTACGGGCATCCATTCGTAGGATGTTTTTCCATCTGGCAACACTACGGTTCCACACGCATGCACCGACTGGCTTTTAGGTGAACCAAGAACTACCAACATGTCGTTGAACGTTTCTGTATGTTCCTTCACGAACTTCTTTAGGTCTTCCTTTCCGCATACAGTCTTAAAAAACTCCTCTATCGTCTTTTCCTTGTCATCTCCGATACAAGCGGTAAACCATCTGTATAACTGTACTGGTATGCCGTCTGCACGCGCCATGTCCGATATTGCCTCTTTTAGCTGGAGAGTAGTATAGGTGCCAAGCGAACAAACCTGCTCCTTACCGAACCGTTCTTCCATGTAAGCTTTTATTTCGTCTCGTCTTCTGCCTGGGAAGTCGGTATCTATATCTGGCATTGACCCTAATACGGTCTTTGCCCGACGTTTTATTTCAATATTTTTTACTATCATACAACTATTCGTTTATCAGTTCGTCACCTTCTTTTAGCTCTTTCGCTCTGATTATCATTTCCTCGTCATTTCTGATAATCTTTATAAAAGCATTTCCGGATATTTCTTTTTCTCCGTTTATCATTACCACTTCTTCCTCTTCATGCCGAATTAAACGACCCTTTGTCAAAAATCGACTGAATAGGAGTTCGTATTCCAACGGGTTTACATTAACAATACCAAGAAGATAGGACACCAAAGAGCCAGCGGAGGAGCCTCTCCCCAGTCCGACCAAAATGTTATTATCCCTTCCCCATCTGATAATGTCCCTCAGCATCAGAAAGTAGTCCACTACATCACCTTCCTCTATGATGGATATTTCCGTGTTCAGTCTTTCCGTCAGTTCTTCTTCACTGTATCTTTCCAGTATTTCCGGATGTTCTGCCAATCCGTCAAAGACAAGCGATTCAAACATTTCTGTATTGGACGAATATTTCTTTTTCTCCTCTTCCGTCATTACATATTGGGGTGCATGCCGTACTTGTGTTTCCAGCAAATAGTTACAATTTACCGATATGTAATTAAGATTTACCAAAGCTTCTTCAAACAGTCCGAAAAACTTGTCTTCGTCCACTATCAGTTTTGACAGTTCTTCGTAATACTCTTGATAGTTCTTCATGTACTGGTTGTCACTCTCATAATTCACTACCTTTGCCAGTCTGTTAAGCTTTTCCCTTATAGGGGCATACCGTCTTTCCAGGTACCAAGCGTCACATACCGCCACGGGCTTATACACACCCACGAACTTTTTCAGATTGTCAAGATATTTTTTATCCCGGTCATTCTTCTTGTATTCCACGGTATCAAGCTGGTAATAGGTATCATTCCATTTTCTTGACAATATGGGGAGGTTTTCAAACGTACATGTTTTCGGGTCAAGTAGCAGAAAACATCCGTCTTTCATTTCCTGCAATTCCTTTTCCGTAATAAAGCCTTTTTCGTCGACATTCAGAATCTTGTTTATTTTCAATAGGTTGCTCCACCCTTCCTTATTCTTGACTATCAGCTTTACTGTATATCGCACGTCCTTCTGTTCGTTATATACGGTAACTTCCATACCGAATATAGGTCTTATGTCGCTTTTTAGGCACGCATTCTGAAACTTGAACGCTGATGCAAGCGTATTCTTTTCGCATATACCCAGCGCCCTTATCCCCATGAATTTCGCCTTTTCTACCCAGTCGGAATAGAAGTGCATCCCGTTCATCAGCTCAAAATTGCCGTGCACCCCTATATAGGTGTCAAGCCTCAAACTTTCGTCAAACAAATTCGCTTTTCCAATATACTGCAATCGGTTAAGTTTTACCTTGTTTTCGTCTCCCTTTTTCAGATAATACCATACATCACCGAACCGGAAAACATAATTGTCACATTCTGTCCTGTCTCCTACCCACTGGAACGAATCGTCAAAGAAAATTCCGTTATCCTCTTTGTCCCATTGGAAAGGCTCGAACAACTCGAATGTCTGCCCATCAATTTCTACGATATAATTATCTAAAGCATTGAAAGACAAAAAGTTATCCTCCAAATATTTGATTAAATCTTTATACAACTCTTCCATGATTTTAGGGTGTAAAGGGGAGTGAAGTGTATTTTACTTACACTCCCCGTGAAAAATCAAATCTAAATAAAAACGGCAAGTTTATGATTTGTCAAAATGATTCCTGCAACAAACGGAAACCACGTTATAATGGGTTCCTATTTCCTTTGCAATCCGGCTGAATGAACGTCCGTCATTCTTTGCGAGTTCTTGCCACACCTTATATGATATACTCCCTTTCTTGTACGGGTTTTCTCCTTTAGGTGAAAGGTTGAACTTTTTCTTGACATATCCCTTTTGGGTATTTATCGAAGTTTCCTTTGCATATTCTTCAAGCGTCTTTCCTTTTGCTTCCAGCCTTTCGACAACTTGCTGCAAAAGGTCTTCTTTTCTGAATCCGGAAACATTCTGCATTCCAAGCTTCCGTCCCACATTTCTCAAAGTCAACAGAGAAACTTCCATCACTTTTCCTTTTTCCCAAATACGGCATCCTTAATCTGCTGTACGCGTTCTTCCGTTGAACCGGAAACAGAAATGTAGGGTATTCCGTAATTATCGACAATCTGCTTTATTTTACGGTCTATTTCCTTCTGGTACTCCTCGTCTTCCGAACGTACACTGTCACCCTGCAATCTGAATGTGATAGGAAGATAGACAAGCAAAGGGAATTCATATTTTCGCTTTACAATCTGTCGTTTCTCCTTAAAGTCTTCTTCTGCCAGGTTATTATATTCCGGGTCTTTTGGACTGCAATTATCAAAAAGCCATGAAGTGTAGGCATTCACATCAATAATACATCTGTCGCTAATGGAAGGCTGTTTCATGGCATCTTCCATTATTTGAGTGTATTTATCGAATATTTTCTTTTGTGATTCGGACGTGCCTTCTTCATTAATGGTTATCCCTTCTTCTTCAACCATCGTTCTGACAACATTCGTATAAAACTTCCAGTTATCAAATTCCGGTTCGTTTTGCAAGGCTTTCAATAGGGTTGTCTTCCCTGTACCCTGCGCCCCGGTCATTAATATTTTATCATAATTTCTCATCTGTTGTCTCCTGCTCCATGAATTTTGTCACGTTGTTTGCGTGAAAACAGTTTTTCGATATTCTGTTCGGCAATCTTTTCCGTATCAAGACCAACACGGTTAATCATGCTGTTTATAACCTTCCAAGCGTTTTTCCAGGCTTCCAAAACAGCTTTCTTTCTTGCTTCCGGAAATACATTCTGCTCGGCTTCTTTCCAATCGTCACGCAACCACTTTTTAACCTGGTCTGCAATCTTTCCAACTTCCACGGGCAAATCAAACACGCCCGCACCTTCCGCATTTGCCAGCGATTCTTTCCAATCCCAGCCTTCAATATCGAGATTGCACTCTTTGCGAATCATAGCGAGATACCAAAACATATCTCCAATTTCTTTAGAGATTTCTTCCGTTTCTGCCTCGTTATTGATTTTCTCATAGGTTTCTCCCATCTCTGAACACAAACCAAGTGTTACATAGGACAAAGCCCCTTTTTCGTTATAGCAAGCTGTGGTAGCCGCCTTTTCTTCATACTCAAAATACGTCATATCTTTTGTTTTTTAATTGTACTGCAAATATAACAATTTAATTTTGAGATAAACAAATATTATCTCTATTATTTCAAATCTTTCATATCAATTTTTTCTAACCATCTCATTTTGAAATAGGTATAAGGTATCTGTTCCGGCACGTCATTAATCCATATCACCACATTATCGTCATTCGGATGGTTTATCTTCACCTTATATTCCTTCCCCTTGTATATCACTATGGTACCCGGTTTCAATAGGTGGAACCTGTCCCAGAACATAACCGACTTTTTCGTTTTCTCCGAATATTGCAAGTTCGGCAATCCGTATTCCTGCAAAAACTCTTTCAAATAAAAATCTGAAAACGCCTTGTCACTGTCAAACATCGTACCAAGACGGAACCTTTGTTTCAAGTTCAGAATCTTTGCTTTCTTCTTCTCCGCTATGTCCTTATATATCTTCACAAGCTCGACACTTTCTATACGGTTGTAAACTATCGAGCGTAATCTACAACTCAAATACTCCAATTGCAAGTTAATTACAAACTGCTCCAGACTGATTTTCCGTGATTTTTCCATGTCCCTATTTTTGACTTCAAATCTAACAAAAATTAGGATAAATGGCAAAAAATCAGAACTATAAATGTCTTGTATAATAATTAATCGGTTCCGTCATATTGTCAAGCGCCCATAGGAGTTCTTCTTGTGTCGCATCCCCAGGGTCTTTCTCCTTGTCTTCCAATTCGGCAATCTGCACATTGAAATACCTTTGTAGGGTCATTGATACCGTCTTAATCATTTCCGGCTTATCCGGGTCATACATCAGAATCACATTCCTTATACCCGGCTTATCCCTCAATAACCTTATCTGGCTTAATCCCATATTGTTACCGAACGTAAACACGCACTTTATATCGGGTGATTCATAAAGATGCAGTTTCGTATCTACCGATATGTAGTCAAACATTCCCTCCACGATTATTACCGTGTCCGTTTCGTTCGTTATATTGTCATATCCTCCTATCACATGGGAGAACCCGTCACGCGAATTTTCATACCTCAATACAAGCTTTTCTTTGCCCTCCTTGAATCTTTGAAGGTTCTCTTCATGCCATTCCTTACTTTTCTTTGAACGTGCCAGCCATGCGGCTAATTTGCCGTTCATGGTAAACTGGAATATGAACTTATCGTGCAGCTTTCTTTCAAGAAAGAATTTTGTTTCTGCCGGACGGAATTCTTCATAATACCTTTTCACGAATCCCCTTTTATCCAAATATTCGTCCTTTTCTATATATTCCAGTTTTTTAGGAAGGGTGCATTCCTTGATTTCCTCTGTTGTTTCCTCTTCTTCGTCGTTTATTAGAGGGGTCAATTTCTGCATCTTTATCGTGTTCTCGTAATCCTGCTTTATGAGGTCTTTCCTTCCTATCTTTTCCAAGAACTTTTTTAAGGTGGTTTTCATGCCGCATTTGAAACAATGGAATGCACCGTTATTCCCGGCATCATTGAACTTTATCCCCCATTTCCCTTTTTTATTGCAAAAAGGACATTCCTTGTTCCTATCCTGCATGAAACCTTTTGCTCCAAACAAAGATAGGTTCAGTTCGGATATTACCTCGTTTTTATCAACCCTAAACATCTCCCTTTAAACTAATTCATAAATAATATATCCCAAAAAAGATATTCTTTCTTTACAGTCTTTCACCTTCTTTTTGCAAAACACATCAAAACCTCTTTCCAGGTTACTCTCTTTCATGGAGCAATATTTTCTTGAACTGTATTTAAGATTCTCGACTTCAAAACCGCAATACTTGGCAAATGTTTCTGCTCTGTTTTCAACTGCTTTCAGCACCTTTTCCTTGCTACCATAAATTTCTGAACTAACCCAGGAAATTTCTGCATTTTCAACGATAACTTCTCTAAAACATTCCATACTCTTATCTTTTATTTGTTTGACTTCTTTTCTCGCCTCCCTTAAGAAGACATTACAAAGATAAGATTATGTTATGACATACGCAAGTGCTTATGTCTAAATTGTCTCTGTTTTAACATCATTTTGCTTTTCACCGTCTTCATCCTTTTTCTTTCTTGTCTTCTTTCCAGATGTAGAAGAAGTGAAACCCTTATCACCTCCGTAATATTCGGCTGTCAGCGCCTTGTCACAAAAACGTCCCCTGCCGTAATCCGTCACAATAGGGAAGGTATCTTTTACCGTATCATAATCACGTACTTTATCCATATAAATACGCATTATGTTCTGTTTCTTCTCCTCTCTTGTCCGGTTCCCAGTAAACACAAAAGAAAACGGCTTTACCAATGTCCTATCCCCTTCCGTATAACTTCTATCTATTACCTTGTCCGAATTGTCCCATATTTCCAACGGCACATTCCCAGCTTGTGCTGCCGTAAATCCCACCATTTTAAACTCTACACATAAGTTTTTTAAAAGTTGTGCACATGTCTGTAATTTTTCTTTTTTGAATGTAGGGTTATTGTCTACAACACGGTTTGTTCCGGTTGCCACAAGGTCTAATGAATCCAATATCAATACATGCGGATAATAACCGTTTTTCTTATAATAGGAGACTATCACATTACGAATATCCACCATAGTAGCCTGCCCGAATTTTTCAAATGAATAAACATCTATGTCCTTGGAATAAGATTTCATATTTTCAAAGGCCTTTTCTATTTTTTCAGCCAGTTTATCATCTATGACACCTTTTCTGATATTCCCGTATTTTTGTCCAGTCCAAAACTGGTCGTATCTTTCCAGACACGCACGCGCACCACCTTCCAACTGTATATGTAAGACTGGGTGCCCGTCAAAAGCTGCCTGCATACCGTGATACCTCAATACAGTAGACTTGCCGACACCCGAACGCATTATCCATAACACGGTATCTTCCATTGTAGCACCACCTTCCGAAATCTGGTCTATCTTATCAAGTCCGAACATTACACGTGACGGGATTTCCCCCTCTTCTTCTTCCCGTCTCCTCTTCATTCGCTTGTCAAAATCGGAGAACACTTTTTGGAAACCGCCTGCCTCATGCCTTAATGATAGGGATAGAATTCTTTGGCTCTCTTCCGCGTTTACCCGTATAGCGTCTTCTTTCTTCCCCTCTTCGTACAAATCATGTACTTTTTTGGAAAGTAGCTGGAATTCAACGTCTTTAATGTACGCTTCCAACTGGTCTATAATAATTTCCTTGTCTACTTTAGCGGCTGACTGCACGGCATCTATCGCCTCAATCACAAAATCACTGTCAGCGTATTTTTGAGACACCACACCCAAAGAAGGAACCTTATCTTTTTCCTTTAATACTTCTGTTGCCTCTTTTAATAAAAATTTGAAACCGGGCCACTCTTTGGGTATCAACTGATAGGTCAGATTATTTACCACCATTCGAGTGATATTCAAATCCATGTATACAAGCTTGAATAATTCTGCCATAAATCCGGCAGACAGTTTTTGCGCCATCTTTTTTAATTTAAAAATTGGGGCTACAAACGTAACCCCTTAATATGAGAAAAACAAATTGTTATTGTTAAATCAAACCAATCGATTTTCTTAAAAAATTTCCTGCGTTCTCTACTGATACACCCAACTTTCTCTGTATCAAAGAAACCATGTTATTGACTTGTTCTTGTGAATCCAAATTTCCTTTCACAAATTCCATCATAATGAATTTTTCTAAAAATCTTTCTTTCATAACCTTATCTTATTAAAGATTCAAACAACAAACAGACATATCACATTCTTCATCGTACTCATAATCAAACAGTTTTCCTTTGAAGTAATTTTGTAATCTTTCAAACGCGCTTTTGTTTTCTTCGTCCCAAGCAATCGTTATCATGTTAGTACGTGCAAAAGTTATTTCTACATTAACACTTGCAACTTTTGAAAGAATGTTTTCTAACATTTGTTTCTTGGCTTTAAATACTGAGTTCATGACTTTTATCTTTTACTTGTTTGACCTTGATTTCTTATCACAGTACAAAGATAAGGTTATGTTATGAGATACGCAAGTGCTTATGTGTAAAATATGGGTTGTTTAACATCATTTCACAATAAAGACAATGCTTTTATAATTCCAGCTTCTAATGCTTCCTCGTAGGTGTCCCACAGACCGCCATCATTAGTCCCCCTGGAATCATCATCTTCCTGCCACGTTCCGTTATCGGCTTTCACTATAGCATAGCCATACCCTACGGCACTTCGGTATATTTCAATATGTAGGTTCTTGGTTTCACGCAGCCACTTTTGGGCAATGGATTGAGTTGGAGCAGAGATAGAGTAAACGTCTGTATTATAATTCTGGGCATCGTAGCTTTCATCTATCTCATACTCAGGACCACTACCTCCTTTATACACCAATTCATAAAAGCTACTAACATCTTCTTTAAATCCTGCCGCCTTTAGTAGCTTCGCTGTCTCTAATGTTACAAGTTCTTCGGTCATAGCTGTATAAATAATCTAATTGTTAGAACAATAGTCGTAATGATAAAGATTAATGCAAAATATTTCCATATTTTTACAGTAGCCTCTAAACCGTACTTCCGTTTGTCAAACTCACTTAAGGCATAATTCAAAGCCTCGTCTTTCAATCCCTTAAGCTTATCATTCAAAGCCTCGGTTATATCGTCTGCGATAGTATGCTTCACCCTTTCTGACACGGATTCCGGATAACCCCTCTCTTCATAATTCAATTCATTCAACAAATCATAATGGAATATATAGGGTGTTCCGTTTACTTCATAGGAGAGCTTGATACCGCTTTCTTTGATGTATTTCAAAAACTTTTCCTCGGCAATCTCGTTTATCCTTTCTTGGTTAAATTCTGACTGCTTCTTTATCTCATTAAAATATTCCTCGTCAACAATTACACAGTTGTTTTCGAGTTTCATTACATGTGCTTCCATAATTATTCTCCTTTCAGTTTCTTTATCAATACATCAGTATAATTAATTGATTCAATAGCTACTACTTCTATTGCATCCATCTTTTTATCTGGATGTTCATCCAAATACATACCCAAATTTTTCATAAAGAAACTGTTTGAAATCAAAGCTTGCATTGCAGCCTTTGCCAGTTCATAACGCCTCTGTTCCCAGTCAATTTTCTTTTCTTCCATATTGTTTATTTTTTAATGCAGTCAAGCAACCTTCTGCAAGCCATGTCATAATATTCCCTTTCTTTTTCAAACCCGATAAAGTTCCTGTTAGTATTGACACAGGCAATAGCAGTTGTTCCACTCCCCATACAATTATCGAGTATTGTATCGCCCTCATTAGAATATGTTTTAATGAGATATTCCAACAGAGCGACAGGTTTCTGTGTAGGATGAGGAAGTTTTTCGTGAGAATTGCTAACAACGGCGGGGAATGAAAGAACGTTAGAAGGATATTTCCAATCAGCGTCAAATGTTTTCCAATCTCGTGGAGCGTATTGGGTTCCAAAAGAAACTTCTTGAGTGTATTTTCTATTCGTCCTCCATTGTTTACTATTTCCTTTTTGTGCTTGCCTTACCCTGTCTGATAGACGGGGCTGCATCTGTGGGTTGTACACGCACTTACCATCAGAAAAAACAACAATGTCTTCACTATATTTCAAGTGCATGTATTTTGCATTGCCGATATTACTCGGTTTATGCTTTTGCCATGTCAATTTTTCTCTAAATTTAGACAAATTGCTAATAATAAGCAATGACGTAAAGGGCTCTGTTCCGAACAAGACTATCGCCCCTTGCTTTTTTATAATCCTATTATATTGTTCCCATAAAGGTTCAAAAGGTATTACGACATCCCATTTGCATTTAGTGGTTCCATACGGCAAATCACATATTATCGCATCCACACTATTGTCCGGAATACGTTTCATTCCTTCCAGACAATCCTCATTATAAATTTTGTTTAATATACTCTCCATATCCTTATTTTACATATCCTTTCTCTATACACCAACACAACATATAATAGGCGGCATCTATCAACCTCGGCATTTTTTCTAAACGAACGGTTCCATTATTCGTTACGTCTACATATTTGAGCCACCACAAACCCACTTTCTTAAATATGTACAAATCATATACTTGTACTGATTCTGGCAACTTATCCAGAATGTCCTGCAAGGTATAAGCAGGAAAGCAGCCATTCAGATAGCATCGTCCATAATTATACTTCATATCTTCTGATATATTTGGGTAGCATTCATCATGCCAACACATACTTGCATCGCTCGTATCTAATCCAAGCTCCTGCAAGTGCTTCATTTGTTCTATTGATAATACTTGTTCTGTTTTCATAATTCGTAAGATAAAATTACAACCGTTAATGCAATGAAAATGATTGCTACTATCAAGGCGATAGATAGACATCCCTTTTCGTATTCTTCATCTTCCGATGGTGTGTTTTCGTTATACCAATCTAACGGATGTTTTAATTTCATTTTTCACTCCTTTCTTTCTCCTTTTTAGCTTTATCACAAGCCAACTTCTTCATTACATACGGACAATCGCAATTTCCGTATCTTTCGTTATACCAACAACAATAGTCACACTGGTGCATTATTTATTCCTCCTTATCTATCTTAATATCCGTTACTTTGCCACGATTAGCGAAACGAAAACACTTCATTATATTACACAAATGTATTTTGTATTTTCTTTCAAATTCATCGCATTCCTTATGAAGAGAACATATAATGCAATCATAATCATTTGAATAATTTACAACTTCATGCAGCACCCCGTCTATTATTATTCCGTTCTTTACTTCCATAATTATACCCCTTTCCCGTAAACATTTACGAACTCGCTAACATCCATATAGTCTATACCAAAATTCTCGGCTGTTTTCTTGTCACTGTCCGAAAACTGCCCTTCAAGTCCGCTTGCATCACCAATCATTAAACAATCTTCTACCTCCAAACTGCAATCTTCCCATGTCTTGTAATTATCAAAAAGTTCTTCAAGCATTCCGGTATTCGGCTTTCTCATAGGGTTGTTTCTGTCATTGCTTCCGCAATACATAAAATGCGTATTAATGTCGCAATAATCTATTATACTGTCATTCACATACTCACATTTTAAATAAATGAGTGGTTCTGAAACCAACCCTTTTTCTATTCCTCCCTGGTTTGTCACAATAAAGATTTCTTCGGGATTCAAATTCTTTATTGCATCCAGGACATCAAACTTAAATTTCATGTCCCATATACCCTTCGGGAACGTCTCTCCACTTACTGTCTCAATCAACGTTCCATCCATATCACAAAATAAAACCTTGTACTTTTTCATTTCCTATGTGTTTTACGGTTCTTGTTCGTTCAACATGATTTCATCTCCTTTTCTTTTAAGACTGATATCAATTGACAGTACATTACTTATTTCCTCCTTAATCGCCTCCCTACATAAATTCTTTATCATAGAGTAATCACCATGCCTTTGTATTTCGTCAGAAACCATACAACGAACCCACCTCTCTATATCAACGTCGTTTCCATATGTGTTTTGAAAGATACGTTTAACCTCCTCTTTCACAATTGGAACCATAATTTCCTTTATATCCTCTTTAGTCAACTTTAGTTCGTTGTGGATATAATTCTTCACTTCTCTATATCTATATTTACTCATAATACTTAAACCTCCACTTTTGTATAATTACTAAACTTACAATAAAGATATTTTCTTGAAAGCCATCCTCCTAATGAATATTTATCATTGACATATTTACAATAGGTTTCCCATTTGTCCTTATGTACAATCTCATACATTACACCTTTGTACATAAACACATCTCCTTCTTGTAAATTTGAAATCTTAATTGTTTTCATATTAGCCCAATCCTCTTTAATCTTTTTCTAAAATTCTTTTCATTCAAAGCTTGTTCATAATAGCAATCCGGCTCAATAGCTATTTTAGTTTTCATTATAGGTTTCCCGTTTAATCCAATTGAAACTTCTTTGGTAATAGGAGCTCTCTTTATCTCTTTCGTTTTCAGATTAAACGAAAACAGAGTATGACCTGGAATCTTTCTCTTCTTATCCATCAATTTATATTCATGCTGCTTCTTTTGAATATATTCTACCTGGTTTTTAGATAAATTACTTTTTGTCAAATCCGGAACTATTTCCATATCAATCACCGTTTAAAACATACAACAACTCTTTCGCTTTCTTATAGGTATCAAATCCCTTTACATTCACCCATTCGGATGAAATACGTTTGTCTTTTCTGACTTGTACGCAATACACGACTATCGGAATACAGCCGCTATACCTTATTTCTTTCACAATCCTATATCTTTCCATGTCAGATACAATTTATCATAAAAGTTCTCTCGTCAATCATACCGTTTTCTGATTCTTCTACCAAGTCAAAGTTTGTCCATAGTGCAGAAATGATACCTTACAGATTGCTTTTCATAATTGATATTTTTATGATAATCAATCATTACATCGCTTATAACCGTTTCGATAATCTTATTATTTACAACAAAAGAAAAACGTGTTCCGACATCATAACACCTCTTCTTAAACAAAAGAATTTTCCTTTCATCTATTTTCAATCTCCTTTCTCCTTAATCCGTTCCAGTACATCCTTGTTTGCTTCGAGTATCTCATCGAATGAGGGAATAGGTGTCCACATGTCACAAACGTAATCGCCATAATCTTCAAATTCAAAATCCGGCAATGTTACAACACGAGGTCTCCCACTTGGCATAGGTATAATAAATCCGCTTACAATGGCTTCATTTGATACCATTCTACAAAGAACAAGTTCGTTTTGCTCCGGCAACCGTTCCTTAACGCTTATCCAAGGTGAATGCTTTTTCTGCCATTCTGCTCCGGCTTCAAACGCATTTTCCACCATTAACCTTATATTCAAATCTGAATACGGATAATTCTTATCGCAATATTCTTTCTCGGCTTCTTCTACTGTCTGTTTCATATCAATAACTTTTGGTTTTCTTGTATCTGCCACATTTCTTGCAGACGTAATATCTGGCGATATATTTATTACATCCTAACTCATCCCATGCCGTAACCTTTCTCTCATACATCAGTTCCCATTCATGGCGGCAGAGCCATTTCTTTATGATAGCATTCAGATTCATATCCTAAAACAAAATCTTAAAACTCTTTCCTTTCAATGTCGGCAATCTCTCTTCTACAAACTTCCTTAACTCTTCCTCCTCAATAGGAAACAAAGGATTGTACTTGTACTTGAACGTGTGAATGTATTGCTCGTTCAGCATCACATCAAAAATTAGCGTCTTCATCTAAAATAACCCTCCATCCACAACACGGCTTCTTCTATTGTTTCCACCTTCTTGAACTCCTTCGTGACACAACGCTGCATGTATTCACAGCATATGTTTTCTTCATCATCAAAATAGATATTGTAAGCTCCGTTATCATCAGCCCCGGTACATGCTATTCCAAGCTCCAGGGCATTCTGCACCTCTTTCGGTTCGGTTGAAAAATAGGCGTAAACCTTTTCACTCTTTACACCCTGCAATCCGTTAAGTTCTACGATGTTGTTCATTTTGAAATAATATTTTATTATGTGTAACCAGCTTAAGAAAGGGAGTTTTAACGCTCCCTTATCAATCACACCACAAAGATAATATTTGTTTATAACATACGCAATAGCTTATTCCCAATAAAATTGCATATTTAACATTTCTTGTGTTTCCTTCTGAATAGGCTTATATCTCGTTTCCGTAGCTAAATCCCTCTCTGCCACTTTGTTATACTCTTCCAAAGCCTTTTCCTTGTCTATACTCCTTTCCACCCAAATACCTATCATCTGGTCCGGCTGCATATCCCCGATAGACACCGGGTTTTCTTCTGTAGCCTCGTAAAACTGGACTGTATAGGGTCTACTGTATATATTAGGTGTACTCCCCATATATCGGCTTCCGTCTTCACCTTCCGTCATTCCCACGGCACCCACCTTGAACGAACACACATTTGTTTCCGGGTTCTCGAACCATATCTTTACACCCTTTGCCACCTCCTGGCTGTCATTGTGCAGCACTATAGCCCGGTATTCGTTTCTTGTATTCCTTATCGTATTTACACTCAACTCGTCAAACAGATTGCCGAACATATCATTAGGTATCACCGTGGAAGATGCAAAACCGCCTATCGAGTAGGAAACATTCTGCTGTTCTGCCATATATCCAGAACTTACTGTATATAATAATTTCATTTTCTCCTCCTTTCTTATTCTTTCGGTTTCGGCATGCCTGCCAAAGACCAATATTCCTTTTTTGCCGTATTGTCAATCGTTACCGTACCACCGTTGTTTCTCACTCTTGCTATATAAAACTCGTTTACCGACTTGGTAGGCGGCTGTTCCAAGGTCACTTCCTGTGTCAGTCCCAACGTAAACCAATCATAGGTGTAAAGCCCTTCCATTTGTGCGTCCGTGAATACCTTTCCAAGAGGTACCGTTCCCAATATCACGACTTGCAAATTTGTTTCCGCAACAAAATCGGATTCGGACGTTAATACGATATTCTTGTTGTCTATTATATTGACTATCTCATATACACCATTATTTAGGGGCTGTGAACCGTCGTCCTTCAAAAACTTTATCGCTACCGGGGTTTTCCCTGCTTGTCCCCTCACCTTACCGGAAAAATCCACGGTTCCGGTCACTACACCCTTCTGGTTAATGCTCACATATCCGTTTTCGTAATTCTTTGTCGAATACCCGATTTTTAGCCAGTAATACACGCTGTCTGCCGGGATTGCAAAGTTATCGTATATGTTGACAATGTTTATTACCTGCCCCAATGAGTTTACCGCCATACCCGGCAATATCCTTACCGTTCCTCCTTGTGTTCCCTGCTGTACCTCGAATGCCTTGTTGTCTATAAAGGTGTCCACGGTTTCAAAATCGGACTTGAATTTTGTAGGGTTATTTGTCACTATACCGAATGTGTAACTTCCGGCAATTAGAATCTTTCCAAGCAGGGAATTCTGTAGGAAAGACTGCATGTTCATCACTTCTTCCTTTTCTAAAAAAGTGTTTCTGTTAACATTTATCTGCGCCATATATTTATAAATTTTTATTTACAAAATTAGAACCAATCTGGATAAGCACTAATATATTGGTCGTAACCATTCATCTTTGTACATCCTCTGAAACATCCGCTTTTGGATATACTGTCAACATCCGGGAAACCGAATTGATATGGTTGGAATATTCTCTTAAAATAATAAAACAGAGGCATATAAGCTGACGGCAATTTTACTCCGGCTACTATACAATCCCATCTCGGTTGAGATGTCATATTTGAGCAACCGCTAAATGTATTTGTGCAACTGTTTATATATTTCAGTACCCCCGATTCTATATAACTATTATCAGTTCCCGTAGGTCCGGATTTATTCTCGGTTACATCTCCAAAAGCATATTCAGCCGTCAGCAAATTGGAACAATTCTCAAACATTCCGTCAATATCTACCGTCACTGAATGATTCGATGGAGTAATCGGATTTCCTTGTGAACCTGCTGTTCTCAAATTCCTACATCCACTAAAGCAATACGCATAAGAAGCACAATTAGGAGAATCGGAAAAAAGAGAAGATGTTATGGTAGTCAAGCCACTATTCAAAAACATGTTGACCGCGCTTCTGATATCCGGAATTACTACACCGCTTACATTCAGCAAGCTTGTACAACCATAGAACATATCAACACATTGTGTACCGGAACTTACTGTATAATTAAATGCACCCGAACTTATACTTGACAAATTGGTACAACCGGAAAACGCTTTATTAAGGGACAATGAATATATAGTCCCGGAAAACAGATTGCTCGGCAACGATGATATACCCGAAGACCAACAAAAACTACTTGCCGATTGTGTACGTCCAGAAAAAAACTTGAACGTTATTCTGCAAGGTGATTGTAAATTGGAGCAATTGGAAAACATGTAATCACAATGACTTATATTTATCGCGCCTATATCATTGCTTATACTTGACATTCCGCTGCATTCCGCAAACATATAATCCAAAGATGTTCCATTACCCGATGTTCTTAACTGTCCAGATACAGAAGAAATATTCTTACATCTCCAAAAACAGTAAGAGTAATCACTTATCGAATTCCCTGCAAGCACACTTGACAAGTTCACAGAACCATTCAATCCGCTATCCTTAAATGTTTTTACGAATGTACCACTTGTCACAAATTCAAATAATCCAGACGGAACACTTCTTAAACTACTGCACCCATCAAAGAACGAATCTGCCGAACCACTCATAAGACTTGTAGTCCAACTTACAACCGATTCAAGACTGCTACAATATTGGAAAGCTCCCTTTCCCCACGACGTTCTCACATTTTCGGTAAACCACTTGATTACTCTTGTCAAACAATTTTGAAAACTTGAAAATCCGTCTGCACTCCATGATAAATTGGCCGACATCCCGTTAAAGTCGAACAATATTATCTTTGTTCCTCCGGAACTGTAGGTGTGCGAACTTGTTCCTACTGTCTGCTCACCATCACCCCATTTAACGCGCAAATTGTTAAGTCCTGTAGAAGACGTGTTAAGTACGGGCAACACTATGTTCGTGCCATTTGACACCCTTACTTCCAGTACCGCACCGTCTTCCATTATTATATCAATCGTCTTGCTGAACTCTTCCGGTCCTACCGTATAACTTCCGCTCTCCGTAAAGTAATTCTGACTTGTTGCCACCCACGCATAAGTATCGTTACACGGAACCATCCATGATACGGTACCACTCGAACTTGTCACGCCCGAACTTATGTTGTCTTCCACTGTCACGCCCGAAATAGGAGAACCGCTCTTTGTACGCACGTTATATGTAACCTGGCATTTGTTGCGCGTCATTACGACGTTAACATATTCGTCGCTATTGCTTATGCTTACAGAACCGTTCTGGCTCTGATACCCAGCCTTTGACGCCTGCCAGCTTAATGTCTGGGGCGGCACGTATGTTCCGAATACCGCACGCCCGGCTCCATCCGTGTTCTTTGCCGTACCTCCGCATACAATACGTACCCCTCTTATGGATATCCCTTTCTCGTCCACCACATCGAAAATAACTTTATAGGTATTTACGCCAAGAACTATCGTCGCACTTGTATCGTATTCTCCTACAGTCACATAGGTACTGTTCTCGTTGTATTGAGGCAACTTGCTTGCCGTAGCCGTACCGGAACTTCCTGCCTCCACATTGAAGGTCGTATATCCCTGCCCATCGGAATACTGTGTCATTCCGTTAAACGTCACCTGTGCACCGCTTATACCTATATTGCTACCATTAACAACCTGTATTCTCACATTCACCCTCTTTACGGTAAAGTTGATAGGAACACGGGTGTCTGAATTATACACGGTAAACGAGTTCACCACGTCATAGCAATAGGGATAAGTTGCCACATAGTCGTATGTGCCCGAAAACAATTGTGTAGATACCAAACCAAGCTCATTTGTTACGAGTTCTTCCGTCTGTCCCACAATGTTTATTTTGGCTCCCGAAGCCTGGACAGCCCCTATCGAAGCGTTGAATGTCACGTTGAACGGAACCGCGGACTTCTCGCTCATTTTTATGGTGTACTCGTTTTCTCCTGCCTTTATGTTGACATTACCCTTTGCCGGGTTATAGTCCTGCTGTGAGGCACTCCATTCCCATACACCAAGTTCCAATGTCCAGCTTGCCGCAATACCGTTATTGTTGGAATATCTCGTCTCCCCGTTTATCGTCACCACTGCATTCTGTATAGGCTGTTCTGTCTCTACGTCAAGAACTTTTACCGTCAGTTTTCCGGTCTGCTTAACAAGGTCTACCGTTATGGCTAAAGGCTGGTTTATCAATACTGCCGTTCCGGTTCTCGGTTCGTACCCCTCTTTATTTACGCTCCACGGGTAACTGCCTGGTACACGGTTAAATACCGCGTTTCCGCTCCCATCCGTATTGACTGTCTGCTCTCCTTCCCCAACTCCAAGCACAACGGGCTGGTTCCTTACTGGCTGATTATTCATCCTCACAGTAAAGATGATATCATAGGTGACAAGCTTCAATTGCACGTCCACGCGCTTGTTCTCCCCGTTCACCGTCACTACACCCTGCTTGGTATAATATCCTTCTTTCTGTACAGTCCAGTTATAGCCGCCCGATATCCGGACAAACTGCGCTTGTCCTCCACTCGTGCTTATCGCTTCCGTTCCTATCGTTACCAAAGCATCGTCTAATGGAGTGTTGTCCTCGTCCGTCACATAGAAGTCAATCAAGTAACCCATCTGCACCAAGTCAACTTCTATCGTCACGTCCTGGTCGATAACTTCTACGGTACCGTCCTTTGCATAGAATTCGGTCTTTGTCACCTTCCAGTTATATTCCCCTGCTATGTCTATGAACGTCACAACTCCGTTACTTGCCGTTTGCAGCGTCGTTCCATTGAACGTCACGTCTGCCTTTGACACTGGCAAGCCGTTGCTTCTCACAATAAAATTTATCTTATATTTCGGTATAGGGTGGAACTGCACGTCAATAACGGCATTGCCGTATATTGTGAAGTCATTTTCTACCGTCACATATTCTTCCTTAACAACCTTATAATGATACGTTCCTGCCGGATATACGAACCCGGTTGCAAGACCCTGCGCATTAGAACTTCCGGTCTGATTAGGAATTCCCTCACCCGTCACCAATACGGATGCGCCCGATACTGGTTCCACACCATCCCTTATACGGAAAGTCACGTTATAGTAAGGTATCTTTTCCATCTCGATTTCGATATTGGTAGAATCCACTATTTCAGCATTTCTTCTTACTGTATAATAGTCCTCGTATTCTGCCACATATTCATATATACCAGGAAATACCTCGAATGTCGCTATACCGTTGCTTCCGGTATATTGCACCTTTCCTGCAAAGGACACTTTCACGTTCTGCATCCAGTCTTTTGTCTCCTTGTTGCGCACAAAGAACGTAACCACCCGTTCATAGGCGGCTCCCATTAACTGTACATATTCTACAGCATCCTTGTCCACCAATAAGGTGTTTTCCACGCTTTCAAAGTTTTCTGCTTCCACCTCGTAATACCATTGTCCGCGCGGCAGCGTTATCTTCGCCTCACCGTTAACGTCCGTTATCAGTTCTTCCCCGTTTACCGTTATCTTCGCATTGGGTATATACTTATTCCGGTTTGAAAATACCTTGAACAATATCTGATATTCTTCCTCTCCTACATAAGGACGTATCAATTCACTGCCGAATATGTTCTTATATCCAACAAGGTAATTTTTTAGGAATGTCTCTACAGTGAATTGTCTCTGATATGCATTGTTTTTATAGTAGGCGGCTATAATGTCACGTTCACCCAAATATCCTTGTGAAAACGGCAGATATAAGGGTTTCACATGAAAATCGTATATATATACATACGGGTAGTTTCCGACCGTTCTTTCCTGGATAAATATAGGTGCGATATACTTCATTCCCGGCATTATCGATAAGGCACGTCCAGACGGGAAATTAAGCGTAGGTGCGTTCAAAAACTTCTCGTTCGTTGACAGCAGTATTCCTTTTATGTAGTAATACATGCCCTCGTTCTTTATGTCTAAATATTCGTTTTCGTGGAACCATAGAGAGCTTCCGGTTATCTGTCCGTTTTCCAATATCCCCATAGGCAATGGCTCGCCATCTACCGTTTCATAGCCTGCTACTCCAAACTTTAGGTTTTCATTGTCTGTAGCCGACACCTTTACTTGCAATGATATTTCATAGGATAGGTTCGGGTCTATAATTATAAGCTTGTCCAAATCCACCCTTCCGTCTATACCCACGGCTTGGTTGCCAAAAAATGTCATAGCGTTGAATATCTCTCCATCATTCCCGTTTTCGTCCTGCGTTATACTTATACTTTCCGGTATCAATAGAGGATAATTATTCAAATCCTCTACTCCTTTTGTATATTCATACGCTTTTGATACATTCATTACCGTATTCGTCCGGTCACATGTAGGCGAACTATGTCCCATCGCCCACCCCGTAGCTTCCGGTCTCAACAAGGCAAATATAAACTCGTCCAACGAATTGTATCTTATCAGTCGCAACAATTCTCCCAATATCTCGCCTTCCTTGCTTATGATGTCAAGTCTTCCACGCTTTGAATATTCTTCCAGGTAATTATAAAATAGGTATTTCATCTGTTCCTGGCTGTCCACCATGTTAGTAACAAGACCTCTGTTCTGAATAAACATCTCGAACAAAATCTGATTCGTGTCTATCTTTTTGTATTGTCTTGCATACAGAACTATCAAAGCGAATATATGGGTTATGGTTCCCCAGAATGCACGGAAATCCTCGTTCTCTTTCTTCTTTAGGAATGTAGGCAAAATTCCCCTTCCTTCCAGTTTTTCAAGTACATTTTCTGCCCACCGTATTACTTCCTTGTCGTTTTCCTCGAAAAAACGACTGAAAGGCAAATTATCATATATAGGTGTGGACTGGGGTAAAAATAATCCCCCACACGGGTTTTCTTTCTTCTGTTTTACTTCCATGTTGAACTACAATTAATTGCACGGTAAAAATACGATTAATTTTGGATATTACGAAAACAAACACGACGAAAAATACTGTAGAACCGTTCCACCACTGCAATCTCTCTCATCAAAGACCAGTCCATAACAATAGAGGCTCTAAAGGTAGGGGTGTGGGTTGATAGTGGAAGTGTGTATTCTGGATTTAAAAATAACGAAAGTTTTTATACTGGTATAAATAGAGAAACTGGAGGGTCTGATTATAGAGCTCATATCGGCAGTAGTCAAGCATTTATGATGAATATACCGTCTGATGTAAATACTTCAAATTATACGGTAAAAAAATTCTTATATTCATTTTCAAGACCTGGAATTGCTGCTCCATTTATAAATGCTTCTGTAATAACAACTTCTTCCAATGGTTCTTTTCAATATAATATCGGAACTGACTTTAGTTCAAGTGAAGTCTTAATGGCAGATTTTCTTTATCTGTCTCTTTGGGGTGAAGCTTCTTATAATTACACTTTTGTAATGTATAGTGTAACAAGATATTCATTAGCGGCTTATTATTGTCAAATAAGAATTTTAAAACAGACTGGTCAAATGCAACAATCTACATATTTTTTGCAAGAAGTTAGTTATGATGATTTGCCATACATAAAAGATATTTTAAATAATTTTTGTTACAAGAATTATTACGTTCCTTTATTGAATTATGGAGAAAACCAGGATGATAATTATATTTATATAGTAACGGGAATGGATTGTTTCAAATCTACTGATTATGTAATAAGTTATTCTATAGATTATCAGAATACACCTGGGAGTTTTTGGAGCAGAAACCGTCTTCAAATTAGTGGTAATTCGAGAGTAAGTTATGGTGCTGTAAAGAGATTCTTGTTTACACAAAGTAGTCACGAACTTTCCGTACTGGTATATGGTAAAAGAAATGATGTAAATAATAAATGCCATGCTGCTGTGTTATCGTTTAAAAGTTCAGAATGGAGTCATATAAGAAGTGGTTCAATCGCCAATAATGTTTGGTCTGTATATGACAATTTCCCGGCTGCATTTACTGACAAAATGGGTAATAATATGTGGGTTTCAAGTAATCTGAAATGGATGTTTGCTGTTTTGTATGGAACAACAGACAAACCGTATGGAAAGGGCCTCGTTACTGTAAAGAGTGCAACACCTATTATTGGGAAAACTGGCTGGTCTTCAACTACTTATTATATAGATGATGATTCAACATTGGAAATACGAAATGCAGTTGCTAATAAATACGTTCTTGATATTATTTTCAATAGCACTGACTATAAGATGATTGTATTATGTAACAGTCTGATAGGTTCTGGATTAGACCAAGATACTTATTATTCTTTTATCAGTCCAGATTATTTATATTGCTTTGTTTATAACGGAAAGAAATGGATGGAATTTTCAAAAGAGAGTGTAGGAATGAGTACGTTGTGGAATAGATATGATAATTATAAGACAATACCTGGCGGTGGAACGTCTGTCGATTACAAACCTTATTTTAATGTTATGGGTGTTACTGGTATATATGATAGTAACAGAAATATTTCTTTTGTCTATCCAGCAAAATATTCAACTTATGAACCAACAGCTTATGAATATAGTCTGACATTTGGTGATTGATTTAATAAAGAGTAACTATATACCTAAACATTCTTGATGTAAATGGTATATAGTTACTCTTTAATTAATATGAACACTTATTTATTAGTCTCCGAAAGTCAGTTTAGCGTAATAAGCTGTCGTATTTTCGTTATATGAAGGGAAGGAATAACTCATATCCCAAGAACCAAGATAATTAGGATTGACATTAAAGAATGGTTTGTATTTTGCACCAGAACTTCCAGAGGATATATATTTATTCCAGAAATTAGTAAATCCTACTGTACTATAAGGTATATTTACCCATTTTTTACCATTATACATAAATGTAAATAAATGAGTTGGATGAATACCTTCTATATATTGGTCTAATGTCTTTCCTCCTTGTGCTCCTACTGTATCGTTACAGAGAACAATCATTTTATTTTCATTCTTATTAAACTGAATTTCAAGTACATAATAATTTGCAAGTGTATTTCTTAAATCTGCTGTAGAGCTATCGTTAATGGAATAAGTAGCTATCTCATTCCAACCAATATTTACGCTAAAAAGTGAATTTGAACTTGTAACTGTATTAATACCTTTCCCTATTCCGTAATTCCCCCTTTTGCAATACATCAGTGTCTTCATATCTGTTGTTACCCAAGCATTCAAACCAAAATCATCTGTAATTGCAGAAGGAATATTATTGTAAAAAAACCAAAAATTATTTCCTTGATTATCATCTATATAATTCCATGTAGGAGCACCTCTAAATATAAATATCCCAACCATATTAATTCCTCCAGGGTTTGATGTAGCAGATGAATCTGGGCCGAAACCTAATATTATTAATATTCTATTTTTATAATCAATATGTAGTTTTTTATAAAAAAGGATTTTGAATACTTTTGAAACTGTCACCGAAGAATTTATGTCGAATTGATGACCTGCTGTACCGCTACCTATGCTCCATGAGTTAATTTTAAATCTTACCAGATTGATTGCTGAATTATATATCGGTGTAATATAACAGTTATCATATGAATATTCATTATATATAATATCTGATTCGTCTCTTGTAAAAAGTTGTGTGATAGAATTGCGTATAGAATAATTATTGCTAAAATTAAATATCCAATTATCTTCTTGGTCAAAAACCTCAATTTTGAGATAATTTAGACTTCCACGTCTTACATTAAATTCCATCCATGTTATTCTATATGCAGAAGAATTACTGAGAAAGGTTCCTACAATATTTTGAAAATCACCGTCAGAACTTTTACTGAGATACAAGCTTCCTTGCATATAATAATATCCCGACAATCTGTTACCACTAAAGTCATTAGGAAGTCCTGGAGTCAAAACCCTTGTATATGTATATGAAAAATTATATGGGTCTATTCCCAAAGAAATAATTGTTTTACCTTGCGGAACATATTGCTCTACAGAGCTGTCATTTGTATTGTAAGTCAAGACCATAGAACAAGAAGAGCTTGGATATCTTTTATTTTCTGTTACTTCTGAACTTGTTATATTGTTGTAATACACTAACCCAGTATATGAATTTTTTCTTGTAACGGCGACAGCATCTCCACCACTCCATTCATCACTCACCCACACCCCTACCTTTAGAGCCTCTATTGTTATGGACTGGTCTTTGATGAGAGAGATTGCAGTGGTGGAACGGTTCGGATAATTCCATGTTCCGGTTCCGCTCGCTCCCCATGTCGTGCTTCCTCCTGCTTCCCACCAATAATTGCCCGGCTTTATCTTCAGTACCACCTGTCCGGACGAGTTTGTAGTGCCGCTATATGTCGTGCTGCTGTTATTGCTTGACAGCTTCACTATTACACCACTTCCTACTCTTAAACCTGTACTCGCGTTGTTTACGTTTATTGTTATTGTCGCTTCCGACGGTACCAGCTTGATTGTAAAGTTAGAGGTGTTCTTGTTGGTGGTGTTCAATGTCACGTATCTTGTCGCACTTACTATGTATCTGTTTGTCAGTCCGGATACATATACAGTCGCTTGTCCGGCACTGTTCGTCGTTACAGTCTGCGTCGCACAATTCGCACCAACCGAACCACTTATTGCATTATTACCGTTAATACCATACATTTTTATTGTTGCGCCGCTTACTGCCGCATTTGTCAAACTATTTTGTACTGTCACTACAATACTCTTTATTGCAGTTGAATAAAATGCAGTCGCATCACTATTGTGTCCTATATTACTAAAATTGTAATTAGGAGTAATCGTATACGGTGTTTCTGTAGTTGTTGTTCCGGTCACAAAATAATTCGCCAATTTTGCCGTTATCGTCGTTGTTAATCCGGCTATCCATGTATAAAGTGCGTGGAAATAAACATTCGTATTGGCAGTAAGAGATACTGTTGTTGCCACTCCTCCAGTAGTAAACACGGGTTTCACAAGGTTTGCTGTTCCCCACCATCCATTCACTGCTGTAGACAATGGTATTCTTAATCTGAAATATGTCCCTACACTCTTCGTTAATCTCGTTGCATTTCTTGTGTTCGCTGATAGAGGCATTGTTATCGTTCCCGTACTTGATACCCAATAGCTCGTACCACCACCCCATGTTATGTTATAGTTCCCAGCTATCATTGGGCCGAACGTCACCTGTCCGCTACTGTTTGTCGTTCCTGTAAAATTGATTGACGATAATTGCGAATTCGTCATTGTGACCGGACATCCGTTCGCATTTCCTTTTACTGCTCCTTGATAGTAGTCCTTTATGGTGAATGTTATAGAAGAACTTGTCTCGCTCATTTTCAGATTAAGAGGGCTTGCTTGTGTAGATGATAACGTACCGGATAACGCATTGTAGTTCGTTTTCGAGAATGAGTAGCTTCTACTTATACCACTTCTGTATACAGTCCAGTTACCACTACTATCTGTCGTTCCGGTCTGTCCGAAATAGGAACATGATACACCGCTTATATTTGTCCCATAATTAGAACTCTTTATGTTGAATGTCAGACGTGCCGTCACATTCAATGTCATAGTCCACTTCTCATTTTCATTAGTCCATGTGTGACCCTGCGAAGCATTACTGTAATAACTTGCATAATTTTTCGGTGTATAGGTGTAGTTTATTCCTGCATATACAGTATTCGTTTTCTGTCCGCTCGCATTCAATGTTATTTCTCCTGCCGGGGCATTCGAGCCTGTAGGTACACTTCTGACTATCACTGCACTACCTAACGGATGGGTTGCTGTGATGTTTGGAACTTTCTCAACGACTGTCAGTGTAACCGTTCGCGTCGTTCTGTTCATCGTCACTGTATAGGGTGATGTCTGTGTGGCGATTACTGTTCCTACGTAGTTATTGAAATACTGTGCCGTGGCAGTCATTTGTCTGTCTAATCCGCTTCTATAGAAACTTCCTCCAGATGCAAGTGTTTGACCGAAATAGGTAATTGTTCCAGCAAGCGTATTGTTTGTATTGTAAATATTCGCTACCGTATTAATCACTATCTTTTGGTTGCAATTCAAGCTAATAGTTTTCGATTGTCCTGCTGCCGTATAAGTCAATGCTTGGCTTGCATTGCCGTAATAATTAGCTCTTGTCGTCGGTGTGAATGTCACTGGCGTACCTAAATAGCATACAAAAGATACATTTCCTGCCGTATCAAGCGTCAATGGACTTGTAGAAGCTGCCGGACTGAAATTCATCTTCATGGAAAAATATGTAAAGGTTCCTCCACCTGTATATGTTTCGTTTACTGTAAGGTTTACCGTAGCAGTTGAACGTGTCATTACCGCGTTGAACGGAGACGCGGTGTCTGACGTTATACTGCCTCTATAATTACCGTGATATGTCGCTGTAATATCTATATTTCTTGTTACAGAACTCCTATACAATGATACATTACCGCTATTGTCCGTTGTCCCTGTCTGATGAAAATATGATACAGTGGCACCACTCAAATTTGTTCCGCTTGGCACGTTCGATTTAACATTAATCGTTATCTTTGCCGTTACAGTCAAATCCATAGTCCATGACTGATTGGCGGCTGTATAGGTATGAGTTTGGGTCGGATTGCTGTAGAATTCCGGATGTCCTACTACCGTAAACGTCATTTCCGTACCTATATATCCATTGAATGTCACTGCACCGCTTGCATTCGTTGTAAGTGTTCCGGTCGCACTTCCTGCTGTGTATTTTATCTGTAAGTTCTGATAATAGGTTGTCTGTGCTGGCGTAATTTCTCTTACTACAAGTGTAACCGGATTCGCGGCACGTGTCATTACGATATTGAACGGAGATGTAGAATCGAACCTTATCTGACCTGTATAAGATTCAAGATTTGCAGCACTCACCGATATATTACGAGGGTCTGAACCGCTCCAGTAGAACACTGCGTTTCCGCTTGCATCCGTCGTTTTTGTCTGAGTAAAATAATTTACTGTTGCACCTTGAATGTTTTGCCCTGGTACATTATCTTTCACATTTACAGTTATCTGTTTCGCACAAGTGAGATTCATGTTCCATACTTCACCTGCCGATGTAAATGTATGGGTTTGAGTTGGATTACTATAAAATACCCTTCTATTTTCTGCAACTATTGCAAATGTAATTGGAATACCTAAATACGCCTCAAATGTGTTTGTTCCGCTCGTAATCGTTCCATTACCTGCTGCCGACGTGTAATTTAATGTAAAATTATACCTACCATCCAAAATTACACTTGCACCATCCGGTATCACTTCATATTGCTGTACTGTCACTACATGCTTGTTTCTCAACATAGTAACATTAAGCGGTGAAGCTGTAGTAGGAGCAATGGTTCCGTTTACCGTGCTGTAATCCTCCTTGTCCAAAGAATAATCCTTTTCCAATGCTGACCGGAATAATGAAGCGTTTCCGCTTGCATCTGTCGTCACTATCTGTTCGTTGTAAGTTACCGTTACTCCCTGGATATTGTTTTTCACATACACATCCTTTACATTGACCGTTATCTTTGAGGTCACATTCAAGTTGAACGGCCATATCACACCGTCTTCCGTCCATGTATAGGATTGTGTCGGATTGCTGTAAAAATTAGGATATGAATCAGTCGTGAACGTGTATTCCAGATTTTTTATCAATAACTGGTTGGTATAACCGTTCTCGTCCAAAGTAAGTTTTATCGTTCCTGCCTTGGATGTCATTGTAATGGTTTGATTTGATAAATACGCCCTTCCTGCCGTACCGTACACCTCCGAAACCTGAATACCTGCATTAATCAATTCATATTGCACTTCTACATCCAACACTGTACCACTTTCACTTTGGGGATGTGAGAACGTATCGGATGAAACCTCGCCTGCAAGAACCTCGTAGGTGTATTCTCCTACCGGAACATTCGGCATCACTATCGTTCCTTCCGTATTCGTCTCTCCCTCGAACACCATGTCCGGCAATACATTGTTTGTTATACGTACCAAAATTCCATCCGGTGGTAAAACTCCCTGTGTTGATACATGGAAAGTAACTGGATATTCCTTTGCTTCCAATTCAATATCCATTCTTGTTTCTGTTCCGGTAGGCTTGAAATTCCCAGTCTTTGTGTTGTAATGCTGCTTGCTTACACTGTAAGACATATTTACCGGAGAAATGTACATTTGCACTATTCCATCTGTATTCGTCGTTCCTGTCTGATTGACGGACATCCCACTGAATGTTACTGATGCACCGCTTAACTCGCCATATAAATTAGAGGTGATATATACTGGAATTTTCTTTGAGCATGTATATACAAGGTCTTTTGTTCTTGTGTCAGAATAATTTAACGTCGCTACGGCTCCGTTACCTTCGTAAAAAGTGACTGGCTGTATCTGGAAACGTTCTGCAATACCTGCGTACACGGTTTTTACAAAGTCTCCGTTTGCATTCGTCGTCACGTTCGCACCGGAAGATTCGCCATTCTCATTGTAATAACATGCAAGAACCATCCCGGCTTTGACCGGATTTGATGCTGTTGTGGAAATGGAAGGTATTATTTCCTTTACTGTGTAACCGACTGAAATCGTTCTTCTTACTACTGTAGTGGAAATAGTGATATTTTCCGGAAGGGTGATATTTTTCGTCTTGCTGTTAAAATTGCTGTTTCCACCTCCGTATGTGATAGTATATTCTCCAGGCGGTATGTTGAACTGTCCGTTTCCTTTAGATGTGAATACACCGTTTGCGTTTGTCGCTCCAGTAAAACTATATGCTTGTGATGGTGTGCCACCCCAGGCACTCGTAACCGTCACCGTACAATTCGCTGCCACTGATTCGTAGGGTTGCATACTTTTTAGGTTTACCGTCAATGTCATTTCTGCATACCCCATGATTATGTCTATATAATCGGCTGACAATGGAGGTGTAAACGTACCTGTCTTGTCCGTATGGTCTGCTACTGTACATTCATAGCTCATTGCAATAGGTGAGATGTACACGCTTGCCGAACCGTCACTTCCGGATGTCACTGTTTGAGGCAAAGACATTCCGGACACGGTTATTTCCGCACCTTCAAGCGGTCTTAACGTGTTCTGCTGTTTTACCCTTAATTCTACCTTCTTTGAACATGTTACCTCCATAAGTGTAGGTACACTCGCTCCGAAACCCCAATTCTTAATCAATAAACCGTCGTTCTCATAGAAACCTTTCTCTTTTATTGTCAACTGATAATCAATACCCGGCATTACTTCCGGAAATATCTTTCCTGCCGCATTCGTCGTATATTCTCGTACATTATCGTTGAACATGTTCTTTACTGAAACAACAATTCCAGCCTTAACCGGATTGAAGTTCAGAGCGGCTTTCTGTTCGGCAGTTATCTTTACTGTTACTTGGCTTACCGGAGTCGTTATCGTCACATCCACATAGAAAGTTCTCGGCTGTGCATCACGTGTCACATTCGGCTGCACTGTCAACATCGTACCTTCCAAAGAAGCTATTTCGTCATTCGATACATTGAATTTCAATTCAGCACCTCCACTTGCAAAATCGTATGGCTCGTCCTCACCACCGATTTCTGCACGTCTGAAAGTCTTTACATGTTCCATCAAATCAAACGTCACTCCTTTGTTAGGAACAACGAAGTTTTCCGGTGTATGAACTATGTAATAATAACTATCATTGGATAACGTCTCGGCTGTATTTTCACCACTGAATCTTACCGTCGTAGCATCACCGGATACACCTGGAATATTCTCTATCACATCTACTTCTGGCTCTATCTCCTTTCTTGTCATAGTGAAGGGAAGGTCTATATCCTTCAGTTTTTCGAGTGTTATCGCCTGGTTTTCTACTGCGTCATAATATCTGTGTGTCGCGTTCCAAGTATATTCCCCTGCTTCCGCTCCAAGCTGCAACACACCTATATCATTCGTGTAGCCGGAATCCACCTTAATTCCGGTTCCCTTGTTTATCAATTCGATATATACACCGGAAATAGGGGCCTTCGTTATCGCGTCCGTTGCAGTGTATGTTATTACCGTATCTCTCAATTCCAAGTAAATTGTTTCCGGTACGTCCTGGTCTTTGATAGTCACAGTTCCGGTATATCTCTTATAGTTTCTGTGCGTTACCGTATATTCATAGTCACCGTTTCCAAGTGTCACGCTTACAACACCGTTAACGTTCGTTACACGCGTCTCTCCGTTTATCTGCAATTCTGCACCCTGGATATAGTTACCGTTTTCAATGTCCCGTACAGTCAAGCGGAATGTATAGAAAGCCTGTTCCAATTCCACAATTTTAGAAACTTCCGAACCTTCAACCACTACAAAATCATTAACGGACATATAACCGGACTTGAAAGCCGTATATTCATAGGTTCCGTTCGGCAAGCTTATAATCGCTATACCTTCCTTATCGGTCAGATAAGTAGAACCATTTATCTTTATCGTCGCTCCTTCCAGAACCATGTGGGTAGCGGAATCCAGCACCGTAAACTTTATCGCATACGGAATTGCCGTCATTTCGACAAGAATACAGTTAGGGTCTTCCCCGACAATCTCAATTTCCTTTACAAGGTCTTGATAGTCTTCTTTTGCAACCCTCATTTCATATTTCCCGGTTTGCAGCCCCATGCTTGCCTGCCCTTCGTTATCCGTCTTTTCCTTTATGTCATTTATTGTGATGTTTGCTTCCGGAATGTAAATACTTCTGTTTCTGTCAATTACAGCAAAATTTACATTCATTTTTGTAAGAAACATTCTTTGAAATATGTCTACTGGCTGATTTTCGACCGTAAATACGCTTTCTATGGTCTGGAAACCCGACTTTTCAAGCTTGTATTCGTAGGTTCCCGGCTCCAGGTTAATGACTGCCTGCCCCTTATCGTCCGTTTCTGACGTGTAAACGCTTGTAGTTACAGTCACTCCCTGCAAGGGCGCTTCACCTTCATATACAGTAAACGTAACCGGATAGGGTGTTGCAATAAAATCATTTATGTTTATGTAAATAGGATTGTTCAGAACAACAAACTCCCCTGTCTTCTGTGTCCAGTTCGTTTTTGACAATATGTATGTGTATTCCCCATTTTCCAAAAGAATGTTGGCCGTACCGTTACTGTCCGTAATGATTACCTTGTTTCCTATTGTTATATATGCGCCCGGTACGGCTACATTCTTGGTATTGGTTACGGTAAATGAACACAAATATTTCTGTGACGCTATAACCGATTGAGAACCTTTATATATGTCGCTTTCTCCTGCCGGATAAAAAATATTGGACAAACTGCTGCCCGAATCATACAGAATATTCCCTTCCAAGTCTCGCATTCTGAATCCCTTGATACGCGGCAACATGTTCAAAGGCACCTCTTCGTCAAAATAGGGAAAGAAATATTCGTCCGGTACATACTTAACGCCTTCCGCAGTCTTCACCACTTCCAGCAAATCATCCCATTCTACCTTTTTGCCTGCTTCCCAGAAACGGAAATCCAGATACTTCGTCATTGCAATCTGGATATTTTTTCTTACATCCGCAATCACTGCATTAGGTGACAATTCCACACGGAAATCTACTCCTTCTTCACCACCTACATACATCCATTTTGCGTTTTCAATCACAATTCCAAGCGTATTCCCCTGCAAATCAAGTTCGGTCAGTCCGAAATAGGGTGTAGCTTTTGTAAGCAATTCTTCCAATTCATCATCCGTAAAGAAAGACCCGTTTTGGGTTACAAGGTAAATGTGTGTCTTTCCGTCCTCACCCAAACCGACATTCATTACCTTTAAAATGCGCGGGTCTAAATCCTGGAATATTTGCGTCCAGCCTTCCATAGTGTCAGTGGAAAGCTTGTTGTTGTAATTTATTATTCTGTTTCTAAATGTTTCGTCGTCCTCATAATCACGTCCACCGATAGCCGCATATTCATTCGTACACTCTATATGTGTCAACGGTCTTGGCGATACTTCCGTAATGCTGTTTGCCTCCACATTGGTAGCAGACCCAGTGATAACGCTTCTTACACTGATATATCCATATCCCGACTTATCAACCGTAAAAGGCTGGTCTACAGTAAATTGCACTCCGTTCTTTGAAATAAACTTTGTCCCTACCTCATAATGCGTGCCAGGCTCGGCAAAAACACGTACATAAGTAGAGGAGCCAAGCGCTTCTTTTCTCGGACTTACACCGAACAACGCGGCTGATTTGTCCAGATATTCGCCTGTTGCCGACTTTGGGAAAATCTGCGCCTCCACTATGGCAATATCCTTTATCGCTTTTTGCGCCACCTTTGCGGTACCATAAGCGACGCCATTAAGTACAGAACCGTCCGCAATGTTTGAAACACGGTCGGTCTTGTTTAAAAACATTTCAATCCACAAATTCTTTAAATTTGCAATCGTATTCGCTGTCTTAGTAATCATTTTTGAATATATTTAAATAGGAACATTAATAACAAAATCTTCTCTCGTTACGGTTGTGGCCTTTACCTTCATAAACACCGCGTCTTCTTTTTTTACCAAGTCCAAAAGTTCCGCACTTGCCCAGCGGTTATCCCTTTGAAACATGTTCATAAGAGCCTTAAATATCACCGGATATTGTATTGCGTTCGTTGTCTGTCCGATAAAATCGGATGGTAACCCGTAATCCTTGAATTCCGGAATACAGCCTTTCAAGGCTTCCAATATAATTTTCAACGCTTGTTCCATAGACGTACCGAATTTCTTCACCTTCAAATCGTCATTCTTAAACTCGAATTCGGTATCTATGTCTTTGCCTAACACATTCTCCCCTACAAGCGTATCTACCACATTATCCACATAATTCACACCGACATTCCGAAGGTTCACGGCAAATGTATTACTTCCCCGTCCTGCTTCATAATCTTCTTCTATGATGTATTGTGGTGTAGTTATAGAAGTCCAATCGTCCTCTGGGTCTGTCATTGCAATTTCTTCCGCAACATTCTCGAATGTTTCTCCTGTCCTTAACTGCTTGTCAAGTTGTAGGGTGTTCTGTCTTCCTATGGTTGCGCTTCTTAGCCACCTGTCAGAATTTTTTATTGTCAATATCTTTGTTTCCACTTCCGAAAAGTTGTCTAATATTTCCCACATAGAAATATCATCCAACTTATTTTCATGAAGCTGGAACATAGGCTCTACGATATTAATTTGCGCTATCATCTTATCCAACTGATAGAATGATTCTGCATTCAGTTCTCCTCCCTGGTAATAATCCACTATGTAAGCATAGTAATTGTTGCAAAAATCAACATAATTTTGGAAGAACTGTTTTATGTCATACCCGGTAATATTTTTGAACTTGGCGTATGCCGTTTCCATTACTGCGTCCATCCTTTAACCTCCTTTATTATAACAAAGCTGCAAGTGAAGCCGCCAAATCATTAACACCTTTCTGTATTGCAGCAGCCGTACAAATTTTAGTAAGTGCTGTTTTTGCTTTCTGTTCTCCTGCCACCGCTTCTATAGGGGCTATCGCTGTCATTGTAAGCGAATATTCCCATATCATATTACGCTGTAAACTTTGGTTCAGTACCAATCCAGTAGGAGGGACAGTCACTAAATAACTCTCACCCAAAGCCATATTATAGAAGTAAAGACGAAATGGCAAACCGTCCTTATCCACACCATTACTTTTTGATATGATAGCTTGTAATATTTTCGTACATCCATATCCGTTCTTGACAGACGGGTCGAACGAAGCCGACTTTAAGGAGTTCGTATTTTTTCCCGAAATATCGCTCAAACTCCATTTCCCAGCCGATAGACTATAGGCCGCTCCTGCCAGACTTGACGCACCTCCACCAAGCGACAATAGCAATTTAAATGTTCGTCCAAAATCGCCTCTTATTGTAATGTCCTGTGGTACAAAAGTAGGAGAAGATAATACCGTTACTCCTCCTGCCGTATTCCTTATATTTTCCCTCTTCGCTTCCGTCTTGCTTATCGCATTCGGGGTAATAGGGAATGTGAAAAAATCTATCGTATTGTTCTTTGAATCTGCCAGTTCAAGCGTACAGAGGTACACCTCAAAATCGTTCGGAAATTGAGATGCTAATATAGCTCTTCCAGCCGTCTCTATCAAAGACCCTGCTTTTTGTATTGCTGCCTGCGCGACGTTTGCCATAATCTTTTCTTATCGTTTTCAAAAATACGAAATAATTATCAATCCGAAAAAGTTACCGTGCTTTTTATTCCATCAAACTGCAACGGGTTGACTGCCGCTACCGCACCGACCCCGGCACCGAATCCGGCTTTACCTCCATCCATCGCCCCCGAACCTGCAAGCGCTGTTTGCCATGCGTTCTTTAGCGTCATTATCTGATTCTCTACATTATTCAATAACTGTATTAATGTATTCGCCAGTGTTAAAGGCTCCTTCGCATTGTTTATATTGACCTTCTGTCCGGTCATAAGCTTTATTAGGTTCTGCGTCAACTGTATCATTTCCGTATCGTTGTCATAGCCCAATACCACACCATTATCATCTATAGTCATATGACTTTTCCCATCGTGAAAATTAACATCCACAGTGTTAGGGTCAGCCTTTATTACGGTTGTCTTGTCCTGGGTCTTCCACGTAAAATTGGCTCCCTCCATGTTCATAGTAAAACGCCTTATCTCCTTATCCTTTTCTTTCACATCCTCGACCACATTAACGACTTCCGCAATGACTTCGTTATATCCGGTTACTTTCACTTTTTTAGAAGCCACTATCTCGGCTTCCCCCGAACTTTGTAATCTTATCTTATGTTTTTCGTTACCTCCTAATGTAACGTTGAAATTTACGGGCTTCTCTATAGAGGTAAGGTTCATGTTCCATTCCTGGTTACGTGGGTCTATCGTCATAGACATAGTTACCCCTTCCACCTGCTTTTTCATCCGTATAACATCCTCGCTCCATGCCGGAACCTCATCATTGCCTATAAAGGTGCCTATGACTGTAGGCTGGTTAAGGAAATCGCTGCTCGCTATCATTACCTGGCATCCCTTCTCACCCGGTTTTTCGGGAAACCATATATTGTTGATAGCCTCGTTGGTAATGCGTGCGTCATTGCGGAATATACCGCCTTCCATCATCACGGCTACTATATTCGTCCTAAATACCGTATCTATATACGCTTCCCTGCCTACATCCGTGGGTATCATTATATACCCCTTCATTATAGGCGGCAAATTGTTACTGCTTATTCTTGGTGCTCCTCCTGCCATTATTCAAGTCCTCCAAAAAATTTCCTGTTCAAAAAATAGTCAAACTGCTGCTTGTCAACAGTCGGGTTGTCGTAGGATGTTATCTGTCCGCTTTCCGCTTCCTTCGCCTTCTGTCTCAAACCGCTTAAATCCACCAACTTAAAGTAATCGGGTGTAAATCCGGACGCTGATTTTTCAGAAACCGAATTGTCGTTTCTTTTTACCGCTTCCATCAGATTTCCTTTAAGTATAGGTACATAAAATCCTCTTTCCACCTGTAAAACAGTACGCCTATCTACCCCGTCACGGTTAAATGATATGGTGTTGGTTACATTCGTCACATAGAAAAACTCGTTCGTACTTTGGTTCAACACGAATGTTCCCACTTTTATACGCCTGTCCCCGTTTATCTCTATCGTTCCGCACCGGGTAAAAGGTACATACATGTTGCTTTCTACAAGGTATATCAAGTCATTCAACATTGTTGCTTGGTAAGTAGAAAATATCTTCTGGTTTTCCGCTCCATTCTGTATCATGCGAATACAGTACATATCCACGAAATCCATTTTCCTGTTGCCCCATCGTTCCACATATTCTTCCAGGTACACAATAGGAACGAAAGCCAATCCCGGCTTGTCACGTCCACCTACCTGTGCATTCTGTGCGTGTAACTGGAACCAAGTATAAACGCGTGGGTCGTAGCTCAGATTATACGATATTACATTATCCGGTGTTATCGTAATATAGTTTTCAGACTTGAAGGCATCTTTTATCGCCTTCTCCGTAAACGGTGGCTGTCTTACAATGACATCAATCGTGTTTATATAGGTGTCAAAGAAAAATTCTGTCAAAGGATATTGACAAATACGCTCCATGTACTGCATCAGTGTTCCGTTCGGGTTCCCCAGCCCCGTATCTGTCACAATCCTTTCCATTATATCCCCGGACACCTGTAGCTTGACAATCTGCCATACCCCCCTTACCTTCAAATCCTGCTGCCCCGGAATGCTGTATGCCGTTATCCGCTTGTCGCCCCATGAAGAAAACACTTCATCGCTGCAAACTCCGATAGAAGACATTATGTTTATAATAAACCAAATGCATTCATTTATTGTTTTGTATCCCAAATTCCATACAAACTGATACTCACCACCGAACACATTACGTCCGTTCCATACGCCACCCGTTTTCCTTAACAGCCAGTTCTGTATAGTATCATTGACATTTTCCAGCGGTATGAAGTAGCTTCCGTCCTCCACAAACATTTTTGCAATGTCGCGACCGCTTATGACAGTGCTCTTTGAATTGTCTTCCGAAGAATAGGTCTCCATTACGCTGTCTACAAAACCTATCATATCCCAAACATTATAGTTCGGCCCGTTATTGGCAAGCTTGTTCAACGGTACAAACAAATCGTTGGCATTTTCACTGTCCGAACTTCCTTCCAGTCTCAGCCGCTCAAACCGGATAAACACTATGTCGTTTATCTGTACCACTTTTTCAAGATAGGATTTATAATCATATCCTTTAGGGGTTACAACTGGGAATATATCATAATATCCTGCACCGTACACGTTCGACATATTGGCATCCTTGAAGGGTGTTATGTTAATCGAAAACGTGCCGTTCTTGAATCCTTTGTCGGTAGAACATGTATTGACGAACTGGCTTACATCCACAACCTTGTTTATAGCCTTACAGTATATCCACACCTTAATGTTTATAGGTTGTACTTTTGTCCTTACCGACATTTCCTCGTCCAGTGCAACCACATTGTCAGCTACATATCCTTCCTTATCCTGTAGAAGCTTTGTCAAATTTTCAGACCAATAAGCCGAAAAATCGCGTTGCTTCATGAACATATCGCTCTTTGACGCTTTTTGTATGAGCAAAGGAGAATCCTTTATAGGGAAGGAAAGCGGAGTATTCGGCTTGATATACGGCAAATTCTTGTTTGAATACTCGTTCTTGTACTTCTCTTTCTCCCAATCGTCGTATGTGGCCCAAATGGCGTCCAGGTTTGAAATTTTGGAAATCTCGTTTACCACATCCATAAATTCCGGAACCGATAATTTCTTTGCTTCCGGTGTATCTGGTCCCAATCCCTTTTGCCAATCGTCTATAAACGTTTGGGGTTCTACATTGTACTTATAGCTCTGTATGTTAAATATATTTACTTTCATCGTTCTTGCTGTATCACTTTATTTGCTTCCGACACACCGTTAACTCTTTCTCTTGCCCACTCGTCTAAAGCGCGTTTAAACCATTGAGAAATAGCTCGTCCGGCATCCACTCCTCCGCTTACTGTACTCATATTGACTAAACCGCTTCCTCCTGTGGCAGATTGCTGAATTATCTTCTCTTTCGGAACCTCCAACTCCATATCAGCAACCTTTTTACCTCTGTCGTTTATTTCTCTCACCAAATCTCTAATCTCCCCTAAAATATTGGCTCCTTCCGACATCTGGCGGTTCATATCACTTGCCAAAATAGTTTCCCCTGTGCCTACAGTCCTTCGTGCTGCGTCCCTATCATAAGCTTCTGTAGGAGTTTCCCTAATCCTTTGGCTTGCTTGTTTATACAAGTCAAACAGATTGCTCACAAGCTTAGATGGGTCACTATCCTTTTGTATCGTGGAATTGATGTCATTCCAAGACAAATTAGGGAATATTTCGGACATTGCCAAACGTAACTGTTCAGAACCTCCCCCGGTACGTTCTACAACCCTATTCAAGAAGTTTTCCATAACTTCGGGGTCTGCCGCTCCTGCACGTATCTTTTCCAGTTCTTCCTGGATTTCCGAATAGGATGTTTTGTCCGGCATAACTTCCTGGATAGACCGTACAAGCATTGCATTCGTCACCTCATCTTTTGATATTCCTTGTCCGGTGAATGCTTGCTGTACCCTTTCAAGTTGTCTTCCCTGCAATCCGGTTGCCTGGCGTATTCCGCTAAACATCGCTGCAAGCTCCTTTGCGTCAAACTCACCTCGCTTTGAAAGAATTTGGTCGGACTGTGTAACGAAAGTATCTAAACTTTCTTCCATTGTAGAGGCTATCTGTTCAAACGGAATGCCTAAATTTTTCATTGCCTGCTCGAACTCTCTGATAATTGCAGAAGCCCCGGTACCCGAATCCTGGTCTCCGAACCTCATTGCACCCTGCAAACGGTTGACCGCATTAGGCGACAATCCGAACAATCTTTCAGCAGCCATAACAGATTGCGTTTCCCTTACTGCATACGGGTCGTATTCATTGCCACCGACAAAACGTCCTCCTCCTGCACGTATCAATTCGGCACGTCTTCCAAGGTATGAAGCATAATCCATACCAAGCGATTCAGCCGCATAACTTCCTTCCCTTCCAGCTTGTCTGAAAGCTTCCCCGGCTGATACACCCATAACCTGTGCATACGGGATAACGCGTCTTTCACCTTCCGCATATTTCCCGAAAGTTGCCATCATCTTTTCTGCTGCAAGCTGTGCTGGCAATTCTATGCTTTTCGCTATCGTATCACCAATTAGAGGAATCCATCTAAAAGCATCTGCCTGGTTAGCGGCTTGTAACCGTGTATAATTTGCGGCCGTTTCCACTGTTCCCTGGTATTGAGAACGTGCTTCAAATTCCTGCTGCCGGAAATATCTTTCTGACAATACGTTTTTAGCGGTATTGAATGCCGCTAAACCTCCAAGACCGCCCAATATTCCTTTTAATCCTCCTCCGAATATATTTAGTCCTCCTATTCCACCCGTGCTTCCGGTAGGTGGTACAATACCTCCAGGTGTCCCTGTTCCACCTCCGAAACCCGAACCGGAAGTGGCTTTCTGCATTTCTTCCAATATGTTTTCTGCACTGTCTTCTATAACAGATACAGAATTTGCAATAGTTTCCAGGTAACGGGTAATACTGGTTTTTTGGTTTTCCTCACCTGCCCCCTTTTCAAGTCCTCTCAAAGCGGAAATGACGTCACGTCCTATGTTATCCGTTACCGCTCCCAGTCTTGTAATGGCACGTATTATTCCCTCGTCGGAAAACTTGATTTCCGTCTGTCCGTTATCCGTTATTTCCGGTCTTCTCTGTATTCTGTCGTCTTCCCTTAACAGAGGTCTGTTTGACTGTTCAGAGACAGCGTTTAAATTACCCTTTTCCTTTATAGCGGTTGTGTTCTCCGTTATTGTCTGGGTATTCTTTTCAATATTCACGACATTTTCGGTTATATTCTCCGTATGCCGTGAATTGTCCGTTCTGTTTTCGCTGTTATCCTGGAAATTTTTAGAGTTATCGACGTTCGTAACGGATTCGTCTATGTTTTCAACATGTCTGTTTATCTCCCTTAATATTTCCTTCTGTGTTTCCTTTGTTGTCGGTTCTTCCTCCGTACCTCTTTCTATAGGGGTAACTCTTTCCCTTTGCGGTTTCCGTGTCAAGTCCCATGTCATAGAACCTGTTTCCTCGTCTATGATGGGTTCAACGTCCGGTATAGGTTCCTGGACCTTCCTTCTCCTTCTTCTTGGCACTGGTCTTTCTTCCAGTTCTTCTGTAAGCAAAGGTTCTTCTACATCCGTTTCCGGTATTGGTTCTTTCCGTCTTGGTTCCGGCTGTACGGGTTCCTCTTTTCTTCTTGGTGACACGTCCCATGTAATAGACCCGGTTTCGGGGTCTATGGTGGGTTGTTCCGGTCTTGGAAGTTCTTCTGTAGGTGGCTGTCTCCTTATCGGTCTTTCCGGCATAGGAGACGGTTTTTGTATTGTGGTTGCATCAATGGCGGCAGACTGTCTTTTAAGGTCAAGCAACAGTCTTTCAAGCTCGTTACGGTCTTCCATCAATGCAAGTTGTTCCCGTAGCTGTGAAATGCTTTTATCGGCTTCTTGTGCGCTCTGCATGGAAGCCTGGTTTATCTCGCGGTACAAAGAAACCGCTTCTTCTCTCAACTGTCTTAGCGGTGTGGTATCAGCCGCAATCCTAATCCTCTTGTCCTCTGCCATTATTCCTTATCTTTTTGGCTTTCCTCGTATTCAGCCATCCGCGCCATTTCTTCACGGAAAGCATCAATCTGACTTTGCGTTATCTCCTTGGTATCGGTTTCCTGGTCTACCATTTCGTCATAGGAATCTTTCAGCCATTCACCGATATTTGGAACATATTCAACTTTCTTTTCCTCGTCTTCCAAAGCCTGCTTGAACATCCGGTCTTCCTCGAACTCAAAAAGTTGCTGGAAGAAAGAACATTTCTTGTGTTCCTCGGACATAAAAGCAATATTATGTTTTTTCCTGTACCACCTGTCAAGCGGAAACTTGTTGTTCCATCTGACTACAAATGTCCTAAAATCTTCCTTTTTATCTCGCTCCATCATACAAAATAAATCAAAAGTAGGGGTATAATCCATAACAGACTACACCCCTACACTCCTTGAATAACTAACTTCAAACTATAGTAATCTCGCTCGAATACTCTTATCGGTTGGGGTTCATCATTTTTTCAACTTCTTTTATAAAGGGCAAAACCTCCTTGTTGTAAATATCCCTTACCTCTACATAGTCCTTGATACCAAGCTGCTTGAAAGAAGTCACCTTCATATCTGCCAGCAAATCGGGCAACATTACTGTAAGCGTCGCTTCAATATCTATCATATCCAAAGCGTCAGCCGCAGCCTGCGTTCTGTTTCCCAACAAGGTATTATAATATCCACGGCCTAAAAACTGCTTCTGAGTTTCAATCTCGTAATACTGTCCTACTGTAGGGAAGGACATTTTGTATTCATGCCCTTTAATCTTAATTATCTTATCCTCCATAATCACAAAATATTATTCGTTACAAATATACGCTATTAATCGGTTAAATCAAAACTTCACCCTAAAATATTGAGACAATGTAATTAACGCTTGTCTTTCTGCATGTTCTTCTTCTGTCAAATCCACCTTATCAAGTTCAATCAATCGGTTTGTTATCTCGTGGAACAGCTTGTTGTCGGTATACTTCAATGCTATTTTCTTAATAGTTGTAGAATCGTTAAATTCCTCGAACACCTTACATTCCTTTTTGTCTTTAAGGTCTGTCACTTCAATTTCCTCAATAGATAGAAAACATCTATATCCTAAAGCGGTCTTTACCAAATCCTTTTTCATAACATTACCCTCCTTCTTTATTTAAAAACATGGTCTATAAAAATCGTATTTCTTACCCATTCACCTTTATGTTTCACGAACATATATCCTCTAATTATTGCTGTTTCATTCATTTGGCTTGCAAAATCATATGCTGCTTGCTGGTCTTTACCAAATTCCTTGTTGATTGAACCGGAATTATTGTTGACATTGTATCTCAAACATGCCGGGACTTTCTTTCTATCAGTAATCATAGCCTTGTCCTCCCTTCATTACCAAATTAAATTTCTTGCAATAGTGCAATTGGCATACTTCTTAACCAATTCCTTTTCCATCTTTTTGAACTTTGCGTTATGCGTTGCATTACCTTCATTTGCAATGCAAATCTGATGCGCTACTTCATGGCACAAAGCATAGGCAGAACCGACATTGATTCTATTCAAGTCAATAGAAATTGATTTCGGTTTGTTAGCCACATAAGAACAACAAGCACCGCCCCTTCCAACTTTACAGAACTTCAATGCAATTGCCTTGATACCTTCACTAACACAAATGAACTTGTACAACTCTTTGAGAACCTTGATATCGTTTTCCATTTTCTTATCTTTTATCTGTTTGACTTCGTTTATCTCTTTCTCACATTGCAAAGATAAGATTATGTTATGACATACGCAACTGCTTATGTGTAAAATATGTTAAAACAATGTTTTTATAAGTCTATTGCATACCGCTTTTATAACTGGAACCACAACTGTATTCCCCAATAAATCAAATCCTTCTTTCTCTGATACATCAAACTGATAATCTTCTGGATATCCAAAGAGTCTTAACCCTTCTCTAAGAGATAACTTTCTTAAACCCTTTCCATCTATTACTACCAGTTTCTGCATATCCATAGCGACCAGAGTAGGAGCTATGGAAGATGGGTTTAATATCTTGTTTATCTCAAAGCTAAGATTTCCTGTCACTATATTATAACCTTTCTCTTTTGTCGTATCGTATTCTCTTTTAATGATATTATTAATCGTAACTTTCTTTTTAGGATGTTCATATACCAAATACCCCTTCTTTACTAATCCGTCCAACATTTTATCCAAATTAGTATTATTGTAAAAAGTGGTTATCATTTCTTTGGTAAGTGGCATTCCATCCATCCAATCTATACCCCATAAGTAAGACCATTTTTTCATTCTTCTTTTTACAAGAATCAAATTAAGTAATTCTTTTTCTTCTTTCGTTGTTTCTCCTTTCAAATCAATATCCCAACTATGTATATTGTTTTCCCCACCTCTTTTATCTTTAATTGATTTACCATAAAGTTCTGAAACATCATATTTTAATAACAATAAATCAATAAATTTACTTTTAATTGTTGGTTTTCCTTTATCCAACACATCACATAAATTGCACTCTAAAACTGGAAAGTTATTTAAATCTATTTCTTCTTTAAAACTCCCAACTATATAAATCCTTTTTCTTTCTTGTGGTACACCAAAATATTTTGAGTTTAATACACGAAAATTCACTCTATACCCTATAGCTTTTAAATGTTCCATGATAATTTTAAAAGTCCTGCCGTTATCATGGTTCAATAATCCATCCACATTCTCTAAAATGAATCCTTTGGGTTTCTTTACTATCAGAATACGCTCTATATCAAAGAAAAGATTACCTCTAATGTCAGCAAACCCCAATCTATTCCCAGCAACACTAAAGGCTTGACAAGGAAAACCAGCACATAATACATCAAAATCGGGAATAGTGGCTGCATCCACTTTAGTAATATCCCCCACTATTTCTTCATTAGGATAATTCTGTTTCAACACCTTTAAAGCATGTGTTTTTATTTCAGAAGTAAATACACAAATAGGGGTATAACCAGCTTCAATAGCGGCCAGTTCTAATCCTTTACGGATTCCTCCAATCCCTGCGAATAAATCTATAAAACGTAAAACCATATTCTATATCAAATCTACACTTACTTGTACTTCTTTGTCATCTTCACGTAAACTATTGATTGCCAGGAAGTTAGCCATTACCACATCATCGTGTCCACTTGCTGCCTCCAGTTTCCCATTATCACTTCTGAACGTAATAGAGGAAAATTCACCGAACATCAAGTCAACCGCCTGCCTCGTTTCTCCCATCGCATAAGGGCATTTTATCTGACCTCTTTCAAACATTGCGGATAAAGAAGGTAATCCGGTATATAAGTCTTTCTTGTTTCCTTCCGTTGTGGTGAATGGTTCTATGTTCTTAAGTCCTCTTTCCTTTGCCAGCCCGGATAGTATAGACTGGAAACCGTTAGCCTCACACCGTATCTTATTAGGGTGGAAAAGCCTGTCAAGCTGTACAATCTTATCCACCTGTTCGTTATGCGACATACCGCGTTTCCGGTAATAATACAACAGATAGTAGTTATCCATCGCATCTTTTCCCCATACCGAATACACCGTATAATCCGCTCCGATATTACCGGAAACCGCAAAATCCACACCTATATGTACTCTTGTAAGCTTGAAGGGGAAATCATCTATACTTGACGCAAAACGTATCGTTTCCATCCCTATAATACTCCGCATCAGATATTCATACGGAAATATCGTTGACGTGTCACTGATAGGAACCACCAAGTATTCACGATTAAATACAATCGTTCCAAGCTCCTCTTTTTTATCCAATATCTGTTCAAACGTGTATCTGTCCGGTGCAAGCGGTCTACCATCTGGAAACAATATCGGATATTCAAAGCAATAGAAACGCTTGTCTGCCTTCAATACTTGGTACAATTCGTTCGGTGCGGAAGAATAGGGTGTGCCAGTCACAAGGAAATAACCGTACGGTTCCACAATCGGCTCTATTGTACCCTTCAAAAGTTCTTTCAGTTTCTCTCTTTGTTCGTCCGAATATAAAGAGCTTTCGTCCGGCATATCGTCACACAAGCAAGCTCCTACATGCAAACCACGAATCATTGAATCCTTACCGCGTACATGAAGCGTACTCCCCGTTTCCGTCTTTATGGCTGTTTCTCCGATTGAAGCCTTGTTGTAGGGATTAAGTTTTTCCTTTATCAAGTCGTTTGCTTCTATCTCTTCCGTTACTTTCGCTATCTGCACTTTTGCCAGGGTGAAAGTATTAGTGATATAGCACGTCTCTTTCCGGTTGGCATTATCTGTCGTATCCTGTCTGTAGGCGGTCGGTCTTGTGTACGACCATAAACGCCACAGAATGAAGGCATAAGACCATTGAAAACTGTTATGCACAACCGTTCCGTCCTCCAATAAAAACTTATGGTCTCCATCACATGCAAAACCGTAATATTCACCTTCTCCAATAAGTTCAATTTTCAATGAAGAATAATCAAATTCTGGCTCTTTTCCTCCTATGTCCTTGACTTTATATCCAAGAAACAACTTTCTTATGTCTTTTTGTTGTCTATATACAGCATCTACCTCTACGTCGATAAAGTAACCGTTGTAATAGCAACAAAGCAAATGTCCTTCATTCACTTCATAAGTCATTCCTTTGGACTGCTGCACTCTATACATAGGTGCAACACCTTTATGTAATTGTAGCACTGTACGCGGTGTCGAATCGACACCCATCACTTTATCACCAACTTCTATATCTTGAATCTTCTTCAAAGACCCATCATGCATTACAACCAATGTATCAGCACTCATGCACTTGCCACTCGCGCGCGCGCATAGATAACAGCTCCACGGGTATAATTGCGTGAGATTGCCCCACTCTATATTACGCCACCCTAACCGGAATTTAGGCAGCATGGTTGCTATAAAATAATTGAGGGACAATATTTTAAGCGTATTGTCCATAGAGGCTTTCACGTTATCCACATAAGAAAGACTTTCTGAATCTAACGTCCGTCCCAGATACAGCGCCTTTTCCGACTGATGAACCATTTCCCTTAGCATGGTATCAACGTCGTTTCCATATCCTTCAAGTAACTGGTTAAGCGCCTTTTCCGGCAGTCTCTCTATGATATTGTCTACTGCATTGTACAGATATGTAAGCTGGTTGTTTGTAAGTATTCCTTTTCCGTCACCTGTCAACATAATTGAAAGTCCTCTCTATATCTCCTCTCTTTCTTCTGCACCGTTTCCACACCTTCACCCCTTAACTTCTTCACGTAGGAGATAAACAGCATTGCATTCGCATCCACATCATGTTGTGCCCTGTGCGCTTCCACAAGGTCTATGCCTGCATTCTGGCAGCATGTACCCAGCTTGTAGTCCATCTGTTCCAAAGACGCCATGTGTGCAAACTGCATCGTGTCTATGTAGTATTTTACGTAATTGTCTATATCGTCCTTCATATAGGCAAAGAAGTTTCTAAGAAACGGGTTATCGAACCCTACTATATTGTGTCCTGCAAGGGTACACATCTGGCGCGGATTCTTGTATTTGGTAAACCATTTCTTGCATGTACTGTATATCTCTTTCAATGGTACCGCATTCTCTTCCTGGACCTCTCTTGTTATGCCATGTACTGCCGTTGCTTCTTCCGAATATCCTGCAAGACCTTCCTTGTAGTCATACGGAAATATCATTTCCACACGGTCTATTATTTCCAACTTTTTCATGTCTATACACGACATAGCCATTTCAACCAAAGGAATATCCAAAAAAGCCTGCTTCTCCTTACTTGGCAATCCTCCGGTTTCAAAGTCATAGACAATCACGAAATTACTACTTGTTTTCATGTAAATAAATTTTACTCTTCCTCCACTACCGGGTTATTATCGTTTTCCAATACATTGTACATCTTGATTGTGCAATGCTTTTTAGGGGTTACCACAATCTCGTTTCCTCCCAGATATTCGGGTAGATGTCCTCTCATTATATATGCCTGCACATCATTACGGGTAAACCGTTTCCCGTTCTGCTTCCGGAAATTATCATTCATCCAGATAAGCAATCCTTTTGCGTTTACGTCTTCTATCAAAAATTTTCCCATACTCTTTATTTTATTGTCAACAATCTCTCAAAATCCTTATCCCGGTCTTCCTCATTCTTGTACACAACCCATAGATTCTTTATAGGGTTGTCCTTGAATGATGCACTTTCGTCTGCTAGCTTGTTTATCACTATAGCCGGGTTTCCGTCCGAATACCAGTCTTTTTCGTATGATATGATAAAATACTTCATAAGGGCGTGTTCCCCGTCACTGAACACAAACATTCTGCCTTTTGAACGTTCCTCGTATTCCTTCCAGGAATCAACTTCTTTCTGAAATATTTCCGCTTTCTCGCTATTAGGATTTTCCAAATAGTCTATTATCTTTTTGGATATCCTTTTCAGTCCTATAGCGTTGAACACTTCCGCACATCCTATCAATATATCAATATCTTTTCCCATGCTCTTTCTCCAAAAGTTTTTCTATCCTCTCTTCCGGTATCTGGTTCTTCAAACTCTTTCTGTCTCCGAAATCGTATATCTGATGGCATTCCATACATGCCAGAACTATGTTTTCCGGGTCACATCGCAAACCTGGGTGCGCTCCCCGGCTCAATATATGAGAGAAGAAAATAGGCTTCATTTCAAGACCCAGCCACTTTCCACAATGGAAACAATAATGGGGATTCTCCTCCCATACCTTGACAAACACTTCATTAAGCCTGTTTTCCTCTTCCTTCAATGAAGCTCGGTTCAGTTTCAATTTCTTTCTATTGTCGTAGCATTCCTTACATAACCATCGGTTACGGTCGTATATGAAATGGTTCTCCTTACAAGAAACACACGGTCTTACTTCTTCCTTCACTGTCTTGGTAATTATATACATGTTTACACTTGTATCTATTTGTTAATAAATTTCTTAACTGGGTTATACCCAAACCCTCTATAGGGTGGCATTGCTGCATCCCCCTTTACTTTTCTCATAATATTATAGGCTCCGTTTATATCTGCATTGAGTAAAATTCCGTCCTTTGTTCTGAAAAGACCTCTTTTTACTCTCTTTCCAATATAACTATCATGATGTTTTACCTCTTCTAAATCTAAAGAACTGCATTTTGACGTGTGAGATTCGTTTATTTCAACAAATCTTAGTCCTTGTCTTTCAGATTTATACCTTAACATTGATATGAAAGTTTCAAACGGAATTGAAACAAAATTCTGATTGTTTCTTTTACCCATATTTACTTCTTGTTTCCATCCGTCATTATGTCCTACTATCAATGTAGTTATGTTGTCTTTCAAGCACATGCTTACAATTTCCTTGCTTGCCTTATGCAAATAATCCTTGACCTTATTGTTTCTTTTTCTTGTAAGGTTCATTAGCCGTCTCGAATTTTCCTTTCCATTTGTTTTCTTTAATTGTGATTGAACTTTAGATTTTTTCTTGTTATAATACTGGTTGATAGACTTTAATTTCTTGCCATCTACCAAAACAGCCCTGTTACTCGTATTCGTTACAATAGAAGCAAGATTGTTAACCCCCAAATCAATAGACATATATCTATTGTTGTTTAGTAACTGTTCCTTTACTTCTGATTCATATACCAATTCTATTACATAACAATCTGCTTTCGGCACAAATCTGACTTGCTTAACTGTTCCTTCCTTGCATTTCGTTTTTAACGGTTTCAGACCTTCTTTCTTTGGAAAGTAAATATATTCTCCTTTATGTCTGAATTGCACATAAGAATAAGAAAATACATTTCTTCCTTTTGTCTTATGTTTGTATTTCGGAAATTTAGGGCATCCGGTAAATTTCTTGTTATCCCTTTTCCATGCTTTAATGGCTGAAAAATAAGATTTCAAATTCTTATCCAAAGCCATTAAAATTTGCTGGGAAGAGGAACCGCTCATAGCCCTAAAATCAACATTGTTTTCTGCAACCATCTTTTTATTAAGTTCTACAGACCTTATCCATTTCCCGGAAACAAGAAATTCTTGCTTTATGATATATAAAGCCGCATTATACAAGTTCTTGGATAAGAAACAAATCCGGTCTAAATCCTTGTACCTCTTATCATTAACTGTTATTATATGTTGTTCCATTAAATACATACCACAAATATAAATAGAATATTTTAAATTTCCTATTTATTTATATAATTTTTAGTGCAAAGTTCTATATAGTTACCCACTGTCTTTTTCATGGCACAAATATACAAATATTATTTGATAACATAAACTTTTAGTATGTCATTTTTCACAAGCCTTGTAAAATATACAATCCTTACATCTGTTTTTGTCGAATAACCATCCTCCGTACTGACTGCAAAGTATGAACCCCTTCTCCTTGTTCCAATACTTTTTCCTCAACATCTCCCTGTATCTTTCCGACAAACCTTCTTCTTCCTCCTTGAACGGGCTTATCCATCCTCTTTCTCGCTGGCGTTTATTGGCTATGAATACCTGGTATTTACCCCTCTTATTCCATTTTTCTATTGCCTTTGGTCCTATCAAGTTATAGGGGTCGAACATTATTTCTTTATATCGGCTGTTCTCTATCATTGACCCTTGAAACACCATATATTCCCATAATGCCCTATTAGAGGAAATCCCGGTCTTTTCCCAGAACTTTTCCATGAGTTCTATTTTTGACCGGGTTCTTTTAAAATTGGGAGTGTAATTGAAAAGATATTCTATTATCCTTTCAATGGCTGTTTCAATCCTCTTGTTCTCCCCACAATCTTTTTGCTGTATCATAGTTCTTTTGCATATCATTAACCGCCTTCTTTGCATAAGTCAAAGAATAGGAGTGTTCCCGTGGATATTTGCCAGACTTCAAGCCTTCGTGATATTCTTTGGCTTTCTCTAACTTGTGCTCGTAATAGTCTATACTTTCCGGCATAGATAGATTAATTACCTCCGCTTTATTGTCCCAATACCTGGCTACTCTTTCATGTTCGACAGCCTTGTCACTGAACTCAACACTTTTGCCCATATTGTTCCAGGCATCGTCAATCATTTTTCTATGTCCTCTTTCGCTGTGGTGTCCGACCTTGATAGGTTCTCCCAATGATAGAAAGTCTCTATCTTTATTCGATTTTTCGTAATACTCGTTACTCTTTTGTTCTGCCGAAGCCGCCCACATTCTGCGTCTTTCCGCTCTTTGCTTCGCCCATTCCTGGACGTTGAAACCGTCTGCACGTACTATCGAATAGTAATAGAATCCGTCCTTTTCGTATATCAGATTGAAAACAATACACTCATTTTCCTTTCCGTACTTGGTCGTTACTTCGATAACTTCCCCTTTTTCATACTTTTCTTCGCACTTTGCTAAAAATACATTCGGACAAAACTTACTGTAAACGTTCATAACTTCAAAATTTTATTTGTTTGACAATCAAAAAATTATTTGTTTATAACAGTGATAAACTCACATTTTGCTATCAGAGAAAAATCTCCGCTTTCCATATATTCTTTGTTTCTCTTTTCAATAGACTTTGCTTCTTTTTCGCTGATTTCCTTACCGTTAACAAAATACTTTTTCATAATCTTTATTTTTTAATTTGTTTGACTTATCTCTTTCTCACATTGCAAAGATAAGATTATGTTATGACATACGCAACTGCTTATGTATAAAATGTGGGTTGTTTAACATCATTTAATAGGATAATCTCTTTCTTGCATCCTATAGCAACCCTATTTACGCTATTTTAACAAACATATATTTATATTATTTACCAAAATAAAAGGGAGTTACTATGTGTAACTCCCTAAATATCAAATATTTATAAAAATCAAAATTACAATTCAAGTGTAGATATCGGTGTTAAATACAGTCCACTGATGGAATACCCGGCAATGCCAGCTTCTTGCAATGAAAAATTTTGATTATTTACAAAACACGGATTCAACATGCACAGAGTCTGTCCGGTAGGGTCTACTGCTGTCACCATCTTTGTAGTCGAATCCTGGCTCTGAATTGTCTTGCTGTAAATAGCAATGGCAAAACCAAGCTCGCCCAAAATCAAGGTGTCTACAATAGACTTGACGGAACCAAGACGGTGCATCATACCTTCCATTACTGGCTGCTTGAAGTCAATAAAGAATTGGTCTACCGTCCATGTGCATTGATACTGTACGGCCGGGACCTCCTGGTTAAGGAGTGAGCCAAGCCCTTGTACATTCGCACGGGTGATGTTTTCTGCAAATTGCAGATTACGAACAAACCCGGCTACTTGATTATCTATTTTAATATACGCTTTAGGCGCTGTAAAAACTGCCATAATCTTCTAATTTTTAGGGTTTGTTTTATCCACGAATTAAGTAACCTGTAAAGAACAACTTGGTGATTTCGTTATTTACCACAATTTTGTAAGTGGTGAAATAAGCGTCTTCCTTTCTTGTTGTCACTACGTCTTTGAACGACAGAATCAGATTGTCTTGTGCGTCCGTTGCGGTTCTTGACTGCAAGTATGCCACAGTCCAGTCCTTAACCGCTCCTGCTGTCAATGTATTGGCGTTAACACCGTTTTCCTGTCCCAGCAAATCCAATGTCGCATTTACAATCAATTCCTTATTGATTTGTGCGACGATACGCATAAACTGAATGGAATAGGACTGCCCTTTTGCATTGAACAGATTGGCGTTGTCCTGCAATGTATTCACACCCTGCAAGATATTGAACTTTCCGGTGTAGTCGTTCAATACGGTTGTTAAAATACCGTATTTCAATGCCTTCTTCTTCTCCGATTCAGTCAATGCGTGTTGCAGTCTGTCAACTCCGATTGACTTGAATGTAGGCGGTACATAAGGCGGTTTTCCACTGATACGACCCACAATCGCACACAAGTTATACATTACACCCCACCAACGGATTTTCTGCGCATCGAATGCAGATACCACACCAGCGCCACCGTGTACAAGCTGCACAAACGAGCTGTCAAACTTTTTCGCCAAATAGATTTCCTTCGAGAAATCCGCTCCCTTGTCATATCCTGCCACATAGAGAAAATGCTGGAACTTGGCTACTCCGTTCATGTGTGTAAGGTATGCACGGGTTGTTGCCGAATATGCCTTGTCTCCTACCTGGTCCAGAATGACGTTACTGTAGTCCAGACCTACAATCTGGTCCAGTACAGCGTTAAAGTCGTCCATATCGAAACTTTCTGTACCTCCTGCCGCCAAAATATAAGGCTTACCACCCAATGCCGTCGTAATGTCCCCTTCAGTAATCTCACCGTCGCCTTCCACATTAGTAGACGGGTCAAGCACGAATGCCAAAGCAAAGTTGGAATCGTTCTGTGCCCAATCCACAAGTTCCTGCATAGTGCCGAATTCCGGTGATTCAAGAACCAACTCGGGGTCACTGTTTTCCTGCGTGATGTCTCCGTAGGGTAAACCATCGCTGTATGTTCCGGTATATGTACCTCTCCAGAACTGCAAAATCCACTTGGTAGCGTCTTCTCGTCCTGCGATAAAGTTCATACCGTAACCCTTTGTTAATAACTCGTCGTTCAATAACGAACCGTTGGCTACCAAACCTTCGTCCAATGTTTTTACCGCAAACGTGCCTCCTGCTGCCGTCGCAAACGTCATTTTTGCACCTGTAGTTGTTGCTGCACGAACAAATTCAAGTTCGGAAATTCCTACTGCGTCGGGGTTTGAAGGGTCCGGTGCAAACAGAGCTTCGGCAACTCTCCACCAAAGACCTCCCTTCATGAAAGCACGAAAATCCGCGATATTGTCGAAAGTATAGATAGCGTTCTGTCCCTGCGCATTCTCGCCATTGATACCAGCACCGCCACCAAATCCGGCTGAATACTTTCCTGTATCAATAATAAGGACTTTTCCATAGTCAAGATTTCGTGCCGGGTTCATTTCCCCACTTACAATAGTGGAGTAGACACCGGGCAATGAAATCTGCCGACCGTTGAAAATAAACGTTGATGCCATATTATTTTTCTTTTATTAGTCCACGAAATTCTGCAAGAACTTCCCTATCAAATCCTTACATTCATACATTTTCGGTATAAAGGTAAACAAATTTCTGCCTCATACCAATTATTTAGTCACAATTTTATCAATGTCCGATTCTACACCGGGTAACTCATAGTCTCTTTGATAATTGTCCCCACCCCATTTATCGGCTGCTATCCCTGCATCCTCAAATGCAATCTTGTTAAGCAATTCTTCGTTTACCAGTGTTCCTACAATCTGGTCCAAAGTCAAGTCAAGCCTTACAGACTTTATGAAAATAGGAATAGGCAGTACGTTCTGGTTTGTCATTAATTCTGTTATCCTTACCTCTACCAAATCGTATTGAGTAGAAAGCCAGTTGTAGGAACCCATTATCAACGCATACAGAACTTCCGACATAATTATACTTTCCAGCATGTTGTCCGACAGACACATTATTTCAAAGTTATGGAAACGGCTGTCTCTTATCTGCCATGCTCCGCCATCATATATCTGTCCGTTCATCTTGCCTATGGAATTTGCCGTCCCTGGGTCTGCCCCCGGTTCCCTTATCACATAAGCTGGCAATCCGGTATTGTCTTTCGGGAACTCGAACAATACCCTCAAATTTCTCGGGTTCGTCATTCCCCTTAAAAACAGTTTCTTCGCCTGGTCGTAAAAGTCGAAATTCCCTTCCTTCATTCCATTAAGAAGCCTGTATAGGAAAGTATTCTGTTCGTCTCCCTGGTGCAGTCTGTAATCTTCCGGTATATAGTTCAATATTGAAACTATAAACTGCTTTACTTTTACTATCTCAATCATATCCCTTTAATTTGTTTTAATGCCTCGTCTATCGCCATTTCTGCAACATATTCTATCTGCGCCTCTTCCAAAGCCCTATCCATGAGTTTTTTGGCTGTTATACCACCATTAAACCAACTTGTAGGGTCTGACTTGTCGCTAACTCTTCTGAATGTCATATACTGACCTCTCTTTTCCTGGTCCGAACTTCGAGCCTCAACCCTTACAAGACCTTCGTATTTAGCCGACTTGTGCATATATTCCGGCACGTTCAATCCAGGTATGTCTATCTCCTTCCTGCTTCCCCTAACTTGCTGGCTTGCTGGCAAGTCGACAAACTTCAGAGGCTGACCCCCTGCATTGCGCGCCATGTCATACACATCTTTAGGCATTACGGAACTAAAGATACCGGATTCCGCTATCGCTCCCGGTGTAGCATGTCTGAATGGTATTGTGAGATACCATCCCAGACCGTCCTTCTTTATCTTTGCCTTGTCCGAACGCTGGAAACCTATCTTCTCGTCAAACGGTGTAGCTCCTTCTTCCAGCATCATAGGAAGCGGACCTGCCGCCCTTGCAGACAAAACAAACTCTACTGAAGTAGCGGAAGTCCGGTCTACTTGCATAGCGGACCGATATATACCTCTTGTCTGATGCAATTCAGAATCTACAAGTGCGTTCCATCTCCGCATATATTCCTTTACTACATCGTCAACAAGACGTGTACCAAGAAATTCCGCTTCTTGTGGTGTCAACGCAAATTCAGCAACCGTTTCTGATATGTCAACGTATAGAGGTAACATCCTTACTCCTCTGTTAAATATTTAATATCACACCCGAACTTTGCAAACAATATCTCTATAAACTCACTGTCCGTTCCAGACAGACTTTTCCGGCTCAGTGTTACTACCGTTCCTATCTTATAGGATATCACGTCGTCCAACAACTTGTTGAACCCCTTTCTTTGCGCCAATGTAACGTTAAACGTCACGTCCTTATATACATCTTTGGCGTGCAGTCCGTTTTCCCTGCAATACCTTTCCAATGCTTCTATATGCTTGTTAAGGTTATGTTTATTCATAACCCTTGCATATATTACATTCTTTCTTTGTCCTTTAGATGCAATCGCATATACCGATTCATCGTCATAATCTATCCATTGTGTAGCGGAATTATGGGTCTTTATCCTTCCTTCCTTTACATAATTGGATAATGTTGCCCGGCTTATACCCAGGACTTCCAAAACTTTCTTTGCTCTCACAATACAAAATATTTAAATTTGTACAAATCTAAACACTTTTCATCAAAAAAGCAAATTTTTACACATCTTCATTATATATCACACCGCTACCATCAAAATTAGGTTTCTCCATCGCTATAAGATGACTTCTTCTTACAATAGCTTGAACCGGAAGCTCTATCTTATTGAGTTGTCCGCTTTTCTTGTCGGTAACCCATGAAGCGCGTATCTCATGCGGCAAGTCTATAACATGGTATTCCGGGTTATGCTTGTAATATACCGACACAAAACCGTTTTCGGGCAAAGCGTCTATCTCCATGTCCAATATGATACAATAGGGGTTGACGTCGCTTACATGTCCCTTGTCCGTCTTTATGAGAGGCTTGTTTGAAGCCTCAAACAGATACATAGCCAATACTTGTACTGGCTTGTATGTAGTGAACACAAACGGCTGTCCCATATCGTCATATCTTATAGGAAGATTTTCAGAGAAATAGGATATCTCATTTCTAAAAGATATTCTATCATAATAGGAAAGATTTGCTTTATCTATGTCCCTAACCGTTACCGCCATTGTACCCAGAAGTTCCTGGCTCCATGATTTATATTTATCGGTAAAGTTAATCCCTGTTATCAGCGCCTTTGTGTGTATGGCGTTAACATAGAAATATCCCGTACCAAAACAGTTCTGACAATCCGGCAATGCAGATTCTTTCCCATGACACGGACAACGCAAAGCACGCATTATCTCCACGTCGTACCCTTTGGCTTGTATCGCCTTATCGAACTCCGATTTGAAAAATTCCGGTCTGAAATTGCTCAATCCGGAAGACGGGGACTGTAATATGTTTCTTGCTTCTGGCATTTTATTTATTTATTAAAGATTCAACTTTGTTTTTCAATAATTCATCTGTATATTCATCTTTATAAATCCATATATACCCTCCTGCCGACAACCTTCTATGATTCAAGCAATATGTTATTGCAGATAAACTATTAAACATACAAAACAAATCTTTCCTCCTTTCCCACTCTTTTATAAATTCACCTTCTTTAGAAAATTGTAATATAGACGATAAAGATTTTCTTTTTCTTATATGTTTTTGCATTTCTATAATTCTATTCACTTCTTCATCTGAATAATTATCTTTTCTTATCCAAATAAATCCATATGCCTTTCTACATTTACCACATAAGCAATCCAAAATACCGCTTCCATTCACATTCAACTCTTCGCCTATTTTTTTATATCCAACAAACCATTCTTTTATAAAATTTCCTTTCAAATCTAACTGAATAATAGAACCTTCTTTTTCTATCTTCGTATTACTCATTTTTAATTTAGATTCTTTAGAATGATGTTTACCTTTCATAAAATGCAAATGAGTTTTTCTATATTCGTCCAAACTTTTCTTTGCAATTTCTTTTAATCTCAAAGAATTTCTAAAACCTTCTTTTCCACCACTTTGTTCATTTAGCAAATCAAATCCCCAACTTTTATATAAAGATATATAATATTTTTCTAAAAAATCAGCTTCCGAAGAAAAACATTCGTCTAAAATAAACATGCTTAAAGATTCCCCTTTATTTTGTAAATCTTTAATCCATTTTACCTTCCTTTCCGGCTCATTACAATTTAAACTTTTATGTTCAGAAAATCTTCTTTTCAAATTAACCGTTTGCCCGATATATCTAATATCTGATTCTCCACCAACTAAAGCATATATATAAACCGTTCTTTCCATAATATTAAAATACAGCAAATTTTACTTCATCGTACACCAACTTCAACCTTCCTACAGTTTCTTTTATTTCTTTCAAATATTCTATTATACGTGCAGAATATCCCGAAGACGTAGCAGAAGCCGTTGTACTTATACTTTGACTTAATCCATCTATGCTTAGAGATTGTCCGGCAACACCTGCAATACCAAGAATCAAGTCACCAGCAATTCCCAAAGGTGATAAAGATGCAAGTTTTCCCAACAGATTAATCAAGTCCATAGGCATTTGGTCTACATCCCACCCGGTTATATACTGTACCCTCCAATAATCCGGTATATACTGGAAACGCTGCATACCAATCTGAGACGTTATGCCTGTCAATATTATTTCCGCATTTCCTTGTGTCGTGGAAGACCCTGTAGGAACAACACTCAGCCTTCTTTTCCCTTGTCCCATACCACTGTCATACTCGCATGACAGCCATCCTTGGGGGTATATAATCTGCTCTATCTTATTGAGCATCCCAATCATGCTTAACGGTTCCCTTACCGGATATGACGGGAACAATATAGGGAATTGCTGCCAATAGTCCTTTTGGTAATAAGTCAAAGACTGGTCGATTAACTGCTTTACAAATTTCAAATTGAACCAATTCTCAACCTCTCTTTGTGCTGATTCTATATAGGAGCGCATGGATTCGTCCGTAAATGATGCTCCCTGCCCTCCGTCAATGGTTATTCCGTATAAGTATGTCTGCCATATCTCGGCTACAGACAGCACAAGTCCGGAATTTTTCTTGTATTTTATCGTAAACGTCAATCGACCCATCTTTGTAAAGTATTTTTATTTAGACAAAATCATATCTATAATTTCCTCTTTCTTTTTGCCTTTAAGGTCTTCTTCCTTGAAAGAACCTCCGTCTTCTGTCATTGCAAGTTCTTTCAGTTCGTCAACCTTCATTTTCTTAAGAGCCGTCTTCACTTCGTCGTCCTCTTCTTCCTTAATAGAGGCTTCCTGCTTTGCTTCCGGTTCGGGGACTACTGCCTGCGTCTCCTTGTTTCCTGCTTTCAAGTCCTCGACGCATTTCTTCCATACTTCAATTTCCTTTTCTTTCTTGGAAATTTCAACCTTCTGCGCCTCGACGATATTCTTAAGACGTTTTATTTCCTCTTCATATTCCTTGTTCCCTTCTTTCACTTCCGAACGAAGTTTTTCTTCAAGGCGTGTTTTGAATTCCGGTTCCTCACCTTCCTTGTAAATATCGGGAAGTTTACGGCTTACTATTTCTTGATAGAGTTCTTCCGATACTTCCGCTCTACCGTTAACAAACTGTACCGGGCCACCATTAAGTACAATCTTATGGTTGTTATACACCCGACTTTTTAAAATTACCTTTTCCATAATACAAACTTTTTAAACAAAAAGGGAAGGAGTTCAATTACTCCCTCCCTTTCACTTTCACTTCTTAAACTTATAAATTTATATCAAGCTAATTACAAGCCTTCTTCACCAATGTTAACGATACGTACAATCTTTGCAGGCTGATACAGTACGGGGGTACCGTAGTTCAGAATTGCAAAGCGCTTGCTTGGAGATGTAACAGCGAAGTCCATCTTCATAGTATCAGCAAACTGCAAGTATTCGTTAATCTGACTATCATTGTAGTATACCAAAGCAGACTTGGTACCTGCAATAATACGGTTGCGGTCACGTACACAATTTGCAGCACCACCGTCATAACCTGTTGCCATCTGTGAAGCCGGAACCTCAAAGATAGGGAAGTATTCGGTATTTGCATTCAAAACCGCGTTCTTCTTGGTACGATATACCACAAAGCAAGTAGCAGGGAATGCACCACCTACGCCAGCGGTAAAACCAAATTCTACTGATTCAGAAGCGGCTACAGCCTTGGCGCCAGCAGATGTGATATTCAGAGGTGCGGATTCACCATAACGATTCTTTGCTGTTACCAAATAGCCATAAGAACCTGCATGGTTGCCGAAATTAGTCTTAGTATCGGCTGCGTTAACCTTAATGGCAGTACCAACAACCGGAGTAACCGGGGCCTTTGCACTTGAAGCTCCCTTTCCTGCTGTGATAGGTTTACGTTCGTCAAAGAAACGGTCGTTCTTAATGTTAATCTTACCGAACTGAGTTGTAACGTCGTTTACAGACTGTCCCATTGTTGCGCCTGTTACAGAAGCTGCAAGACCTACAATAACTCGCTTGCTTTCGTGGAACATCTTAACGTAGTTGTTGAACACAATCGGGTTAGAAATGATGCGGTCGATATAACCGTTATAAACGTTCACTACAACGTTTGCAGCGTCTTGAATCAAATTGTCATTCAACACAGAACCTTGTGCGTCGATAACTGCTGGGCTGTTGAAATAACCGTCTAACAGTTGTTCAGAAGTCTTGCCTTCTGCCGTGCCACCGTCCATTTCGTTGATACCCAACATGTGTTGACGGAAAACACCGTCGAACTGCTCGGCTACACAAGAAGAATCAGCGTCAACAAGACGTGTGTCGATAATGGTACTCAGAAGGATAGTCTTATTCTCGACTTCTTTCTGATACATGTCCATATTGCCAGCCAATTTAACCAACATTCCCGGATGTGTAACCTGTCCGGAAACACCCATGAACTTGGTTACGATTGATTTACGTCTGTATTGAGAATCGGTTTCCTGCGGAGTTTCACCTTCTGCATTGAAAATACCAACTTCCTCACCATACTTGTACAACTGGTTGTACTGGTGTACAGTGTTGTCAATCTTATGTTTAGGCATTTCCATGTAATAAACCAACTGGTTCATACGGTTGCCCAGAATCTTCAAGACTGAATCCAAGGATTCAACTTTCAAACCACCACCATTGTTGATTTCGTTGTTATACTGCATTCCGGTCTTAAGACCTGCTTCCATCGCTTTCAAGATTTCTGCCGAATCCATGCCGCCCAGTACATCGCCAGTACCGTTTTGATTGCTATAATTATACAAATCCATATTCTTTTTATTTAATAGAGTTTATTTCACGAATTTTACACCATTCTTTTCGTACATGTAACGTGCAAGATTTTCACCCACTGTTTCAGCGTCCGGATTGATAAGGTATGCAAGTGCATCACTTTCCAGTGACTTAGCGATATCTTCCGGTGCCTCTTCCAAAGACTTTTCAATAAGCTTTACGGCCATAGGTCTGTCTTTCACTACGTTAACTTCGTATTTACCTGCTTCGTCCTTTCTTTCCTCGAAAGATTTCTGAATAGCTGTCATATTGTTAAGTCCTTCTGAACGGAACATAGGAGTAACGCCAGACATTTTGTCCAATTTGTCGTTAATACCATCCACTGTTTCCTGGAACTTGTCAATAGACTTTTGGAAATTCTCCATCAAAGGTGCAAATACAGAACCCAATGATTTCATGATGTCTTCCTTGTCGGATTTCTCCACTTTTTCACCTTCTGCATCCTTATCCTTGGCGGTATTCTTTTCGTCTTCCTTCACCTTTTCTTCGTCCTTAACGGCTTCCTTTTCCAGCTTGTTGATATCCTTTTCCTCTTTGGTTTCGGATTCATGGTCTCCTGCTGCTGCTCCGTTTTCAGACTTTTCGATTTTCACGTTCGCCATAATGTACTCGTCAGAAAATCCCATAGACTTCATCAGAGATACGATAGGGTCGTTCAAATATTTTTCGTCCATCTTTATTAAACTTTTAATTGTGTACAAACTTATTTATTAACGGTTCTCAAATAGTCCTTTATAACGTTCAATCCTACATTACCGTTCAGATAATAATTATAAAGCTCTTGAAATCTTTCGTCTCTTTCCACTATGATAGGGTTAATGGTAACGTTGAAAGATTTGTCTATTTTTATATTATATCCGTCCTTCTGTAGCTCTACAAGAACGTTATTAGAACCGTTGTTAATTTCTTCTTTATTGTCCTCTACGAAATCTACTGTCTGCACGCCCTTTACTATATCGGCAAACGAATTTGCATTTACGGGCGTCATTGTCATTGCTACGTTTGTTATGAGCGCTTTTGTCACCTTTTTAGGATTGTTCTTGTCTCTTTCAAGTGCTCTTCCTTCAACGGAGAAACCCGGCTTCCGGTCTGTACCGCTTGCAAGCATTTCCAGTGCCTTGTCATAAAACGCTCTTGCTTCCGGTGATTTTTTCCACAACTGACAACGTACATAAAACTTGTTATTCTTTACATAAGCATCCAGTGGGTGCCCTATCCAGAACCTTGATTTATTGATAGGGCTTCGTGATGGCAAATGGTCTAAATTGATTAGACCGTGTTTTAAAAAGCGGTCTATTACAAATCCGTTGGGATTCATAGATTCATCCTCCGAATCTATGGAAGAATCGGACGCCAAACCTTCAAAAATCATTTTTTCATACCTTCTATCGTCCCCTACCGGGTAATCCATAGGATTGAAATCTGATTTTTCAAAGTTTGCTTCTGTGAAAAAATTAAATTTTGAATCTACTTCAAACATATTATAATAATCTGTAATCCAACGAATTGAAATAAACATGTTTCTGTAAATATCTAATAATCAATATATTACAATAACTAAAATATATTTACAGCTTTACCGATTCAAATGTATGGATTTTTATGCAAATAGCCAAAGTTTTATGCAAAAATTATTCACCCTTCGCTTTTAGATAATTATCCACAAACTCAGTATATCCTTTCCCATAGCTTCCTTTAATAAAAAGAAGGGGTGTTTACACCCCTCCCCAAAACAGTTAATGTAATTGTAAACGATATTTAGTTTGCTTGAGTGTTGCCATGAAGTCTTCTACCCACGACTTTTCCCCGGCATATTCGAGGTTATTGTCAAGCTTGGAATAGAATTCTCTTGTACGGTCTATAATGAGGTCCACCAATTCTATAGGGTCGTTAACCTCTATTTCTTCACCGTTTATCTCCCCGTCCTTGAAACGGCCGAAACCGCTTTGTCCGGCTTCCATTATCTTATCTTCATAGTCGGAAAGTTCATCTATCAAATCGTCCAGATACTTGTGCTTGGCATTGTCTTCCTCTTTCCAATGCACGTTTTTTGAACGGGTCTTAACGCCTTCCAGGAAATTAGCGAAATCGGCAAATACGGCATACATACCGTCCTCCTTCTTTGCCTTTTCCAGTACATCGGCTTTCACTTTCCCCTCTTGAATCATTTCGGAAATAACACTTTTGAATATCATCGCGTCTTCCACAGAAGAAAACTTCATAGAAACCGTCAGTCCATCTTCCGACTTCTCTATTTCCTCGCTGTTCGCTTCTTCGTTCGTAGTTTCCGTTTCCTCGTTCTTTGCTATTCCGTCACCTTCCGGGCCTTTTGGCTTGTCGTCCAAATCTTCCTTGCAAATAGCATTCGCATCGTTACAGTCCATCGTCTTTTCAACTTCCTTACTTTTCCATTCTTCCGGCAATTCGCTTTCAAGACCCAGCTCTTTAGCGCGTTTCTTAATCCATGCCTGCACCTTTTCTTTCGACATATCAGAAGCACCGGACAACTTGATAGCGTCCTTCAAATCCTGGCTGTTTCTGATAGGATATTTCCCGTTCGGCATTGCCTCGCCTTTCTTTGCAAGGTCCTTTCTTTCACTGTGTGAAAAATCGGTCTTGTTGTTCGCTTTCCGTATCTCTTTAGGATATTTCCCACACACGGACTTTACCACATCTTCCGTTACTTTTCCTTCCTGGAAAGCCTTCATCACGATTTCTACCGGGCTGGGTTTCACTTCCAAGCCCAAAATCTTCTTGATATTGTCTTTCATGTCAAAGATGAAATCGTAGTCTTCCAGTTCGGTAACTGGGTCAATCCACATACTTCCGATTTCTTCCTCACCGTCAACCACCACAAAAGCCGGGGATTCATCGTCGACGTGTCCCATGAAGTAATGGATTTCCGCATTCTTCGTTTTGGCTACACCGACCTCCATAAGAGTGTCTTCCGGAACGTCTATTCCGGTCTCCTCGAAAAGTTCTCTTTGTGCGGCTGTACGGAAATCTTCTCCTTCGTCAACATGTCCCCCAGGTATGCACCAATCGGGTGTATAGTTCATGTGTTCCCCTGCTCTCTGTAAGATAAGCAACTTACCGCCTCTGAACAAAAGCACGTCCGCATACTTGACTACCCCGGTCTTTGCCTTCATGATATCATCGTATGCGCTTTTGGAAAGCTTCTTGCTTTTCCATGCTTTCTTTGCTACATGAACCGCATATACATCCGCAATGGCTTCCGCTATATCTTCGTCTTTCTGGAAGGCGGCAATGGCCTTGAAAACCTTGTCCCTGTCTTTCTGCAATTGTGCAACCCGTGAAGTATGTTCCTTCAAGAACTCGTTGTATTTCTCTTCCGAAATCTCTCTTTCGTCCTTGTCAAGCAGGGAGAAGCTTTTCAATACCTGGCTTCTTTCGGCAAATTCGTTTGCAAGTTCTTCTGTTCTTGCTTCTATCTTTTCGGAGCGTCTCAGCAACTCCCTGTATTCAGACACCTTTTGTTCTGCTGTCTGTAAATGAAATAACTTTTTTAAATTCATAGCTACAAATTTTTCTGCTAAAATACGAATTTTGCACAATCTATCCAAAAATACAGACATTATCAATATAATAGGAAATATTTTTCTTCAATTCGGGCTTATAAAAATACCTGTTAAGTGTCTCCACCTTTTCTATCCGGTCAATCCTACCCCTCTTGTTCCCATACAGAACAATTCTGTCGGAAATGTTCAATTCCTTTACTTTTACCGGAACAAGGCAGTTCTTCTCATACGTCCATACCATTTGTTCGCCCGAAATCCTGTTAAGAACACCTTCCTTACCTGCATTAAAATAGATGTTATATACTGGTTCTTGCGGTTTCATTTCGCGTACATGCAGACCTTCCACAAGCGTATAGGAATGTCTTGTCTTCACGGCTTCATTAATCCTTATATCCTTTAGGAACTTTTCGCCTTCAAGCGTCCTTATCTCCACAAACCCGGTGTTGAATCCTCCTTCTCCCATAATCAATGCTCTGTTTTCAGAAACAAACCTTCTTTTGTTATAAGCGCATATTCCGGCCCAGCCTGTATGTTGTACAGTTTTCCTTCATACAAGGACAAACCTCTTTCCATTATCTTTATCGCTCCTGCACCCATGTGCATGTATTCCGGATTGTCATTATAGAACTTTACGTATTCCTCCACATCCCCCTGTTCTATCTCTTTATCGGGACTTCTTCGACTGCTTCCTCTGTTTACTCCGAAACAGTCTTCATCAGTCCATTCATCAAACGTCTTTTCATCAACAAGCGGTATCGTCACTTGATGCGGCATAGTGAACGCGAGATGTTTTGCGTCTTCACATACGGAGATTACTATCCCCTTTTCCAATACAACGTTTTCCATCTCCCCTTTGAAATTGGTGCACTCCACTCCCTTCTTGAATAGGTTCGTATCATTCATCATACAATAGAGTAATACATACTCGTCTTCCTTTATCTGGTCCAGACGTACCGGGACAACCTCCCAGTTGTACACATCCACCTCTTCCGTGCTTTCCTTGACACGTTCCTTTGTTACCCTTGTCTTCCGTAGGGTCAGAACCTCTACATCTCCCTTATATCCGAAAATCATACCTCAAACACTTTGTCTCCAACATATATTTTTACTTTACTTTTTCTCTCTATCTGTCTCTTGTATGGTTCTTTAGGCGGTTCAAATGAATGCGTCTCGTCATTCCAAACCATACCTTTAGGCACCTCCCTAAGGTCACAGCGGCAAAAAGGGTGAACACTATTTAACACTGGTTTCCAATCTTTAACTTTCCTCCCTATATTGTCCCCATTGCTTATAAGGTCTATAAGCTTGAATATCCTCGGTTTGCTTCCTATCCCTGCTGTGGTGTAAAACTTTATACAGTGCTGGCATGCTCCACTGAACACCTCTTTATATACAAGCGCATCCGCCCCCTGCTCCTTCATTATCTGCTGGGCTACCCCGGTCTGATAGATGTTCTGCATCTCGGTTTCCACTATACGTCCCCAATCACGGTTCCAGTCTTCCAAGGAATGCCCTATATTGCTAACAATATTCTGAACGGACTTCTTTTTCAAGACACCCTCTATCATCTCCTTCTTTATCGTTCCCAGCTCCAGTTGTCTCTGCTTCTCCACAAGGGCTTTCACCTCTTCTTCCGATACGGCATTAGACATTATCGTTTTTGCCCGTTCCCCCATCGTCTTTATATAGGAGTATGTGCGTGTTGCTGCCGCATAATACACTTCCTGTTCCAAAGATGTAAGTGCCGCCCATTGATGACGGTCTATATACTTGGTAAAATCGTCAAAATTGAGTGTAGACAATTGGGAAGGCGTCAGTTGTGCACTCAACCTTCCAAACAGATAGGATTGAAAATAGGGTGGTAACTTTTCTATCTCCCTTCTCCATTTATAGCCATACCGTCTTAACAAAGACTTGTCTTCCGGTGTCAACAGTTCATCCCCCATTACATCGGCTACAATTCTTGCAAGACGGTAGTCTATTATATCATACAGTTTTTGTATCTCTTCCGGTGAGAATATCATCTTTCAACCGTTTTAATCATTTCCTTTACAAGCTCCTTTATCATCGCGTCCGACTGTGTAGCAAACATGGTCTGTGCAAGACCTTCATAACCGCATTGTATTTTCGGATATCTGATAGGGTCTTTCACGTGTCTTTTCACTCCAATAAGACGCGATACCAAAGGGGTTCTTATACCATCAACTTTCTTTTCCGACATTCTTCTTTATCTTATAACCATCATAAAGGTCTTCGTTAAAAATAGACATATCTGGTTTCGGAAAGTAAGGATTATACGGAGCGTTTCTATGAAATTCCCTTCCTTCTGGTCCTAAAGCTGCAACCTCTTCCATAGTCCATTTCCCTCCTATACTATTATCTTCAATCTCGAACCACTCATCAGCCGTCATATCAATTCCGTACTTTTTCTTTGCCATAATTTTACTCCTTTCTTTAAGTTTCTATGCAAATATACAAAACTGTTCAGAATTGAACAAATTTATAAGTCTATTTTTTTAAGAAACCTATCAAGTTCTTTTTGATTTAACACTTTATTATCATAAATCACTCCATTATCGGAATTTCCGTCATACAATTTAACAGACTTGAACTTATCTTTCAATGGAGTTTCTATAACTTTCTTGAAAGAAGCGGACGCGCCTTTATGTCCTTTTCTCGCTATTTCTGTAGGAACATATCGTTTCGTTCTCTCAAAACGTTTCTGTATTCTGTCCAAAGCCGTATCAAAATCGGTCGCCACTCCTACCAAATGAACATCATAACCTTGTGCCTTCAAATCGTCAACAAGTTTTTCAAGTTTTGCCGGATTTCCAAAAACAGCATCTTTCACAAACGAAGATTTAGATTTTATATATTCGTTATCTATCGCCTTACCTATATCCGACACTTCCTCATGCACATAAGAAGCCGCCTTCTTCGGGTCTATCCCCTTCACTCTTTCATAATCCGGTATCATATCGCGCATATCGTCCACGTCAATAACTGGGAGCTTGTCTATAGAAGGGTCTTTCTCCTTCATCTTCTTAAGATAATACCCTTTGCCCGAACCACCACCGCCAAGCATTAAGTAAGCACGCGGTTTTGTCTCAAATAGCATTTTCTTCCGATATTCAGACTTCACTTTGTTATGCACTTTAATCTGTCTGTCTCGCTTCCAAACACCGCCTTCCTTATAAAGGTCTTCCGTTGTCTTGGTTAAGTCGGCTTTCTCTTCCTCCGTAGCCTTTCTTTTCTTGTATGGCAGCCCAACAATGCCAAGCTTCCGGTTTACCGCGTTGTTCACATATACGCCTTGTTGTGCCTTCGCAATCTCCAGAAATCCGTCATACATTTCTGGTCTTCCCAGGCTCTTTTCCAAAAGAGCCTTGTTTATATATCTTTCTAACTTTAAATCATCGAAAGTTTCCATAATTTCCTATTTGTAAAGATTTTTTAAATAATAGTCAACTGCTGGTTTCATTATAGGATTTTCGTTAAACGACTTGTATTGTGCGAACGGGTCTTCCTCGTCCTCCGGTACACCTTCCGGCTGTTGTCCTGGCTGTGAAGCTCCGAACATTTTATTCTGTTCTTCTACCTGCTTCATTCCCTGGTACACCTGGTTAAGAATGATGTCCTTTTCCGGGTCAAAGTCCCTTCCGTTATACTTCTTAAATATATCCTGCATAGAAACCATGCCGCTACTCAGTTTTTCAGAATCCAGTTTTACCTGTGCTTCTTCGTCTTCCACCTCTATTCCTGTAAATGCAAACTCATAATTTTCGTCCAGCTCGCTCACAATATACTTTGTAATGATACCCTGTAAAAATATCAATAGAGGCTTCAAACCTTTTTCACGGCTGTGCTTCAATCTTTCTCGTTGTCCGTCCTGTCCGAATATCTGCTGACTTTCCTTGAAATTAAATCCAAGTTCGGACGGGTCTATACGATATACAGAACATGTCATTATAATAAGGAATTTTATCCATTCGTTAAATTCCATATCACGATTGCTAAGTTTCTGTAAATCAACCCATTCCAAATCGATACCGTTTATAACGGGTGTGCGGTGACTGTTATAAACCCCTGCCATCGTCTGTGTCCATGCCTGCCTAAACTCTTGTAACGTACTATTTGATATGTTAGGGTTCTTTATATTGATAAACCCTTTAGGTTGTGACCCCTGGCTAAAGAAATTCGCATTATAAGAAAAGCCCCATAATATCCAGGTAATAATGTTTACCAGCGTTTCCAATTCCGACACTCCATACCCGTTTCTTCTCACATCAGACGTCTTGTTTCTGATGCCGAAACCAAGCTCCCACGGATAATACAATATCGGTTCCTTCGTTATAGGGTTATGCAGAATCATCTCTTCCCACACCATACAGTAACGCGGCAAATGTCCTTTGAATCTGTACTGCTCGAAACCTTCCCTTTGTCTGGGGTCTACGCTGTCAAGAAAACGTATCAAAGAAGCGTCCACAGCGCGGAATTTCTGCAATTCCCACATTCTGTTGCGCACCATCTCAAATGCCAACTGGTCTAATGTGAGACTGTCCGACATTATTTTACTTACAAATTCCTGCAAGCTGTCTACATTGTCCCATTTGTCCGTCCATCCTCCCTTTTCCAGGAAATCAACTATCTTTGAAATCTTTTTCTTGTCCTCATTTGTCAATTTCTCATCCCCGGTAGAAAAAAGGCTCTTCTTCTTTCTGATTGTGAAACCTTCCTTCTGCTCGTCTTCCGAAAAGTCCATAAAGTTCATTATCTGCTCCACACGTGTAGACACGATACTTTTCACTATATGAATGTCCCCCATCCGACGCAATACGGAAAAGGACAGAACCCCTTTAGAATCCTTGAATCCTCTTCCGTTACCGGATATGTCGTTAGGGTCAAAGAAAACAGACTGAATTTTTGTAGGCTGCCTGTTAATTTCTCCCAGATACAAATTAGCCTTCATTATCTCCCCTGCATCGTTTGAGTTTAACGCAGCCTGCAATTTGCTTTGGAATGCCATAGGTGCAGCCTTTTGCAGCCTGTCTATCTCTTCAATGGACAAACTCGAAAGACTTGCAACCAAATCCGGCTTTTCCGCTTTTTGTATTATCTTTCCTTTTCTCTTTCCCATCATGAATAAATTTTAAGCTCCAGCCAATTGAGTTAAATTCACAGTAGCTTCCTTACCTCCTTCTACTGCCGTAACAACTGCCGTTCCGGTACGCTGTGCGCCAGTATTTGCATCCGCCACTACAGAATATTCAGTAGAACCTTTGGTAAATCCCGTACCGCTCACTACAGTAGTGTAGTCAACCGTCATAGGTGAACCGTCATTCTTCCCATTCACTTTCTTCTGCTTCTTGCTTGAAACACTGAATATCTTTGTTTCTCCTGCTGCTGCAAATGAAAGTGTTGTCGGGTCTGTAGTCAATGTATATTCATAGGTAACTGTCGCTGCAAGCTGTGTTAACGTAACCTTTACCGTCTTGTTACTTCCAGTCTGTGTAATAGTAATAGAACCGTTATTATCTGTTTCTGCCTTATTTTCAGCCGCCACTATACTATAATTCTCTCCATTAGATGTTTCAGATGAAGTCTGGCTGAATCCAGTTCCGGTAATCTGTGCAGTCGTATCTACCTTCTCGACACCACCAGACAGTTTGCCATTGACTTTTTTCTGTCTTGTTGAAACAATTTGTAAACTCTTCGTTTCACCAAGTGCTACAAACTGTATGGTCTGTGAGTTGGCTGTAAGTACATAATCATACGTCACTGTAGCCGCATTCTGTGTAAGTGTCACTTCCGCAGTCTTTCCACCATCCTGCGAAATAGTCGCTTTTCCTGTTCTCTGTGAGCTTCCGGTATTCTCAGAAGCTTTCAAATTGTAGTTATTTCCGCTTTCCTCATAATCGAACCCTACGCCTGCCAGTTCTATATCAGTAGGATATGTTTCTGGCTGCTGTTTTACTCCATTCAGAACTTTTGTTCTTGTAGAAGTAACAGTGACAAGTTTTTCGCCTCCTGCACCGTCGAACGTTACCGCTGTCGGGTCTACTGTAAGCGCATATTCGTAGGTTACAGTAGATGCAGCCTGGTTGCATGTAATCTGCAATGTCTTTCCGCTTTCATTCTGTTTAACCGTCACTACCGCTTTTCTTGTCGTGTTGTTGGGGTTCTCGTCAACCGTTACTTGTCCTCCACCGTCAACCTTGAATCCTGCCCCAGATATTGAGAATTCCACTGGTACGCCTTCCGGATGTCCTACTGGTTTCCCGTTCTTAAAAGACTGTTTAGAAGACGTCACCACGCACATATCATCACCTCCCTTTGCAGGGAAATTGAGTGTAGGTTCTTTAGTCTCCAATACGTATTCCACAACTTCTTGCACGTCCGACAATACCGCGCCTTCTTCTCCGAATCCTTCCGGATATGAGATAAGCTTAACAAGCGCCTTAAACGCCCATTCCTTGAACTGTCCTATATTATAAGTGTGACCGGGTTCAATCACGATACCCAGTCCCTTATAATATTCCACGTCACCATAGAGGCTTTCTGTTACAAAAACCTTCATCTGACTGTCGATACCGTCAGTTACGACAATCATCTGGTGAGCATTGTCCTCTGTTGTAAACAATAACCGTAACATAACTCCTTAATTGTTTTCGGCTACGAGTTCTTCGCGCCATGTGTTGTTGTCGGTCATTACAACCACATTCAAGTCTTCCTTTGCATCCAAACCAAGGTCAGCCAGCGTAAACGCCATAGGCTTACCGGACATAACTTTAGTAGCAATGGTCTTGCGGTCTCCTCTGATTACTCCAAATCTTTCTGCGCTTTCCTGCAAATCTACGCTATTGGGGAAATAGATATCGACATCCTTCTTTGCCGGAACACTTGTCTTGATTGTAATAACGCATGCATCGTTTTCGTTCCATTCTGCCGTTACCGCAACAATTTCATTCAATCCCTGGGGGTCGATAATCAATTCCAAACCCTTTTCTTCCGCAAATGCTACAAGTTCCTCGTGCATCACGGCTTCGCCTACATTCCATTTGAAACCAAGCTTCAAAAGCTCGGCACCGCCTTCCGGGTACGTCACATTTCCTTTAGGGGTAATTCCGCGCGGTGATTCGGTGATGAACACTTTCTTCTGGTCGCAACTTCCGTCCGTTACCAATGTCACATCAATATTCTTGTCTTCGTCCAAAAATCTGTATAGTCTCATAATCTTTTCTTTTTTAATGGTTTTTATTTACATTCAAATACAATTTCCTGTTCCACGGAACCGTCAGCACCCAGTACGTAAACCTGGTAAATGCCTTTCAAGTCCACTTTCTGTACACCCAAATCCTTCTGACACTCGAAACCCAGATATTCGTTCTTCTCCTTCATTGTCAGAATCTTCTTGTCAACAGATACGGTGCCGATAGTTTCTGGAATGTTGGTGAACTCGCAGAACTTGTTGTTATGCTTAATACAAATCTGAGTACCTTCCGATACCTTTGCTTTGAAGTTCATCCATAACCAAGGAAGACCGTCTGCATATTCAGCCTGCCACGGATATTCCGTCAGATAGGATTCGGGGAGAATACTGTTATAGTCCTCCTCACTGTTGATAATTCCACTATTAGGGTCCATCTTAATAGGCAAGGAATAGGAAGGAATTGCCTCTATCTCCTGTTGCAAAGCCTCGAAATTTCCCTGTAAGCCTTGTGCAACCTGTGCCCCAGTATCACCGTCCTGTATTTGATAAAACGCTACTTTTTTCATAATCTCTAAAATTTGAATTTTAAATCATTGTACCACACGAAATTGTCACGCCAAATATTGTCTGTAGAGAAAATGGTCTGTCCCATTCTCCAAACTCCGTCTTTCATCCATTTGCCTAAGTTGTCCCAAATTCCTTTGGTAAGTACCCATACTGCCGGAATACTGAACTTCCCTCCAGAAATCCAATAGTTGCGCATATTCCATTTATCGTTGTCCAGTACCCATACCTTCTTCACCTTCGGTGGCATTGTCTGTGAAGTACCACCGCCTGCGCCTCCTCCAAAGTATGTACCGGGATTTTCCTCTGTTCCAACCCTTGAATAGGTTCCTGGCAAATAATCACCTTGTGCCATAATCATTCTCCTTTCATTTCCTTTATCGCCTTCGGTTTCTTGTCTCCGAATTCGTCGAAATCAGACAGATATTTTCTAATTCTCTGAGGTACCAAAGTAGGGCTTACCTTTGCCGCGTTCTCCACGATTGAGATTGATTCTCGTATTATAAGCGCGTTACACACCACGGCACGGAACCATGTGTATATCTCCACATTGCCGCCTTCCACCGTAAAGTTCCCCATCACATGCGAAACAATCAGAATAGCGGAATAAATGAAAAGCTTTGTGATAATCATTGAAAAGCCCTTGCTTGAAAAGTCCTTGTTCTTGATATGATATACCCAGCTTACAAGTGTGTCTATCACTATAAGAATCATTAGGTATTTCAAGAACTCCCAGTCCCGAAACACATATTTCTCAATGAAGGATGCCGTATTGGAAAAAGAGATAGGTATGCTCAACAACACGGGAAAATATAAACTCATTACGTATTCCCTTATTTTATGTAGTTTTCCCATAATCATATGCGACGGAATTTTAGGAAATTGTATATGCAATGTGTACAAGTTTACTTGGTGAGGCTTCCGGATATTTCTTTTTCAGATAGTCATATCGTTCTCTGATAACGTTCTCTGCCTCTTTAGGGTTGTGCCCCGACTTTGCGGCCGCAGCCACGAGTTTTTCAACTGTAGGGAAACCGCCTTTCTTTTCTTTCGGCTTCTCCTCCTTCGCAGTCTCCTTTGTCTTGATTCCCTGGCGACGTACCCAGCCGTTAGCGGTCTTCACATATTCTTTCCCTCCCCAGCTTTTTACGGTTCCGATAGGTTCGCCCTTCCGTGCCTTCTCTATATCGTCAGACACGCACATTCCGGCTATGCCCTTGAAAATGTTTAGAGGGGTTTCCTTGTATCGCAGCATGTCCCGGTTCTCGGACATTGATTTGAAAATTCCTTCCTTTCCCGGTATCACTTCCACTTGTGAGGGTCTTATGAACATGGGTTCTTCCTCGTAAATGTCATTCAGCACTTTAACCGTTTCCAGTGATTTCCAGTCCGCGGCCGCACACGCTTTCTCGAACTCGTCCATCTCGTTGTTTTCTGACTTGTTCAAAACATCAGTAGCAAAAGCCGCCACCTGCTTTGCGGTGAACGCTTCATAATCGTTGTCAATGAGAAATTGTTCAAATTGTGCACGTCCGAACACTTTCTCTTCTTTTCTATTATTATCCATGAATAATGCCTTTTTAAGTTATAACGAAATTGCAATTACAACGGTAAAAATAGGCATTATCAGTCAAATAACCAAACTTTTAACTTGAATAAGTAATTATATATTAAGTAATTAATACATATTGACGCTTCACCGCCCCGGCTACTGTCGACCACTCCACGTCCACAATCCCGTCTACCACGGGTAACTCTCCTATGAGGTTCTGGCTTTGCAGTCCGAACCTCTTTATGTTTATCGCTGCTAACAAATCCCTGTCATTCAACTGGTTACAATTAGGACAAGTCCATTCTCGCTGCGACAATTTCAGTTCATGATTCACATATCCGCAAGTGCACATTTTAGAACTTGGTTCGAATCTTCCGATTTTTAGGAGGTTTCTTCCGCTCCATTCGCACTTGTACTGCAATTGTCTGAAAAATTCGTTCCAGCTTGCAGACGATATATGCTTTGCAAGGTTATGATTTTTCAACATTCCATTTACATTCAAGTCTTCAATGATTATCGTTTGGTTTTCACGGACAATCCTTGACGTGACTTGATGTATAAAATTTTTACGGCAATTTGTTACTTTCTCATAAGCCTTTGCAAGTCTTATTCTTGCATTTTCTCTTCTGTTACTTCCTTTTTGCTTTCTTGAATACCTTCTTTGCAATACTTTCAATCTTTGTTCGGCTCTTTCAAGATATTTCGGATTCTCGTAGACTTGTCCGTTTGAAAGAACGGCAAAATCCTTTATCCCGACATCAATACCAACAGTTGTATCGTACTTTATATCCGGTTTTTTAGGAAACTCTTTCCCATCGTCAACAAGAACGGAAACATAATATTTCCCGGTTGCTGTCTTGGTTACCGTTACGGTTCCTATCTTTCCTTCAAAAGTCCGGTTTTTGTAGAATGGTACCCATCCAACTTTAAGAAGTTTAATTCTGTTTGATTTAAAATCTATCTTAACATTGTTTATAGCCTTGTAAGATTTTCTATTGTCTTTCTTTGACTTGAATTTCGGAAATCCTTTCTTTTCACGAAAGAACTTTGTAAAGGCGCTATCCATGTTTCGGATGGACTGTTGCAAACATTCGTTTGAAACCTCGTTCAACCAAAGCTTGTCTTCTTCCTTTTTAAGGAAAGTCAGCATCTTACACAAGTCAATACAAGACAATCGTTTCTTTTCTTGCTGGTAAGCTTCGATTCTCTTTGATAAAGCCCAGTTATAAACAAACCGGGTACATCCGAAAGACTTCTCAAAGAAAATCTTCTGGTTCTCGTTCGGTTTCAGTTTATATTTATAGGCTTTTATCATACTGCAAATATAGTTATATTAAAGTAAAAAGCAAACATTTTAGTTTAAAAGTGATGTATAGTTACCCTCGGGTATTTGTACTTCGCGCGGATAGGGTTTTCTTTTATGTATTTCCGTCTCCTGTTTTCTACCCGTTTCCTGGTCCTTTCGGCTTTCGCCAAAGCCTTCTCTATCTGTTCGCGTCGCTTCTCGTCACGTTCTTTCCGGTCGCGTATCATCTGTTCCGCGTACAGTTCTACGTCTTCGCTTTCATAGTCTCTGTATATGTAATCACTTACCGTTTCCATATTCTAATACGCTTCAAATTCGTTAGGGTCATAACCCTCATATTCCGGTGCCTCATAACAACGATATTTGCTCCATCCGTGTTCTTTTTCTTCATATTCTTCTAAATCGTCTGCATCATCATCAAAATCTTCTTCCTCGTATTTTTCTGTATAATTATTCTCTTCTTCGTAATCCTCGTCCTCCTCTTCTTCTTCAATGGCAGTATAGGTTTTCTTCTTAAATCCCATCAAAACACTATACTGCACTCCTACATTTGCATCAAAATCCTGCTTGCTTATACGTGTATATTCAGAACAAAAAATACCTTCCTTTTCTTTCTCTTCCCTTTCGTCCTGTCTGTCCCAAACAATATCCTTAAGCGTGTCTATAACCTTTCTCCTGCTATCTACAACACTTTCCCATAAACTCTTAAGCTCTTTAAGCAAAATATCCTTCCATTCCCTTCTATCGGGTAATTCTATCCTGTAGGAATGCGAATAATGAACGCGTCTAACTTTCTCTACTGGTGTATCTTTAAAACTTACTTCTCTACCAAACAACACTTTAAGCTTCTTAATCGTATTCTTTACGGTGCCTATACTGCATTTTAAATTAAAGGCTATTGTTGCCTTCTTTTCATAAAAAACCGGGTCGCAATCCTGCCATTTATAGCGATTTATCCTTAAAAACTTCTCATCGTCAAAAGTCATTCCGTGCTCTCTAAAATCTTCCAATTCTTCATCCGTAACTTGGCTTTCTTTCTTTTCGTATTCAAAACAACCTTTTCTTTTGCTGATGTAATCTAAAACCTTCTGGTTGAATTCAGTCCAGACAATCTTCTTATTTTTAGCGGCAATCTTAAAATATTCGGGTATTCTTACAATCTCTTTAAAATCAATCTTCTTAATAATCTTACAATAACTTCTATCCTTAAATTTTATGTAATCATTCAATCTCAAAAACGTAATACTTTTACGCACTTTCTGTCTGTCAAGACCTGTATATGCAGAAACAGCCTTAACCATTTCATTAGTGCTTAAATCCGGATAAATGAATGAGTAATAAGGGTCTCTGTTGAATTTATGCTCATTCAAATTCTCTACACGTGTAAACTGTGTAAGCACTTTTGAAATTGCTTCCAAAACTAATATGTATTCATTCTTAATTTTTGAAGCTTTGCGCTTCTGTGTATCTTTTTTCATTTTCTATAAAATTGCACCTCTTCTACAAAATTTTCAATTTTTACAAATATCTTGCTCAAGGATATTTTCACTTCTTCAAACACCTGCTTACAAAACAAAAAGAAAAGGGGAAAATTTAAAAAGTGGTATTTGTAGAAGTGCAATTTTACAGATAACCCCTTTTCTTTTGCGGTTCCCAGCTCTTTTCAGAACTGAGCCGCCATTTGTTTAAGCACTGCAAACATAGGGATAATTTTTTAATCCACAAAATTTTCTCGGAAAAATTTTTGCCGGGCCGCGCTTTTTCCAAAATTCCCTTCACTTTTCAGCCCTTTATAGGAGCTTCTATCACTCTTTCTTCCTCCATTTTCCCTAAACTTCGCTCTATCCTCTCCGCTTCCTCCTTTCACCTCCGTTAACACTTTGCATGTCCTTCCCCCTACACGCGCATGCACACATACACGCACACATGTTGCGCGCGCTCGCCTACGCTCGCACGCGCACGCGCGTTATATATCACCCAATATCATTAACTCCTATTATACAACAAAAGAAAGAAAAGAAAAATATTTTTTCATAGATATATTTACGGTCAAAGTTGACAAAACGCATTGTAAATCAGATAGTTACAAATAGTAATAAATATTGACAGAAATTTCCTCGAAAAAGTCTACCTTTACACGTGTTTAATCTTAAAAATTGTAAAATATGAAAGTAGTTTATGAATCGAAAATTGCGAAAATTATCATTCCGACCTTTTCCGCAATCCTAATTTTTTGCTGGTTGCTTTGCAAGAAAACGAAAGAGTATTACGACGAAGAATTCTTGAAGCACGAAGAAACCCATTCCTATCAATGGAAATCATTAATGATACCGGGAACCGTGCTTTTTAGCGGTCTTGCAGGCGTTTTCTCGTGCCCCTGGCTACTTCTCCTTATCCCGTTGACGTTCTATCTGTATTACGCCCTGGAATGGCTCGTGCGTGTAATAGGAGCCTTAATCAAATATCACCCAGGTTTCAGTGGCGGTATAAAGAAATGGATTAAGAGAATCCAGGCTATAAACCATGACTGTTACCATGCAATCGTGTTTGAACAAGAAGCGAACGCAGTAGAAAAAGGACTGGTAGATTATGGTTTTTTGTCATTCTTCAAGTATTATTAACTCGGTTGTCAATATTTAGAAAAAGAAAAGGGACGTTTCACAACGTCCCCAGTCTGTTGGGTTTCGCCAAACCCATGATTCTTACTACAAAACAAAATTGAATAATTATACAAATTTAGTGTATATTTATACTATAATTTTCTTTATGGAAACCGCGTTCCGCTTGATATTCCCAATTTTCCGGCAAACCTCATTCGTAGAAATATCCCTATAGGAAGACAGTATTTCCGAAAGTTCGGCAATCTTATCCACAATCGTATTCATTTCTTGTAACCGTTTCCATTTGACGGAAACAGAAAAATGATTTTTAATGAATTCGTCACGGGCTGCCCTCGCTTCTTCCACGGTTCGGAAATAACCGATATTGTACTTCTTCTTTTCAAGCTCTATTATAACCCGGTACGGCTTGTTCTTCGACCGTTTGTCATAATAGTAAATATATCTGTTACTTCTCGGTTTCATTCTCTGAATCCTCCTTCTTTTCGGGAACCGGAATGGCCCCCAGGCAGTGAACAAAGATGGCTGCGATAAACGGGGAAATGATAAGTGCCATAAGCATCCACACTCCGAAACTTCTGTTCATCCTTTCTGCTGTAGAACCTACCTCGGCACTCAGCATAAGATGAACGATAAAAATAATGATAGTTAAAAATACGATACCTGCATTCATAATTTAATCCTCCCTTTATTTAAGTTCATTAATGATTTTCATTGCTTGTTCTCTCAGAACCTCGTTATTATTTTCTTCTCCCATCTCCTTACTGATTAGGGATAACGTGCCGTCCAGGTTCTTCTTGTAGACGGCAATCATGCTCATGCTTTCGTCCTTTGCCGGGTCATATACGACCCGGTAGTTTCCTTTGCTTAATGTTCTCATTTTAAAATAGTGTTTATAACGTTGTTAATAGTAAATTCTTCAATCTCTTTTATATCCTTTTCATAACACATATGTTTGTTTTCGGTATATTCTACGATATTGCCGTGAAGAACGTCTGTAGGGGAAGGAAAACGCTTTATTTCAGCCACTTTCCATGTTCCGAACTTGACCGTTACATATACCTCGTATGAATCGGGGTTCTTGAAAAAATCTATATTTGCCATAGTTGTAAAGATTTTATTCGACAATTAATTTAACGCCCATTCAATGGCATGTTCGGCTGATTCTTGATTGGGATATATAATACATTCATATTCGTTTGAATGATAAAAGCAATATCCTAATTTGTTAAAATTGTCTTTTACTACTGATTCAAGGAATTTTGGACAAATTTCTTTGCTGTATTCACCATTAACTATTTGTCCTCCCATTGTTTCAATTACATAAACTTCCATAATCTTTTATCTTTTTATTTGTTTGACTTAATTAACCGCCTCCCTTAAGAAGACACTACAAATATAGGCACTTAATCAGACATACGCAACTGCTTATGTCCTTTTAACATATAATTAACATATAACTCCAAAGAAAACACCCGGAAACATTCTTTCACGAAGAGCGTAACCGGGTGTCAGTCAAACAAATATATAAAATTAGAGAAAGAAGGTTCTAAACTATGTCGGGATGAAAGTATGTCGGATAGTCCCATTCCTTGATAATCTCCTTAAGTTCTTTCCAGGGAATGAAAATAGTGTGTGATGTGATAGCCGCTTTCTTGTCGCCAGTCCAGTAGACGGAAGAAAATACTGGGTTCTCGGATTTTACGATACTTTCCGTTGTCCGTCCCCCCATATCCTCAATCAGCTTGCTATATCCGAAATAGCTGATGTTCTGTCCCAGCACAAGACAAAGGATATCACCAGTCTTGCATTTTAGGGCACGGGCAACAGACGTTCTGTCCTCACCGCTTATAATGTGGCTGTCACGAAGCAAAACAAGCTTGTTGGAATAACAAAGCCAATCTATATACATGCTTCCCCCGTCGTATGTGAATTCATTCTTTTTGCTCATATCAAGTCTTTATAATCGTCTTCCATCCTTTTTATTTCGTTTGTCAGTTCCTGGTTTAAATGGAATAGGAACTGTTTCTGGTTGTCTTCCATCTCGTCCTCATTACAGCTCATCTTCCTGGAAAGCTGGTCCAGATACCGGATGAACCGCTTTCTTTGGATAAGGTCTATATAGGAGACCGTATAAAGAAGAACATTCATTCTTTTCTGAATTCCCGTAACCGCCCCTATGCACCACAAAAGGAGAGTGATAAGGACTACCGTAAGAACAATCAAACACACAAAAATCGCTGTTATCATAGCTGCAAATATATGAAAATAAAACAAATAATTAATACTAAAGAACGTTCAAATTTTCGCCCTTGTCAATATATACGGGTCTCGAAACAAGGGAACAAGGAGAAATGACAATGTATTTTCCCGGACGTACCTTTCGCAGCGTCATTCCCCGGTATTCGATAATCTGTCCGACCCATATGTAACATTCTTTCTTAATCATTGAGAACCGATTTAACTGCAAACAACTTGGTATACGCTTCTTCCTTGGTCTGGAAATAGTTAAGGTTTTTGTACCGTAAATTGTCCGATTCGTTTTCTTCCTCTGTAGTCTTACATATCACAAAACGGTTCCAGTCGATATAGTAATAGGAATTACCAATTTTGGCACGCCAGCGAATCTTTTTAAAGCATTTTTCTTTCTCGTCATAGTATAGGTTGTTTTCAGAAAGAACTTTGTACATATGTTCTTTTTCTTCTTCTGTAGAAAATCTGAAAGATGGGATAAAATCATAGTAAGAAAATGACATTCCAGTTTTAAGAAAATATAATTCATTATTTCGTAAATAAACATGATAAAATACTTTAGAAATATCTTCTTTACATTTGCGTTCTCTATATATCATTATCGTACCGTCTTCATGTGTCAGACAGTCACCGTCTTCCAGTTTTGTAAGAGTACAATCTTCATCATGAATAGACAAGAATTTCCCGTCTTTGTCGCACAAAATCTTTTTCATAATTGTAAAATATTTTTATTAGAAAACATAATTAATCAAATCAGAAAGCCAGGACAAGAATTGTATCATTCCGAAGAATAGGAAACAAAAGGCGATTGCCCCGGTTCCGTACCAGAAACGTACCCACCATTCACGATACTTTGTCTTCAATACTTTATTACCGAAACGACCGTGAAAGAAATTTATAAGCTGCTTTTTCATAATGTAAAATTTTTAGAATTCGACAAGAATAAGACGTTTACCGCTTTCCTTCTCACTGACCCACATATGGTTGGCACCGAAATCGTAATCAAAAAGTGACTTGAATGTAACCGGATATCCAAAGGATTTCATTGCGTCTCTAACAGATTTATCTATACTTTCTTTTAGGATTTCAATCCATTTAAGGTTGAATTCCTTTTCTTCTGGGGAATTGGTTTCATTCTCCTTCTTTAGCTGTGCTATCAGCAATCATATTTCTTTTATATCCATATTATTTGTTCTATTGGTAGCCCGAAGGCTACCGGGTTAATTGATTTCGTAATGAGGCTGCTCGCCTCTGACAACTCTCTTTGCATCCGCAATGCTATCATACAGCTTTGATTCATCACCATCTATGATGGCAAATTCTTGGTGAAAGCCATCTTCAAACATTGTTATTGTGTGACCTTTGTAACTTACTTCCTTGATAACGTTCATTATCTTCATAACTCTTATCTTTTTATTTGTTCAACATTTCGAGTTGTCTTTGAAGGAGGTTAGCGCGGTTCTGTTCATTGGCTGCAAACTCCATATTCCCGATAGACTTATAGAACTCCACATTTTCAAGTGCCTCGGCAAGTGCTTGTTGTTTCTTGGAAATCATAGAGGAGATTTCGTTGTTATTACCTCTCTTCATCATCTCTTCCATTTCCGTACCTCTCACCTTGTAAAATTCTGCTTTCATAACCTTATTTCTTTTAATTTGTTTGACCTTGTTTCCTTATCACATTACAAATATAAGGAGTTATTCAGACATACGCAAGTGCTTATGTCATTTTAACATAAGATTAACATAACCTTTCTTTCAGTGACATTATATTTTTCAGAAATAGGAGAAAACGGTATATGATTATCAGACAGTTAGCCCTAACTCTGAAAATTGCGTTGTTTTTCGGTGTACAATAAAATAAGGAAAATGAAAAACCGGGAACCGGACAAAACACCCGAAATTCCCGGCATCCCGAAAACAATCAAATTACCCCTTCTTCACTTTTCCAGTCACCGGAACCGTTGATTTCGTCTTCATTCATCAAAGGATAGGGATAAACGACGTCTTCCACAACTTCTTCACTTTCCGAAATCGTCATAACCGGGGGAACAAGTAAATTGTAGATTTCTTCATGTAACAGCGCTTTCGTGCCGTCATTGCTTGTTCTTCTTGTCTTCCAGTCTTTGTCGAACTGTTTTAAGTCCTCAATAGGTATTACCAGCCATCTCATAATCAATTATATTTTAGTTTATAGTCATTAATTACTTTCTCAATTTGCAAAGGTGTGAGTTCGTCATAGAAGCCGATAAGCTTGTAAAGAGCCATGTTCGAGTAACTGCTGAGCGCATAAGTACACCCGATATAAATAGCTTTACAATCAGACTGCTCGCCATTTGTAATTGTAATTATCTGTCTCTTATTCAAAAAGTTTTCGGCTAAATCATTGGCAGTAGTTTGCTTTCCATTAATGTAGGTGAGACCTCTATTATTATACTCATATGCTATATAACCGGATTGGTTTCGTATGCTAAAGTTCGTATAACTACTATTTATTCTTTGGTCGTACATCGTAGAATCAAGTTTCATCGGTACCACCTCCATAAACAGCGTCTTGAATCCCTTTGTGACATTCTTCATCAATGCCCAATCGTCTACACTATCAAAGACAAAAGCACCGTCTGACCTGTAGCCGCTACTCTCTGTATACACTGCATTGAATATCTCTGCATCATGTCCATTACCCGACAAATCGTCTATGATGTTACGGGTAGGAGAAGAATTGTCCTTAAGTGATAAGTCGTAATAGACGTCCGGTTCCGGTATCGTGACCTTGCTTCTTTTCAGCCATTCTTCATTAAGTCTTTCCTTCTCGGTCTCGATTTCTTCTGATGTCAAAGACTTGTTATAAAGAGCAAAATAGTAAATTGCACAATTGGCAAACTCTATGCCGTTTCCTGAACAGCCTAATAATAAAGAGTCTGTATCAGTAAGAGAACCAGAAGAAATAACTTTATCTCCATTATAAGAAGTCTTAGTCTGATACACAACATCCGAAGAAGATAATTGTATGTTGGTATAATTACCAAAACTTAGTGTAAGTATTTGAGAAGTGGTTAGCCTTTCAAAATTAAACGCTCCACCTAATGTTTGATTAACCTTTCTCTTATTAGCTATGGCAGCATTACTTTTCCTTGATAAATCTATCCATTCTCTTTTGCATATAAGTGTATAATCGTCTAAAATAGGAAGTCCTGTGCATATACCGTAATCATCCACACCATCGAATACCAGTGCACCTTCATAAACCCCTTTTCCAAATCCGCTTTCTGATGTAAAGGCAAAGTTCTTGAGAGCCATCTCATTACCCATCACACCAGTAATACTACCAGGCTTGTCCGCATTGGACAACCCGGACATAAACCATGCGTCCACCATAGCCTTATTGAAGGGTGGAATAGGAGGACCAGCCTTGCCAGCCCTCCTGTCAAACAAAAGACTTGTACCAATACCAATCATAACCCTATATTGAATTGTGCAGTAGTACCGTCAACAAATACTTTATCAATAAGATAAGGCATAGGAGAACCCATATAAGCGGAAACCTCGGTCTCGGAAATGGTATATGTATCTGGACCAGTCTCACCGATAAGGTGTACTTTGACAGTACCACTCGTCAACGGAATAATAAGAAACGCCCTTTTATCATCGGGAACCAAGGTGTACTTTGACAGTACCACATCTTCGGCTGGCGTGCCGACCTCGAAAGCGCGTGAAATCGCTGTTATGCTCTCAAAACCCTTGTTATTTGCTATACTTACTTTGTTAGGATACATAATTATTTCAATTTAAATTTACAAATGATAAAAATACGAAATTTGAAAAATCGCGTCTACAGCATACTGTAGTATCGATTGCCCTATAAGGGAGAATACTTTCTGTATATAGTAAAATATATTTACGCCTTAAATAGCGTCACTTTCTTGCCGTTGCACAAGTCCATAGTGTCTACATGTAGCCAGCTAACACCGTCCTCCAGTCTGATAGGATAAGGAAGCTTGTCGGAATCGTCTATAATGATTTTCCGTGCTGCTTCTGCCTCCATTCCGGAAACCGTAATGTCAAAAGCGCGACCCAATGCGTGCGCACTCATATACGGCTTTTCAAGTATCGTCTTTTCCTTGCATAATATGCAGACATTACACCGCAAACCGCGCTGGGAATAGCTTCCTCCGTTCTTCCAGTTGTTGATAATGAAGGGCTTGCATATGATTTCTTCCCTCAATACAAGGAGCGTCTCCAGTGCTTCGGTTGTAAAAAAGCTCCATATCTGCGATTCTGAATACTTGTTATACACGTGGGGGCATACAAGTTCGGGAAGCGTGAAATACTTTCCCAGTCTTCTGATAATCTCTTTTCTTTCCATAATAATACAAAATTTGAATAAAAATAGGGGTTGCAGCCATTTAAACCGGGCTTTCACCCCCAGCCATAACAGACTTGCAACCCCTACCGCCTTAGTTAACCTTTAAATACAACTACGATACAACCTTACCAGTTAATTATCACGATAGCAAAGATAGTGTTTTTATCTCAAAAATAAGCTAAAGTTCAGAAAATAATCGTTCGCACTCTTTCAGCTCCTTCTCCATTTCTGCTTTTATGAGAGGAAAATAAGTTTTCGCCATATCCTCGTTGATATGGAAATAGGAATCGTAATGGTTCGTTATCTGTATCTCTCCCTCCATCTCAAACCTGGAAATATGCTCTATTTCCTTTTTCAGATTTTCGATTTTATTGTATAGCTTATTTGCCTTTGTTAATTTCGACTTGTCCATAACTGCTTGATAATAAAGCCCCATTTCGGGGCTTTTGTGAAAATAATAAGTATATAGAAAGATTTATTCTACAATTTCCGCGTCACTTTCCGGCTCGTATTCCTTCTTTCCTTCTTCCTGGATAGGGGCGTTCTTCCACTGGTCTATGAAGTGTTCGATTACACGTCTTCCGTCAGTCACAACCTTTTCCAGTTTCTCGTCCGGTTCCAGTAGTTCATCTGCCATTGCTGCGGCTATGTGCTTTGCCTTCATTACCTCTTCCACAAGGTTGCTTTCTATCAGTTCACCCAGGCTTTTCTTTGTAAGCAGGTTGAATGTCAGTCCTTCAATGATTTGTTTTCTCTTTGACATAGCTTGCAACATAGCATTCATACGGGGTGCGAATTGTTCGGGCTTCATGTTCTCGAAGCTCTTGTCATCAAATCCCTCGAACTTTTCTGCCGCCATGAATGCCACTTCATATTCTTTGGGTGTCATTACCACGCCTGCCTGCAAGCACTCTATGCAGAACAAAATGTACTTCACGTTGTTTCTCAAATCCTTTTCCATAATCGATTATATTTTAATATGATTGTTCCACGTTTTACAATGATACAATAACCGTTCCAGGACTGTTCCTTACGTCATATTGTCTGTTATATGCCTCTTCCCCCTTCTTTGCAAATTAACAATTATAGGTTGACGGTTTATAATCATGTTATCGGGGCTGGGCATTCCCTTCTTTATGCCAAAGGGTCTTTCCCTTCCCGGTTATTCATATCACTGCTTTATCCCTCCTTGGTTCCCTTCATCACCATTGTAACAAATGTATAACGGGTTAATAATAAAAATATGGTCTGTAGGGTATCGTGGAGGGTATTTCTCTTTTTTATTTCTCCTTGTATATCCCGGTCACTACCCCTTCTTCATCCGTTATGAATAGGGTCTTGTGTTCCTTTGATTCATACACTCTTTCTGACAATCTGGTTACCGGGTATGTGTTGCCGTTGCTGTCCTTGATGGTGTACATTATTTTGTTTCCTTTGTTGAATACGGGTTCTTTTGGCTGTTCCTTGTTCTTCTCATCGTCTTTCTTTATCCACTCGTTGCACTTATATAAGTAATAGAGGGCTTTCAAGAACACATGGAAATCTTCCTCGTCTACCATTACCATTTTCTTGTTTCCGAATCCGATTGAGAGGACCTTTCTCTGCATGTCATATTCCTTATGTAGGGGCGTTGTGAATGTGCTGGTTATGTAGAACTCCGCCTCGTTTATCAGATATTCTGCATTGCAGCTCTCCTTAATCTCAACCATCGTTTCCTTGTTTATGAATGGGTCCAGTACGTCAATCATATTAGACATCAAGTCGGCAATGAACTGTCTTGTCGAATTCTTTATATATGGTTTGTCGCACCTTTCCCCTTTTATGTATATCACATTGTCCATTTCTTCCTGGACCACTTCCATGTTTAATTCTTGTATGAACTGTATTACCGTACCCATATCGGTTCCCTTGATTATATGCGTGCATCCGTACTTCTGCTTTAGCTTGTATATGGCATTGTTCATCCTCTGTTCAAACATCTTTGTCTCTTTCCTTTCTCCTTCTTCTATCCCCCTGTAGAAATCACTGAGGAATTGTTCCACGTGGAACAATGGACTTTTTGCTGTTTGTTCTCCTATCAATATAGCAGTAATCTGTTTTGATTTAGAGACTGTTAAGTCCATTAAATCGCAAATATTGAATACTTTCTTGATACTGTTTTCTGTACAGCACACCAGAATACTGTTATCGTACTTTTTCTGGAATTCTTCTCTATCCATAATCTTTTTATTTTTAAGTTTTGTAAAATATCTGTATTGGAAATCAAAAAGATAGGGGTTACTTTGATTTTCACCCCTTCTTTCCGTGCTCTTAATAATTTGCGACCTTTTGACGGGTATTGGCTACAAAAGTCTTGTTGTTCCCGGCAAGCTTTATCGGACCCAGGTTCTCCCAGTCACCGTTTGCCCACGTCTTCATTATGCTGGAATCTATGTACTTGTCCATATTTTCCTTAATCAGTTTCTTTGCAGGTGCCAGGGAATGGAAGGTAAACATCGGGCTTGTCTTTTCGCATTCCACGTTATATTCCCACTTTTTCAATTCCTTGTTGAATCTGTCACCCTTGTACTTTATTGTTACGGGTTCACTGAAATATACTGTATAGGTCTTCATTTTGTTCTGCTTTTTAGTGGGTTATTGGTTATCTGTAATATTGTTCCCTTGCTGCTTTCGCTATCGCTTCCCCGTATTCTTCCGGACTTGCCAGGTACGGGATATTGAACAGTTCCGATACAAGTTCGAGCTTTTCCTTGTTTGTCATTCTCTTTGCTATGTCCTTTACGAGAGTTACTCCGTTCATGTCTATATATTCCTTGTATGCTTCATGGAGTTCTCCACGTTCGTCCAAATCGTCGATTATTCTTCTTGTAGGAATACATCTCATTATCTCTCTGATATACACGTGGTAGTCTTCACTTTCTTTTATCACTTTGAAGATAGGTTCAAATGAATTCATGTCTATGAAATCCATCACCTTTTCTGCGATTTTCTTTCCTTCCAATTTTACTTTAAGGTTTGCCATAATCTTTTGTTTTTATTTGTTTGACATCTTGTTTCTTATCACAACGCAAATATAAGACCTTATTTAGACATAAGCAAGTGCTTATGTGCTTTTAACATATAATTAACATATAAAAGGATATAATAAAAGCCAGCTATTTATCACAAACTGCTGGCTGTCAATTAGATATTAACTACTAATACTCAAAAAATGAACATAAAGTTTTTCGTTTGATTTTAAATCTCGTAGTCCACATCCCATGTTATCGAATCCAAAGATACGAATTTATACCCGGTTTTCTCTTCCAGGACTGATTTTATTTTCTCTACTTCCTTGTCTGTAGGAGGAACCTGCATTATTTCCACATCCATAGGCACATGTACCTGTACCGTTGTGTCCTCGTCCATTCTCATTGTTGCGATTGCTACTATCATACTATTTATTATTATAGGGTTAATTAATCATTGTATTCTTCCGGTATCGGTTCGTTCTGCATCCATTTCACGTACAGTCTTTCCATACAAATGTCAATTTCTTTTAATGCTTGTTGTTCGGTCAGACCATATTCTTTTGTAAGTCTTTCCATCATGCACTTTATAACTTCTTCAACATATATCTTTACCATAACTACTTTATTTTTAATTGTTTAAATAGGTGTACTATCTATCGCAGACCGTACACCACATGAATTTTGAAAATCATAAATTAACTAAAAGTCAAAACAAAATGTAATTATTTCTTTCCGATTTCAACACCTTTCATCTGTCGTAGGCGGTTAAGAAGCCGTTCTCTTGTCTTTGATTTGGACGGTTCCTCGATTATCTCTGCCTCGACCACTTCGGGTATCATTTCTTCCACGAATTTCTTGTTTTCCGTTTCTATTTCTTTCCAGTCATAGGACTTTATCAATGCTCCAGGAAGCATGACTTTTTCAGACCCTAATACCGGGTTGCTTGCAAAGCCGTTAAAGTCCTTGTAATAGGATGTGCAAAGCTGGTGCATCAGTATTTCGGGTCTTATTCCCGATTTTGCGGCTACCATACCCACTATTAGACTGTTTACGGGGATGTCTCGCATTACGCGGCTTATGTTCTCCTCGCCATGCAGTGTCGCGTTTATATCTATTTTTCCGTCAACTGTAAGTTTAATTTCATTACCTTTTACTTCCTTCCGTGCGGCTTCCAACAAGGCGCGTATTTCCTTTAGGATATTGAGTGCACTTCCCACGTTTCCTTTGCTCCAGAACTCTTCATATTTTAACTGTAAGTCTGTCATACAGTCATTTATGATTTCCAGTCTTCCGGCTTCCGTTGCCACCTTATAGCGGTCTGAACGCATCACGTACTTGCTTTGACGTGCTTCTATCAAGGATTTATGGTTGTTGAAGAATTTTACCAAATCTTCTTCTCCCAGCGAATAACCTTCCTTTTTCCGGATAATTTTAATAATATCCTTGGGGTTGTGCATGGAGCCGAATAAGTCCAAAAGCATAGGGGTGAGTTTGGCAAGTGCCTTTGCCTTGTCATTGTGTAAATCGAAAGCATGGAAATACTCGCTCTTTACCCTGTGGAATTTGGCAAGAAGGGGCAACATCACGTTTGTACGTATTTCTGTAGCATCATTTATTGCTTCCTGGGACGCTCCACGTTTCGCCATGATACCCTTTATGTTGACAAGCTTAAGGTCTATGACATAGGTATATCCTTCGTTCCCCTCATACTGCATGAAACGGTCGGGGTGCTCGTCAAGCTCCCTTCTTACCATCTCATAAGCTACATACTTGTCCTGCATATAGGGAGAAGCAATAAGCACGAAATCGGGCGCATCTTTTAATATGTCCTCTTTAGTATATTCTATCTTTTTTGCCATATATAGAAGTTTTATCCACAAAGGTAAGTTTTAATAGGGAAATAATCAATAGTTATTTCACCAAATCAATACCATGTACACGAAACTAAAACTTCTTCCTTTTCCTGTTCAACGAATGAAACCTCCGGTTCCACATTTTCACTGATTGTTGATTCAAACCACAGCATTTCTTCCGGTTTCGCTGTCATATCCGGTTCCGCAAATTTTTCTCTGTCCATCGTAATACATTTCTATTTCGTTTTCTGCTAATGTAAGTTCCCACGGCTGTAACAACAAGTCCATTTTCATAACTTTGCATTGAGGCATCCATACCCTGTCATTGTTGTACTTGACATTCTGGACTGCGTGCACATCCACTTCGACCAAATAGCGGTTCTCCTTTCCGATAACAACGGGTTCAAAATTGACCGCATAGCATGCCATCTTATGCACAAAATCTTTTTTGTCCTTGTATTCCAAGACAAAATTGCATATAAACCCGTCGTTGCTATCGTTATAAGTCTTCGTAACCTTCTTTTGATAGAGGTAAGCGATT